TCAAGAAAAATATCCCAGAGCGTCGGAAAAGCTTCAGGGCACGTCATAATTGTGACAATCCCGGTCCAAAATTTAAAAGTAGATACTGGGCATGTCGGAGCTGGTGATATATGAGAAAATGTCGCAAGTGCAAAATAAATGAAGTTATAGAAACTAGAAAATTCTGCAGTGACTGCAAAATACAATCAAAAAATTGTATATGTGGTAAAGCATTTAAGTCTAAAAAACATAACTATTGTCCTAGATGTAGAACATCTAAAGGTGACAATGAGAAATGCTATGTTTGCGATGAATTCAGATTTATTTATGCTCAGGGGTGTTGCACAACCTGCTATAGATTTTTAACTAAATATAAAGTTACACCAAATGAATTACTTGAACTGCGCAAAATTTTAAACTGTCAATTGTGCGGAATTGAGGTGTCTCATCATGTAGGAAATGGAAAGGGCAGAGCTGTGATAGATCACTGTCATGAAACTGGTAACGTCAGGGGGATTTTATGCAATCATTGTAATATAATTGAAGGAATGATAAGGAACGTTGACCACCTAGAAAATTTCTATAAAAATTATAAAAGATGGGTAGATCATGCCTGAATGTCAATGTGAAAATGCCGGTTGGTGTGATTTATTCAAAAAAGAAATGACGTATGATCCTCCAAACTGGCAGTGGTGCAAATCACTGTCAGAGGATCAGCGTCGTGACTATTTCAATAAAATGGAAAGCACTGTGAGGGTTTTAAAAAAAGCTCCAGACAAAAAAAAAGCTGACATCGTAAATTTCTTTGATATTCTACCTGAAAAAAAAAGTAAATATGCTGTGTGCGTCATTCCAGCGAATGATTCGGCAATGGAATTGCTTGATATCACACGAGCTGGAGTAAAGAAGTATGCGGAAAAATGTGGTGCTGATTACATAGAGTTGTCCGGAGATCAAAACCCAAATTGGCCTATGTCAAATAAATATAGACTAAACAGGGTAGCAAAAGCGTATGACAAAACATTATATTTAGATTGTGACATTGTCGTAAAGGATGATGCTCCGAATATATTTGAGCTAACACCAGATGATAAAATATCTGCATATGATGAATATGAGATTTTTAAACAAAGAAATGACACTGCATGGATCAGAAACCAACAAGAGCATATCTTTATCACCACGCTAGACTCCTTTTCTGACGACATAAAAGAAGAGTATATAACAAATGGTGAATTCATAACGGAATCAATGATAAATGGTGGCGTTCTTGTCATACCAAACGCTTTAGCAGATTATTATAAACAACCAAGCAGTCCATATACTAAATTTTGGTGTTTTGATCAACATCTTTTAACCTTGGAGCTTCCAGAGGAAAAATTTAATAATCTTACTTACAAATTTAATTGTGAATATGAAGGAAATGATTTTTGGAATTTCGTAAATAATTCTCATTTTATTCACTTCAACGGACTCAAGAATAAACCTGACCTTAGAAAAAGTCTATTAAATCAATTTAACCTTGGAGACTTTACTCCGATTAGTGCAGATCTGACTGTTGTTATCCCTTGCCACAATTACGCCCGATATCTGGGCGAATGTCTACAGTCGGTAGCTGATTCGTCGAAGCTTCCTGTTCGCGTAATTATTATTGATGATGCGAGCGATGACGATCCTCAAACGGTATGCATGGAATATTTCCTTTCACACAAATTCGAATACCGTCGTGTAGAATTCCGTGATGTTCATCAGGTGCGTAGATTCGGATTATCACTTGTCGAAACAAAATACGTCCTTTTTTTGGACGCCGACAACACGTTGAATCCCGGCTATTTGCAGCACTGTGTTCAAAGACTTGAAAGGGACAGAAACGCGGCGTTTGTCTTTCCTATGCTCTTGGCTTTTGATGGCGGTGCGGGCTTCTTGCATGAAATTAATCTAGCCCCCAATATAGTCCAGTGGAAGGACATTGAAATGCGGAACTTGTGCGATGCCGCATGTGTTCATCGGACGGAAGTTTTGAGAAGCTCCTTGGCTCTGAAGGGCGATATATCAACTACTTGCATGGCACAAGATTGGCGAATGGCCAGAACCATTCTCCGCGCTGGTTCTTGGCATGGGCTGAAATCTGAAATTCCTCTGAATTATCGTATTCATTCGGATCAAATGACGACGCAGCCATCAAAATCAGTCTGGATTGGCTCGGATCTGGAACATGAAATTGTAACGATCATCGTCGCATTCTCCGGCAGGTGGGATGTGTGGCTAAAACTGAAAGAATGGATTGTCAGTCAGTCATGGCCTGCCGAACAAACAAGACTTATGATTCTGAATTCCACTCATTCGGCTTTGTCTGTGGCTGATTTTGGGTTGGAAGCATTAAAGCTCTCTGGGATTCAGATTGAGAGAATTGACGCCGGGAGACCTCTATTGGCGGATCTGGACCGTCGCCCTTCTCAATTGATCGGTAGAGAAGTGGAAGCAGCAGTTGCAGGGTTGTACAACCGGGCGATTCAGATGGCATTTGGCGAGTATATCTTTTTCTTGGAAGACGATGTTATTCCACTCAGGCCGGATGCGATTAAACAGTTGTTTCAGGGAATGGGAGCGCTGGTGGCGGCAGTTTCAGGGTTATATAAACATCGATATTTTGAAAACGCGGTGGCGTTTTATCTTCCGTTTACCGGCCAATTGTTCCCGATGACAGGGGTTGATTTTGAGAAAGTTGGGGGAACGGGATTTGGTTGTCTTTTAGCAAGAAGATCATTGCTGCTAAATTACTTGTTGTCTGGCGATGATATTAGACATCCTCATTATGATGTTGATGTTTCAGTAAGGGTGGCGAAAGATGGTTGGGAATGGTGGTTAGACAGGACGGTGAAATGTGACCATTTGATAAATGTTGATTAATTAGGATTTCCGAATTGATTCAAATGAAAATCGTGTTGATGGATTTATCAAAATAACAAGATAAACCTTTTACAAATACGCTCTAAAAATATAGGAAAATACATATGATTTTAAAAGATGTTGTGATCCCATTTGGTGGGTCTAATTCACTGAGAACAGCCCAGTCTTATGGAGATGTTATTCGCCAGAAACTTGAGATAATTGCTGACATAAAACAGGCGGATTCAATCCGAGACTTTGGAGGGCTCTATATCGTCCACGGGAAATATTTACTAGAAGGCGCGGCGTCGATCAACGCAAAGTACGCACAAATGATTGACGTAACCTATCTAGACGAATTTGAGTCTGAGAAACGAAAAGCTCAAGTATCCAGTCCTGACCTTGTCATTGATTTCCTTCAAGGAGATTTCCGCGAAAAGGAACTCTTTGTCGGAATGAGAACCGTAGACGTTTCCATCCTCTACGAAGTGCTACTACATCAGGATAATGCTGTTGAAGTGATCAGAAACGTAGCGAGCAAAACGAAAAAGTACATTGTAATTGCGCAACCATGTCTGAAAGAGTCAATTTTCCCGTTGCCCAACTGTTGCGTGAACATTCAAATAATGGATGAACAAACAAAGGACGAGCTTCGAGAGGGGAGTTTTTGGCCAAAGGAAGAGCCAACGGAGCGATTCACGACAAAATTTTGGATGTGGGGTCAGACTACAACGTACATCGTCTCTGTATTGAAAGGACTTGGCTGGTGCTTGGATGATGGTTTTAACATCGAAGGTATCTGCGGAAAGTATTGGGATTACCCTATTATGCGTTTTAAGCCAGAGAACCTAAAAAATGATTGACATAATAGCAGTAACATACGGTCAAAATGAAATATTAAAATGTTTCATAAATTCTATAAAAGCACAAACAAGCAATAATTGGAGATTGGTTATCGTTCATGATGGTCTAAATTCAACGTTACGTAAAGACCTTGAAGACAATGGTTATTTAAGTTCAAGTAGCATTGTTTTTATTGAAAATCCCGTGAGAACCGAAAATTATGGTCATTTATTACGTAAATGGGCGTTAGAAAATATAATTCAAAATGAATACGTATTATTAACCAATGGTGACAATTACTACACGCCCAATATGATTGAGGAAGTCAGTAAAAGAAATGAAGATTTAATCTATTTCGATTTAGTTCATTCACATGAATTGGGATCTAATAGCAATAAATCTTCCTATGGACATTTGAATAGCCAACTGGTTTTTGCAATGGTTGATATTGGTAATGTTGTTATTAAAAGTGAATTTGCTAAAAAAGCAGGTTTTAATTCCACATGTTTTGCTGCTGATTGGGATTATATAAATGGAGTTTTACGTTTATCTCCAACCGTTTTTAAAATAGATAAAATATTATTTGTACATAATTAAAAAGCGAATTCGCCCAGATGCTCATATTGAGTAAATAATAGTCTCATCTCAAGCAAACAGTTTTACGGAGTTAATTAATATTTAATTTTTTATTTTTATCATAAATTTCATTAAATTTCTTGGTCATTTCGTGAAAATACGGAGTCACTAAGTGAGGATATGGGTAGTTAGTAAAGTCCGATTCTTCATACGTTGGTTTAGGTCCGTGAAAATGCAGTATCTTACTACCAATCTCTTCATTCCAATAAGGTTTATAGTTATATCGATAATCTAGACTTTCAATCTTGTCGTTGAAGAACAATATAATAGCGTCTTGGTCATAAACTTGAAACTTGAATAAGTTCGATGTAATAAAAAGGATAAATTCGTCGTATATCTGATTCATATTTCTCCAATTGATCCACATAACACCTGCATTGATTTCGGGTGGCACAAACTGTTTTGTGAATTCTCCAGCCACCATAAAATAATTAGGTGTTAGATTTTTTAATTCCGAAATGTCATCTAAAAATAGGACATCATTATCGGTATATAATACATAATCATCCTCAATGTTTAATTTCTCACATATCTTGGGGATATCCACCCTTAAGAAAGTTCCGAAGGCGATTGTATCATCTTTATAGTGGATTTTTAATTCATCGTAAAATAATGATCTATGACTTATTATTGTAACGCCTAACTCAATTAATTGCTCAATAGATTCGTCAATATCACCATCTAAAATTAGATGTGGTTTGATGTTAGGGTTAGTTTCTTTTGCAGATAAAACTGCGACGGTATACATCTTAATATAATTTGAATACAATTTTTTATTGTGACTATTAACTCCTGAAAACCAATACATAATATTAAGCTCCTGTTGAAACCAAATTTTGAACCAAATAACATTCCCAATGTATTATACTCATTTCTTTTTGATTAAAATGAAAAGAATTTGAATGCAAAAAATCGAATAGCTTGCTATAATAGCATAGCGAACTGTCTTTGAGTTTAAAAGATTGAAAGGTTTTTATGAAATGGTTTCCGTTACTGAATTACACACACTATTCTTTGCAGTATGGTTTCTCAAGACCCAAAGAGCTTGCTAAAAAATGTAAAGAGAATTCCTATCCAGCGTGTGGGATAGCTGACTACAAGTCAATTTCCGGAGCCGTGTCTTTCTACAAAGCCTGTGTAGACAACGATATCAAGCCTATCATTGGATGTTCATTCGATGACTTTTCCGTTTTCGCCAAGAATAAAAACGGATGGCTTGAGTTGATACAGATCGTATCGTCGATAGATGAAGATGGCTCTTACGATCCTTCTTTGCTGATTCAGCTTGGTAAAAATGGAAACTTGATTTGCGTAGCTTCGAAAGAAGTTTCATCGCCAATCAATGGTGATGATTTTTACGCTTGGTCTGAGTCTTTCACAAAAACGTTTTATGTAAACAAAGATCAAGCTGAATTGCATAGAATTCTTCTTTGTTCAGCGAACAAAACAACCCTTCCTCAGGTAAAGAAAGAGCTGGCATCAAACAAATGCCAATCGATCAAGAATTGGCAATTCTTCACCTCTGATGATTTCTATCTCAAAGCAAAGAATGAGATATCACACATTTTGGTGAATGATGCTCGTGTCGATGATTTTCAAGAGATTTTTGATAAATGCGAAAACTATAATATTCTCAATCAACCGATGTTGCCCACGTTCGCTACTCCAAACGGAGAGTCTGAAAAAGACTTCTTGAAAACATTGGCAAGAGAAGGTTGGAAAGAGCTATTGAACGACAAAATCAAAAACGTTGATGAACGTACCGTTTATGGCGACAGGTTTCGCAGAGAATATGAAGTTATCGAGAAAGCAAATCTCTTTGGATATTTCCTTATCGTTTGGGATATTTTAAACTATTGTCGCAGTCAAGGATGGATGGTTGGTCCCGGAAGAGGGTCAGCAGCAGGCTGCTTGATATCTTATTTGATTGGTATCACGCAAATTGATCCAATTGAATTTGACCTTTTGTTTGAAAGATTCTATAATGCTGGACGAAACACAGAGGGTCACATCTCTTTGCCAGATATTGACATGGACGTTCCGGGAGAAAAACGTGATGAAATCATCGCTTACCTAAAAGACAAGTACACAAACACCAATGTTAGTCAAATGTTAACCTTTGGAAGACTTCAAGGCAGAAGTGCCATCAAAGAAGTATTGAGAGTAAACAACGCCTGTGGTTTTAGCGAAATGAATGAAATCACAAGATACATTCCAAATGAAGCTGATATCTCGGATCAATTGGCAGAAATGGATGAAGAAGATCGATCTATTATTCGTTGGTCTTTGATAAATAACGCCAAAGAATTGAGAGATTATTGCTACATTTCAGAAGAAGGAGAACTCAAAGGAGATTATGCCGTTTATTTTCAGCAAGCAATAGATATTGAGGGAACATTCAAAACCCAAAGCAAACATGCTGCTGGAGTTGTTATATCAGCAGAACCTCTTCATAAAGTATGCCCAATGGTGAACCAAAAAAACGGATCTGAAAAGATAGCCGGTTTGGAAATGTCTGATCTAGAAGCTTTAGGACACGTCAAATTCGACGTTCTGGGTCTCAATTTACTGGATAAAATAATGAAAATCAAGGAGCTAATCAATGAATCGTGATATCATCGTGTTCGACTTTGAAACGGGTGGTCGCAACCCACACAAATGTCAACCAACTCAAATAGCTGCTGTAGCTCTTGATGGTAGAAATTTTAAACTAAAAGGAACCTTCAATAGCTTGATGAGACCAATCATCGACGATGAAGCTGCTATTGCAGCAGGAGTAGGTCCGCTAGAAGAAGAAGCGTTAAAAATCACCAGACAGACACGAGAGGTGTTGGCCAAAGCACCATTGCCCAAAGCTGTTTGGAAGAAGTTCGCAAACTTTGTGAACAAGTACAATTGGAAAGGCACACCGTTTTTTGCTCCTATTCCTTGTGGTTTCAACATCAACGGGTATGATATGCACATTGTGAACAGACTGTGCCAACAATATGGACCGTGGGATGAAGTGCGACTGCAACAAAAGTTATTTCATCAAATCTATAAAATAGATGTCATGGATGACGTTTGGCTATGGACAGAAAGTGATCCAGAAGTTAAATCCATCAGCATGGACGCTCTCAGAAAAAGAATGGGTCTTTCTACTGAAAACGCTCACGACGCACTGCAAGACGTTAAAGATACAGCCAATATTTTTATAAAACTACAAAAGTCAAGACGTGCAGTATACAGAAATATGAAATTTGATAACGCCTTTGTTGACGGCGATTTGTTTATTGTGTGAATAACCATTATATATTGAGGTTTGAATGATCGACAGAGATGACCCTGAGGCTTGGAGTCTATACAAAAACGGTTTGACAAAAGGGATTTTTCAATTAGAAAGTAATCATGGTCGCAATTGGTCTAAAAAGTTGGCTCCGGAAAACATAGAAGAACTTTCAGCATTGATAGCACTTTTAAGACCGGGGTGTACCAAGGCTATCATCGACGGAAAGTCAATGACACAAAGGTTCGTTGACCGAAAACACAAAAGGGAAGAAGTTTCATATCTACATGCATCGCTTGAAGATATTTTAAAACCAACTTATGGGGTTTTAGTTTATCAAGAACAAGCGATGCGTATTGCTGTAAAGTTAGCTGGTTTCAACGAAACAGAAACGGACAACCTTCGCAAGGCTATTGGTAAAAAGAAGGCTGATTTGATGGCCTCGATTCGAAACGATTTTATCGCTGGATGTAAAAACGTAGGACTTGTAGACGAAGAAACAGCCAAAGAAATTTTTGGATGGATTGAAAAGTCTTCCAGATATTCGTTCAATAAATCACACGCAGTAGCCTATGCGTTTGACTCTTATTGGTCAGCTTGGTACAAGGCTCATCACACAAAAGAGTTTTTCCTGTCTTACTTGTTCTATGCTAATGAAAAACAAGATCCTCATCAAGAAATTTATGAGCTGGTCAATGAAGCTAAACTATTCAACATAGAAGTAAAGATTCCTAAACTAAGTGGGTTTTCTACTAAATTCTGTATTACAAATGACGGCATTTGTTTTGGAATAAAAGATATCAAAAGCTTGACTGGTGTGACTGGCGACAAAGTCATTCAGGCTATCGGTCAAGCAGTGGATGAAATCAAAAAGCAACCGTCAGAATTTACTTGGCTGGATGTCCTCGTTTATTTATCTCCAAAGATTAATTCTACAGCATTCAAAGCTTTGTGTGCTATTGGTTTCTTTTCTACAAAATCCACAGGTGTCACCAGAAATCAAGCTATCTATGAATATTTGATATTTAAAGAACTAACCAAGAACGAAGTGCAATGGGTCTTCGAAAATCAAGCAAAAAGACAATGGCAAAAGCTTTACGAATGTTTCAATGATTTGGCTCCAACCAAGAAAAACGGAGGAGGAGCAAGCAATGTGAATCGCAATCAGATCATATTGAATGAACTGAACATGCTGAAAAATCCACCGTACGATCTGAAAGATGATCCAGCGTGGATTGTTGATCAAGAAACCAAGATGCTTGGATGTCCAATTTCTCTTTCAAAGATAGACGCTGTAGATACGTCTGTAGCAAACGCTACGTGCAAGGATATTGTGAATGGAAGAAAGGGTAAAAACATTTGCCTTGTAGCAAATGTTCAGCGTGTATCTAATCATAAGATAAACAAAGCAAACAGCAAACAAAGGGGAAGGGTCATGTCTTTTCTGACGATAGAAGACGCTACATGCAGTTTAGACAGTGTGGTCGTATTTCCAGATGTCAGAGACGTATACCATTTTATTCTTTATGAAGGAAACAATCTTATGCTTTGCGGAGAAGTTGATAAGGATAATTCGTTTATTGTAGAAAAAATTCATGAAATTTGATTGCATTATCATTGTCAATAGACTATGATAGTACACGAGCAGGACACACGAACGACTGTGTTTTTAAATGATTTGGACGCTTAGACAGCAAGGAATAAAATGAGAAAAAAAAGGATATTGTTTTGTAGTGAAGCCACTTTCCTAAACACTGGCTACGCTACTTACACTCGTGAAATTTTAAATTACTTACATTCAACCGGAAAATATGAGCTGGCTGAAATGTCCAGTTATGGTCAAAGAAATGACCCAAGAGCTGCCGATATTCCTTGGAAGTATTATGGTGTTCAGCCAAACACAGAGTATGAGCCAAAAGCTTCACAGCAAGAGATTGAGGCTTACCACGGAGCTGGAACAAACCAATTTGGTGAATTTATATTTGAACACGTTTGTCTAGATTTTATGCCAGACATTGTCTGCGACATCAGAGACTTCTGGATGTTAGACTTTGCAGAACGCAGCCCTTTTCGCCCATTCTTTAATTGGGTGATCATGCCAACGGTTGACGCTAGACCTCAAGCTCGCCAATGGATTTCTACATACTCTGGAGCAGATGGAGTTCTGACCTATTCTGATTGGGCTGGTGAAGTTTTGCTCAACCAATCAGGAGGCAAGATGAAGTACTGGGGTTCTTCTCCACCTTCTGCTCATCCAGCCTATAAGCCAGTGCAAGACAAAAAGCTTCACAAGCTTTCTATGGGTCTTAATCCTGATTATAAAATAATAGGCACTGTGATGCGCAATCAGCGTCGTAAATTATATCCAGATTTATTTGAAGCATTTCGAAAATTTCTTGACAAGGCAAACAATAAGAATTACTATCTTTATTGTCACACGTCTTATCCAGACTTGGGATGGGATATTCCAGAATTGCTTTTACAAAACGATTTATCTTCACACGTTTTGTTTACGTACATCTGTCAACAAACCAAAAAGCCATTTCCATCGTTGTTCAGGGGTGCTGTAGCTCAATCCCCTTACACTGGAAAATGGAACGCAACATTATCGAATGTTAAAACTGGAGCTTCATACGAAGAGCTATCAAATATCCAAAATCTATTTGATTTATACACTCAGTATGCTAACTGTGAAGGTTTTGGTCTTCCGTATGTAGAAGCTGCGGCTTGTGGTGTTCCTGTTTGCGGAACAGATTATTCTGCTATGGAGAGTGAAATAAGAAAGCTGGAAGGTTATCCAATCAAACCGGCAGCACTCTACAAGGAACTGGAAACAGGATGTTTGCGAGCAGTTCCAGACAATGATTTAGCAGCAGAATATTTCTTAGAATTCTTTGAAAAGTTCACCGATGAAGAACGAGAAGAAATTGGCAAACGCACTCGTTCCAATTTTGAAAAATACTTTCAATGGCATCTGAGCGGATCTAAGTGGGAAAATATTTTTGATTCTTTGCCAATCAAGCCAATAGAACAAACTTGGGCTTCTGCACCTAGAATTTTAGAACCAGACCCTAAACCAAGCGAAGAAACTATCAATCAAGTAGAATCAACAAAGCTTGCTAGGTTTTTGATTGCAAACGTATTGAAAGATCCCAACAAATTAAATTCATTCTTTGAATCTAGATTGACAAGAGATTTGACATACAAGCAAACCACTGGTTCTACCGGAGGAATGTATTTCAATGAATCCTCTCAAGCTTTTGACGGCATGAATCATAGACATAATTTTGATTTTCACGCAGCTTACAATCAAATGGTCATGCAACGAAATAAAATAAATCAGTGGGAACAACGCAGAGTAGAAGTTATGAAACAAAGAGGTGTAATACAATGAAATCTGTAATAATCACGGGATGTGCTGGATTGATAGGGTCTCATTTTACTAGACATTTGTTGAAAAGCGGCTATCGGGTAATTGGAATAGATGATCTTAGTGGTGGATATGCTGAGTACTTGCCCAAAGATGCATCGTTCGAGCAGATTGAAATTCATTTTTTGAATTTGGCGGCAGAAAACGCTCCAAACAGACTAAATGATATTTTCAGTCGAGAAAAACCAGTGGCTTGCTATCACTTTGCCGCATATGCAGCAGAAGGATTGTCACCCTTTATTCGCAACTTTAATTATACCAACAACATACTGTCTAGTGTGAACGTTGTGAATGCTTGCATAAACCACGATGTTAAACTGATCTTTACATCATCCATGGCTGTCTACGGAGACCAACAAGCCCCGTTTACAGAAAATATGACTCCAAGGCCGATAGATCCATACGGAGTCGCCAAATACGCTGTGGAGCAAGATATCAGAATAGCATCTGTTCAACATGGTTTGAGATACACAATACTCAGACCGCACAATGTCATTGGTATTTATCAGAATATCTGGGATAGATACAGAAACGTTGTGGGAATCTTTATTCGCAAGGTTTTAAACGATGAGCCAATGTTGATCTACGGAGACGGAAATCAAACTAGGGCTTTTTCAGACATCAAATATTGTATGCAACCTTTAGAAAAATTGATGACTGTGTGTGATGGTTGTACATTCAATATAGGTTCCGACAAGTCTTATTCATTGAATGAGTTGTCAGACATTGTGGCGAAAGTAGCCCGCAAGTATTCACGCACAGCTTCAAGGAAGTATGTTCAAGAAAGACACGAAGCAAAACACGCTGAATGTGACCACTCGCTGATCAAAGATGACAGAAACTTACGTTTTTATGACAATACAGATTTAGAACAAACTGTAGATGAAATGTTTCAGTGGGCAACAACACAGCCGATTCGTGAACAAAAAACCATGAAATATGAAATACAAAAAGGAATGTATGAATACTGGAAATAAACTACAACTACCAGATGTTACAATTTTTACATTCTGCTGGGGAACAGAGCATGTGACAAAATCTCTCAGAGCAATGCTGATTGGTATGGATCAGGTAGATTTTAAACGTTCAGTTTTAATCACTGACAGTTCAAAAACTGATTTGACCATCTTTTCAAATGTGATAGACTCTTTTGGTATCGAAGTCTATGACATGAACGTCAACTTAAATGAAAACATGTTTGATGATGACACGAATCGAATAGGGTTTTGTGAATCGTTTATTCAACAGACGAATAGATACATTGTTGATGATTTTTGTTTGAATGTTCAGCACGACTCGACCATCATCGATGCCAGCAAATGGGATCAAAGATATCTTGACTATGACTACACGGGCGCTCCTTGGCCTATGAATATCATACAAGCAAGCGATATGGTGGCTGGTCGCATAGAGAAAATCCCGAACGTTGTTGGCAACGGAGGGTTTTCACTGAGAACTCGCAAGTTTGTAGAAGAATCAGCGAAACTAGGCTGGCAACACAAAAATGAAGATTTAAACGCTTGTGTTTTCAGCTATGACGCCATGAAGAATGCGGGTATAAATTTTGCTCCACCAGAACTTGCAGCAAAGTTTTCAGTAGAACATCCTACACCTTATAAAAATTTCGACAGAAGAATGTTATTTAGTTATGGGTCCTTTGGATTCCACGGAGAATTTAACAGTGCAGGGATGGACTTTATTAAAAACTATAATCTGAAAGGCAATCAATGAAATTATCACAGATGGTTCCCAACCCAAGATATTGTACCGATAAGGATACAGTGCATTCATATCTTGAAGTATATGATGACCTTTTCGCACCTTATCAGGATAAAGATATAAATTTGCTTGAGATAGGCAACCAGAGAGGAGGATCAATTAAATTATGGTTGGATTACTTTAAGTCTATCAAAATTCACGGATTAGAAATAAATGACTCGAAAGAGCTTCATGATTTAAATAATCAATACGATAATATTGATATCGTTATGGGACTAGATGCTTATTGTGAAAAAACCTTAGAATTAACTAGGTCAAAAGGGCCGTTTGACATTATTATTGATGATGGATCTCATTCGACTGAGCATCAACTATTTGTTCTAAATTATTATATGCCACTGTTGAAGAGCGGTGGGTTGATGGTTATTGAAGATATTTATAGTGTGGATTTAATATCTTTATTCTTGAAGAATATTATTTCATTAAAATCAAACGATAAAGTAGAAGTGTTTGATAGAAGAAACATAAAAGATAGATATGACGATATTATGATTGTAATAAAGAAAGGTTGATACTATATGATAAAAACCAACAAGGTTCTGTACGTAGGATATTATAAAGAATATAGCGATTGGGGAAAGTTTGCGGTAAATAATATCAAAGCTTTGATGTCTGCTGACGTAGATGTAGCGTGTAGATCAATTACGTTTCAAGACAATCGAACACCAAGGGATATATTCAACGTAGAAAAAAATCAAATTGACGATTGTGATATTTGTATTCAGCATTTGTTTCCAAATCATATGTTGGCATCTTCCAATTTTAAAAAGAACATTGGAATACTAGCAAATGAATTTGTAACTATTGATCATTCTTGCTGGGTAGAAAAACTGAATACGATGGATCAAATATGGGTTTCTTCACCCTCAGCAAAAGAAGTGTTGGACAAGACTGTTCTTCGAGATAAAACCGTTGTGGTTCCTTTTGCTTTTGATACAGACGTATACAAGAAGCAGCACCCAGCGTTGAAGGGAGGCATTGAGTCTGAAGGTAAATTTAGATTTTATACTATCAGCAATCTAGACAATCCAGAAATAGAAAGAGTGATCAGATGTTTTCATTCTGAATTTGACCATGCTGACGATGCAGTTCTTGTGGTTCAAATCAATGGTGAAAACACCAATGGTCTTGATGATAGGATTTCTAAAGTGAAAACAAACCTTGGACTTCAAAAGAATCCCACTTTGTACAAAAAGGATATAATTGTCACCAAGGACGAGCTTGCTCAATCTTCAGATAATTCTCATGCTTTTTGTGACTGTTACGTTTCAAGCCTTAGTCAACGATCTCTTTTTAGTGAAGAGTTTCATGCTATGGCATTTGGAAATACTCCTATTGTGTTACAAGATACAGACGCTGAATATTACACTGGACCCAAATACTCTGTGAGCACTGTCTATGAAACCAATGCGGTTCGCTCTGAACTTTGGCCTGACATCAACAATGGCAAGAATTATATTGTCAAACCTTGTGAGAAACAAACCAAGGCTATCATGAGAGAATTGTACAACGAATGGAAAGAGAATCCAGCGACTTATAAAGTCAACAAGAAAAAAGAAGCTTTTGATAGATCAGAAGCGTTTTCAATCAAAAATGTTGGGAAAATAATGAAGGAGATATTGTATGCTTAAATTACACTCTATGTTCAACAGGCACAACAAGCCCAAGGAAACTCCCTACAACGTATTGACTTTCAACACGCACGAAAGATATCAAACTCAATTAGCTAAAACTGGACATGATTTCTACGCCTTTAATTATGATGGAGGCAAAGATTGGTTTAGCGGTCACGCCCCTATGCCAAATAATTATTATCAGCTTCCTAAAAACTCATTGTATCCCGGAGTGCCTTTTGATTTCATCTTGGTCAACAGTAAATTTGGCCAGTTCCAAACTGCTATGCGAATCAATCGAACTTTACAGATTCCAATCCTCTGCTTGGAGCATACGCTTCCTTTGCCTCAATGGCCGAATCAGCAGCTTGAACAGTTTCAGTCGATGAAGGGCGATGTCAACGTATTCATCACAGAGTACTCCAAGAAGCAATGGGGAATGACAGGTGATGTAATTTATCACTCTATTGATACTGAAGCTTTTAAGCCAGATGCTCAAATTCAAAGGTCTGGAGTTCTGACAGTAGCTCACGATTTTATCAAACGCGATTATGCGTTGAATTATTCTGGGTGGGAAAGAATCACAAAGGGTTTGCAACGAACTGTCGTTGGTGAAACAGAGGGTCTTTCAAAGCAAAGTGAATCTGTGGAAGATCTGATCAAATCTTATCAAAATGCTTTGGTTTATATAAACCCTAGTGTGTTGAGCCCAGTACCAACGTCTATGCTTGAGGCTATGGCTTGTGGATGTGCAATCGTGACGACTGAAACGTGTGAAATACCAAATATAATCAAACATGGTGTCAACGGATTTATGTCCAACGACGAAAATGAATTGAGAAAATTCACAGAGCAATTGCTTGCAGATCCAGATTTAGCTGCCACGATGGGAGCTGAAGCAAGACTAACAATTGAAGAAAAGTTTTCAGAACAGCGTTTTATTAAACAATGGAACAATACCTTTGACAAAGTACACGGGGTGGTAAAATGAAAGTGCAAATCGTAAGAAAAGATCAGGAAGCTATCGTTGGATACGAAGTTGTAAAAGTTGAATCTCCAAACTCATTGGAAATTTCACACCTTGTTGATAACTCGTGCGAAAATATCATCGCTGCCGATCTTGTGGACTCATTCAACAATGAAATACTTCCGCAGCTATGCAAAGCTTTGGTGAGCAAGCTGAGGTTTAATGGTCAAATTGTTTTGGGAGGTACGGATATTCGATTTTTCGCCAAGCATCTTCTGAATGGAATTCTTTCTCCAGAAGAAGCGTGTGGCATAATCGCGTCAACATACTCTATGTCAACATCAGACATGGTCAGGCAGCAATTAGAAAACGTAAACTTAAGAATTATTTCAATCCATACAGATGGCTTACACTACGAAGTAAAAGCCACGAGGGTTTAATATGACAAAAACTTTATTTGGCGTGGCTGTTTATTGCAATGAAGATGTTGAAATTCAAAATTTAAAGAATACTATCGATTCATTAAAACTCATAGACTATAACGACAAAAGGGTGAAAGTTGTTATATCAAAAAATCATTCTAGCAATTGTCAAACGATAGTTCATTTTGTAAACATCCTCAAAGAAACTTTTCCGGCTTCAGAAGCTGTGTTCCATTTACACGACAATACCACTCTGAGAGACACAGAATGCTTTGAAAAATTGACACAAGCTACATACTTTGTAAAAGTAGAAGCTGGAATGACAATAGATAAAGATTTATTTTCTAAAATAGATACGATGTTAAACGAAGATTCTAGAAAAATAGATCTGTTTGAGACAGACCATTTCTTTTTAGCATCTAACGATAGTGTGCGAGACAATTATTTGAATTTTAATGATTACGACTCAACGACTGAACATATTAGAAATTTATCTATCAAACAGGAAAAATATGAAAAAATCTAATAGATTCACAACAATAGTCAAGTCGAGCAATCCTTCTTCTTTAAGAGAAGAAAAAATAACGATAATACTGCTTGCAGAAAACTATGGCTATAGAATGAAGTCTTACGGTCCAATTTCATTGGTACAAGTAGATGATAAGACGCTATTAGAAAAACAAGTGAAAGCTATTAGTTCTGTTTTTATTGATTTTGAAATTATTTTGTGCTCTGGATTTGAAACCTACAAAGTATATAATTTTATTCAATCTAAATTTCCCAACAATAAAAATATAAGAATTGTAGAAAATCAAGTATACTATCATTCCAATTGCTGCGAGGGTTTGAGACTATGTCTGAGCAACACCACAAACAATAGAATATTAGTGTGTGGAGGAGGAATAGTTTTAACCACAGATTATTTAAAGTCATTGAATCTAAGAAGGTCATCTATACTAACTCAATCCGGAGAAAAAGATAGTACCTTTGAAATAGGTGTGATCGAGAATGATTCAAGACTAGAAACCATGTCTCTCGCTGTTAAAGAAAAGGTTTGGACAGAATTGCTGTATTTTACGGGCGACACATTGATCAGGTCGTTTTATAATATAGTGTCAAAACCAGAACTGAAAAATAAATTCTTGTTTGAAGCTCTCAATGTCTGGAAGTGCAGAAAACAACTTTACGTATCTGATAATTCTTCAGAACCAATTTTAAAAATCGACAATATCAAAACCTTAAAGAGGATAACAGATGAAAATTTTGTATCATAACTATAGTAATTTCCTATCGACAGAACCTATGTATATGCACAACGCTTTCACAAGATGCGGCATAGACAGTGTTTTTTGGAATTCGAATCAAACAAGTGCATACGATATGTTTGATTTAAATAAACCAGACGTATTTGTCACTCACTTTAAAACATTTACATATGACATATTAGATTACTTGAAGAACAACAAGTCTAATATTGAAATTGTGATGAATGTCACTGGTGCCACTCAAAGTCAAATCAATTCAATAGAGCAGGCATTTGAAGAATGCAAGGTCAAGTCACCATTCATTTTTACAAATGATTTTACTTTAAATGTAAAAAGCAATCTTAAATTGATTCAGCTTTATCCAGCAGCAGATGTTTTTATTGCCGATCCTTCTGCTTTCAAGGAGATTGGCGTACCTGAAGCAATCGTTTCTGATAAATTTACTGAAAATTTGGAAAAACATATTGCCAATAAAGAGGTTTTCCACCTATTACATATGAATGGTGAAAAATTGGATAGCAATTTTGATATCATGGTGAATATCCAGAGTTTGTCTCAATTGTATAAAGTGTATCCTAAGTTTACTCTCGTTGGAGACAACGAGTTGTGTTGCTCACAGTTGTTCTTGGATATGAATTTAAGTTGCAAGAAAATGGAAGTGAGAAGCTCAGACCCCGTTGGTTTTCAAAAAATGTTAAAGGAACTGTTTTCTGAAACACAAACAGAAGACGTTCAACTAGAAATAAAGAATCAAATTAAAAATAAACACACGCCATTTGACAGAGCATGGAGATTCATGAAATATCTTGGCGATAAAGATGCTATGGATAAAGTAATGAATGTTAAGAATAGTATTCCATCTTCTGCTCACCCAGCCTAATTCATCAAGGGCCGTATAATGAAAATTCTAATCCAATTCCCGACATACTGCAGAGCGTCCAAATTTCTAAAAGTTCTGGACAAGTATGTGGAAACTTGTAGCTCATTCAATGAGCTATTTTTTAATATAAACTGCGATGCGTCTGATTTAAGTATGACAGACTCATACATATTCGAAAGAATAAAGTATATATTGAGCAAGAGAAAAAACGTAAGTGGTAAAGTAAATTACGATGATGATACCACCAAGATAAGTGCTATCAATGATCATGTGGATGAGCATGATTTTGATATCGTTGTCTGTGCCAGCGATGATATGGTTCCAAAGGTAGATTCTTGGGATCAAGAAATCGTGAATGCGATGAAAGACAATTTCCCGAATTTAGACGGGTGTGTTCATTTCAATGACGGCAACACCAAGGGTGAATTGATTACTTTTTCTATCCTTGGAAAAGAGCTTTACAAATACTTTGGGTATATTTACCATCCAGATTACAAGAGCTTGTATTGCGACGATGAGTTTACTCAGGAGGTCGTACGCTTGAACAAGGTGGCATATATCGACAAGGTTATTATCAGCCATGAGCACTGGAGCGTTGAGGGCACAGAGAACCACAATCAAGTAGACGTTGCGGTTCAAAAAACCATTCATTATTCAGGAAGAGATGGTTCAGTTTTTAAAATGAGAAAAGAGCTTGGTTTTCCAAGAGAGAGGATAACAAATGACTAAAAAAATCATATCTTTCAGTTTGTGGGGCGATAATCCAAAGTATACAGTAGGAGCGATTAAAAACGCTTTGCTGGCTCAGATTATATATCCAGAATGGATTTGTAGATTTTATATTGGAAATGATGTTCCTCAACACATAAGAAATCAGCTTGATGATTTAAATGTTGAAATTATGGAGATGGGTGACAGCGGTTGGAACGGAATGTTTTGGAGATTCTTTGCTGCTGACAGCTACGATATCGTAATTTGCAGAGACACTGACTCTAGACTAAATCTAAGAGAACGAGTCGCTGTGGATGAATGGCTTTCTAGCGACAAAGACTTTCATATAATGCGTGATCATCCGTATCATAACACTGAGATACTAGGAGGAACTTGGGGTTGCAGAAATGGAATTATAAGAGGCGTAGAAGAAGCAATCCAAGATTACAACAAGGGATCGTTTGATAATCAATATCAGGTTGATCAAAACTTCTTGCGTGAAGTCGTTTATCCGCTTGTAAAGCATGAATCGATTGTACATGATGAGTTCTTCGAACTAAAGCCATTTCCAGCTAATGCCACCAAGCGAACTGGATCGTATTTTGTAGGACAAGTGTATAATGAAAATGACATCCCTCAATTTAGTTGATAGAAAGATACAATATGCATAATTTCTATTCTCAGTATGGAGAAGAAAGAATATTATCTCAGTTTTTTGGAGATAAACAACACGGATTTTTAGTAGACATTGGTGCTATGGATGGTATCACATATTCTAATTCAAGGTATTTGATAGAAGACAAATCTTGGTCTGGAATATTAGTAGAGCCACACCCAGAATATTTTCAAAATCTACAAAGAATATATCAAAATAACAATAACGTTAGGTTGCTAAATTATGGGTGCTTTAATGTAGAAACTGAACTAGATTTTTACCCATACTCTACTGGTATAGATGGATCAGTCTCAACCATATCTCAAGACTTTAAGGAACGTGTTACTAGGATACATGGTGATAAATATCAAAAAACAATCAAAATTAATACTATGACATTGAACAATATAATCAAAGATTGTGAAAGCGTTGATTTTTTATCGATAGATGTTGAAGGAGTAGACATGGAAGTGCTATCATCAAATGATTGGACAAAGAATAGACCATCATTGGTATGTGTAGAGCATAGCATGGATATTAATATTCTTAATGAATTTATGGATAATATAAACTATGTTAAGTATGCAGAAACTGGTGGAAACACATTTTTTATCAGAAAGTAAGAGAGGGCATCTGATAATGAAAACAATAATTATACAAGAACACAGTAGACACAAAGAAAATATTGAATATAGAGAATGTATGTCTCTAAAAAGAGCCTTTGAATTTCATGGACATGAGGCTTCGGTTTGGGGGTTGGGACATAGTAATTATCAAGACGTGCCTGATTGGAATTCATATGACTTGATTATAAACATAGAAAATTATGATGAAACGGGTTGGGTTCCAGATTTAAGTTCAGTAAAAACTACAAAGTTTATATGGGCTATAGACGCTCACTGCAAGGGTTTGAACAGCTACTTACATACATTCAATTGTGGCAAGTATGATTTAATCTTACAGTCAACACCAGAATTTCTTAATGACAATAGTGTATGGTTTCCAAACTGTTATGACGATGATCTGATAAAGCCATTAGAGGTTGAAAAGGAGCATGACATTGGTTTTTGTGGTACTGTAAACAATCGTGGACATTTGATAGATTCTATTGACAGACAATTTGGAATACGCAAAGATATTTTTGTTCTTGGTGATAGTATGGTTAGATCCATAAATTCATATAAGATACATTTTAACGCAAACATATCTATCGATATCAATTATAGAAACTTTGAAACTATTGGGTGTGGAACGTGTTTATTGACTAGCTATAACCCACACTATGATAGACTTGGATTGGTTGATAACGTCAACTGTCTGATTTACAGTACAGTAAATGAAATGTTAGAAAAAATAGAAATTGCTCTGAAAGACAATGACTTTAGAAAGAGTATGGAAGCATCAGCTTTAGAATTGGCCAAATGCCATACCTATAAAAAGAGAGCAAAACAGATATTGGAGATCTTAAATGAAAACTGACATAGAAGTAATAGTTCCAGCATATATACCCAATGATATTAATCTAACTTATTTCATACAGGCTCTTGAGTCTTTACAAAATCAGACATTGACTAATTTCATAGCTAGAATTATAATCAATGGAGGTTTTGATATATGTTCAAAAATACCAAAAGATGATAGGTTTGATATCAGAGTCATGGATGGCAAGCAGTCTGGTGCTAAAGCTAGAAATTATGGAATGAAGCTGGGTGATTCTAAGTATGTTGCTCAACTTGATGCTGATGATTTATACATGCCAGATAAATTACAAAAGCAATTTGATTTTATGGAAAATAATAAATGGTGTAGCCTTCTTGCTACGTCGGTACTCGTTCTTGCGAACGGTAAATTAAAAAAGGGTTGGTGTTCGGAGAAAGGGATAAGAACTCACGATCAAATCAAAAGTTGTATCAGAGATATAAACCCAATTTGTCACGCAAGCGTTATGTTCAGAAGGTCCGATATTTTTGATCAAGGTATATTCTATAATCAAGATTATCTTGCGGGTACACATTGGCCTGAATATGGAAAAGATATGTACGAAGACTGGGATTTGTGGATTCGATGTGTTGACAATGATAAAAAATTCCATATCTTGCCAGAAGAATTATATATTTGGAGAGAGGGATCTAGTGTTACAAGGTGAAATTTGAATTTTAATGTATTTTATACAAAGTGAAAACAATGAAATTAACAATATGGAACAAGATGTAAAAGTTCATGTCTTGCCGGATAAATTGTACTTCTGGCGCAAAGTTTCTAGTGTAGAAAGATAATAGAGGAATTAAAATGAATAGTATAAGTAATCATGATAGTTATAAAAATATCTGTAGATTAGCATCTTTAAACGAGAATGCATTCAATACTTTTAAAACAAATCACGTATATAACGCAATCTTAGAACATGTTTCTATAGATCAAGGTGGGCAGTATTTAGAATATTTAAATGCAAACTATCCTGAATACAGAGAGCATTTAGATAAGTTCAAACAAAATGACACTCTTGGTGGACCAAGAATGTATGAATATGGTGGTATTGGAAATATATCACCATCTACACTAAGATATATCAAAGTATTGTTTGATCTTGTAAAATTATTTGGTGACTTAAGTAATAAGAAGATAATTGAAATTGGTGTTGGTTACGGTGGACAATGCTTTGTTTTAAGTCAACTCTTTCCTAACGTACAGAAGTATGTATTAGTTGACCTAGATGAAGCTTTATCACTCAGTGGAAAATACTTAAATAAATTATCTACAAGACATGAAGTTGTTACCATCGACAATCTTGAGACTTTAAATGAAGAATTTGATTTAGTTATAAGTAATTATGCTTACTCTGAATTGACAAGAGACTTGCAGGACTACTACTACGATAAGATTATTAGTAAATCAAAGAATGGCTACTTCACATTGAATTTTATAAGTCATCTGTTTAATGTAGATTCTTATTCATTAGAAGACACTAAAGAAAAACTCAAAGAGAAAGACTTTAGTCTTATGGAAGAGTGTCCGAAGACTTCTGATAATAATATCATTCTCTACTATTAGGAAGATAAATTGTTTAATTTTTGAGGACTGGTATATTTATGGTTTTGAATTTTAAGGCTATTTTAGACACTTTGGGCGACAGAATAATTGCATACGACTTTTTCGATAACGAAAGGTTTGTCAGAGATGCAATGGCTATTAAAATAAAGGCAGTATCATGATAATATCTAAAATAATGGGTGGTCTAGGAAATCAAATGTTCCAATATGCCTATGGAAAATATTTATCAAGCAAAACAAACAGTGATCTAACCTTAGATCTGACATTTTTTCAATCTGGAAATCAAGATTCACCTGTGATTCGAGAGTATGATTTACACGTTTTTAAAAACATCAAATGTAAAACTACTATAAATAGTAAAAATTGCATAGAGGGGTTTTTTCAAAGATACGATTACGTTACAGAGATAAGAGAATTATTATTAAATGATTTTGAAATAGATCTAGAACCAAACCACCAAGAAATATTCAACGAGATTTCCAGTAGCAACTCTATCTGTATGCATGTTCGAAGAGGGGATTACGTAACCTTTGCAAGGGCTGCTGATTTTCATGGTTTTATTGGAAATGAATATTTTGAACTAGCGATCAAAGATATCGTGAATGAAGTAAATGATCCACGGTTTTTTGTGTTTTCAGATGATATAGACTGGTGTCAAGAGAATATTAAAACTGGATGCCCTACAAAATTCATGACAAAAGAATATAATGGGTTGGGAGATTACTCTCATCTAAAATTGATGTCTGCGTGTAAACACTTCATCCTTACAAATAGTACATTTGGATGGTGGGGAGCTTGGATGTCAAATAACCCAGACAAAATAGTCTACGCTCCAAAAAAATGGTTTACTTCAAGTTCTGAACCTGAAGGTTTGATACCAAACGAGTGGAGAAGAATATGAGATTATAGGTTGTAAAGGAAATAAATTCAGAATCTTTAGATGATATTATATTAGACCTAGTGGAGAACTATAAATGAAAGTTTTATTGACTGGTGGTACTGGATTCTTGGGAAAAAATCTGCAAAGATATTTTCAAAACGATAAGCATTACGATGTAGTGGCACTGTCTAGCGAAATGTACGATCTGCGTTTCGGAGAGGCTTGCAGAAGAGCTATCGAGGATCATGCGCCAAATGTCATCATTCACGCTGCCGGAAGCGTAGGAGGCATTCTGGCGAATCAGCAGAACCCCGGAAAGTTCATGTATGATAATCTAGCTATGGGTATGAACATGCTCGAACAAGCTAGGGTTTACCAAGAAACGCATACTCCATTAAAGTTCGTTATGCTTGGAACGGTTTGTGCGTACCCAAAGTACACCCTTGTTCCTTTTCGGGAATCAGAACTGTGGAATGGATATCCTGAAGAAACAAACGCTCCATACGGAATCGCCAAAAAGACACTCATGAAGCTTGGCGAAACTTACCATCAGCAATACAAAATGGACGTTGTGAATCTTGTGCCTGTGAACATGTACGGGCCACACGATCATTTTAATCTAACAAGTTCTCATGTTATTCCAGCACTGATACTAAAATTTCATGAGGCAATAAAAAACAATCAAGACGTGACTGTATGGGGAAGTGGCAAAGCGTCAAGAGAATTTTTATATGCTCCAGATTGTGCTGAAGCCATCAAGCTGGCTATCGAAAGCAATGTAGGACCAGAACCAATAAACATTGGAACTGGAAAAGAAATAAGGATCTCAGACCTTGTGGAAGAAATTGCCCTTCAAATGAATTTTAATGGTTCGATCATTTTAGATTCTACGAAACCTGATGGTCAACCAAGAAGATGTTTAGATACGACTCTTGCTGAAAAGCGATTGGGCTTTAAAGCTAAAACTGATTTTCAAACCGGATTAAAACAAACTATTCAATGGTTCTTGGGAGAACAAAGATGAATTTAGGCTTTTTTATTCAGAACAATTGCGGAACTCCACAAAACACCAAGATCTATAAGTTTCTAAATGAAGCTATCAGTGATCATGCTTTACGAGACGCAAGTGTTTTTTTCAATGACGTTGGCTTCAATCCAGTGAATCCAAGATTTGGTATGTTTGATGGAGCGGATATCTGGAGCTTCAAAGGCAATTTGATTTGCACGTCCGTAGAGAATTTAAGAAAGGCTGTTTCTATAGTCAACGCAATCAAGGTTGCGTATCTTTTTAGCTCAAGCGATCCTGTTGAAAAGAACATTTTCGACTTTGTTAGTATATCAAAATCCTATAAAGTTTTAGTGGACAATGAGGTTGATCAAAATACTTTTTATAGACTAACTGGCGTAAAGCCAATCTTGATGCAAGAATGGTCAGTGCCTACACTCAGCGAGGTTTTCAATGAATGATCTTGACCAGAAAATTATAGATTTGTACAACAATGCAAATCAAAGCACTTACGAAATAGCTATACAGCTCAATACATATCCAAATAAAATAAGAAGAACCCTGATTCGTCACGGATATCAATTAAAGGATAAAAGTGAAGCTCAAAAGACCGCTTTAGGAAACGGTCGTAGTGCTCATCCAACAGAAGGCAAGAAAAGAACTGAAGCCGAGAAAATAGCGATCAGTAAAAGTCTTGTTAATTATTGGGAAGAAATGAGCGAAAATCAAAGAGAAGGTAGAATCAATCAAGCAAAAGATAATTGGAAAAACATGTCGGATGAAGCCAAGGAAAACATGCGATCCAAAGGCATTGCAGCGATCAGAAATGCAGCCACGGAAGGCTCTAAGCTGGAGAGGTTCATTGCTGAAAGATTGATGATGGCAGGCTTTTCAGTTAAATTGCACCAAATGATTATTCCCGCTGAAAACTTGGAAATTGATTTGTATATTCAGGAACTGAAGACTATTATAGAGGTGGATGGGCCGAGCCACTTTTTACCAATATGGGGCGAAGAAAAGCTTCAAAAGCAAGTGAATGCTGACCTTCGAAAGAGCGGAGCACTGTTGAGCAAAGGATATGTAGTGATCCGAGTAAAATCACTGGGACAGGAATCTTTGGCCAAACGACAAGAAATATTGGCCTCTGTGATCAAAGAGGTTTCAAAAATCAAGGATCAGTTTCCGCCAAGATCTAAACGTTTTATTGAGGTTGAATGATGTTGGACAAAGAAAAAGATTTATTTGAAGACGTTTTTTTACAAACACCACAGAATGTTGACACTAGCGTAAAGGACAGGTTTATGATGGATGGACCAGAAATGACAGATCCACAGTGGAGTGATTATGTTATGAAGCTTTTCGATCCAACAGAGTTGTATGAAGGAAGACCTTTGTGCTCTGGATTGAGAAGAGTTGCAGAGCTATTGCTCGGAAGAATCGTAAGCAGCAGACCAACTCAAGTTTTTCCTCCTGCTGCTGGTGATCAAATCGGAAGAGCAACTGTGGTTTGGGAAGTAGTGTTTATCGATGGCTCTTTGTTCAGCGATGTGGCTGATTGCTGGGAAGGAAACACGGATGATGCCTTCTGTGTATTCAATACGGCTACGGCAGCGACACGAGCGGAAGGCAGAGCTTTGAGAAAAGCCCTCAGACTAAAGATTGTAGCGGCAGAGGAAATGACAAAGAAGAATACTGCTGGTATCACTCGTAGTATTAGTCAAACTAAAAGCGTCACAACTGAAGGAGAGTACGACAACTCACAAAGAATGACTGATTCACAGGCAAACTTTGTTGACGTCAAGTGCAAGCAGTTGGATGTAAACGTTGTTAAATTCTTTAAGGAGGTGTTTGATCTCAACGTAAAGCGTAGTATAAACAAGGGGCAGGCAAGTACTGCAATCAACAAGCTTAATGATTTTCAACAAAACAAGGATTCAATTCCAAGCTCTATAACTGCTTATGAATCCGACTGGAGGAACTAATGAAGGTAAGATATCAAACTGGTGATGGTAGACTAAACGTTGAACTCGAAGGAGAGTCTCAAAGAGAGCTATTCGAGCAATTGTCCAGATTTCAGGAGGTGTTTGAAGAAGCCGGATGTGGAAAGTGTCATTCTACAGATGTGCGTTACGTTGTGAGGAATGTTGACGACAATCTTTATTACGAGAAGCGTTGCCACAATTGTGGCTCTCGACTATCCTTTGGATCTCACAAGAAGGGTGGAGGATTGTTTCCAAAGCGCAAGGAAGGGGAAAACTGGCTTCCCGACGCAGGTTGGGTAAAGTGGAATCCCAAGACTGAACAAAACGAATAAGACGCTGGTTGGCGTCTAAATAAAAAGGGGTGGCCAAAAGCCACCCCTTAATTTTTGATATGTAGTGTTTTATATCACAGATATTCTAATGTGAAGTAAAGACCAAAATCCGTTTTGCTTCCGATGCTACCCGGAGAAGCACTCAATGCAAGATACCAGTCGTGTCTAGTTGACCTGCAAGCCTCTCCAGACTTAGCGATCCAATTGGTGTAACCCAGCCCTGTGGCCGCAATGGTGTCGTCAGAGCTTGTGTTCAAACCGCTAGGACCGGGACCAGAAGTGAGCGGAAGATCTGACATGGCAAAGCCAGCAGAAAATTGTGTCCACTCATTGTCCAGTGCCACGCCTCTGAATTTAAGAGGACCAACGCCAGTTGCAAAATTAACACCAATGATTGGATTTGGGTGTCTTATTTCGTAAACCTGAGTAACAACGCCGCTAGCATGTTTGCTGATATCTTGTCTATCAAAGATTCTCAGCTTACAATTTTGTACTCGAACCCCTTCAGTGTGTTCAAAACGAATATTGAGCGGAGCAGCTATGTTTGGAATGCCAGAAGTGGAAGTTGTGGCTCCTTCGCCCTGAACATAAGCCGTGGTATCCGTATTGTATTTAACATTAGAACACTTGATGCCAGAAGCCGTTCCGTTCGCATTCGTGACGTAGGTAGCGTCTTGGTACTGACCCACAGGCACAGAAATACCAAAACCACCACCAAAAAAGCCCAAACCAGATCCACCAGTGCTTCCGATCAAGTCTGGCTGATTCCCAGTGCCTTCATTGTAAATATTCTCATTGTTAGCATGAAATGTAATCGTTGCCATTATAATCTCCCTTTTAAAGATTGGATTTATACACTATTATACACAAAAATATCGTTTATGTTAAACTAATACTTTCTATCGTGATGTGTTGCTCTATGGATTCAGTGGGATTATTACTATCTCCATGAGGCTGTCCATTCTCACCTTGCACTGCCCCACAAGCCAACCAAGTCATGGTGATATCATTATGAAAATGGAAAAATATGTCATAAGTTGAATCTGCAGATTTTACAGCATCATCTAAAGTAAACGACACGTCGTAAGGTTCATCGATATAAGATTCGCTCTCAGCTTCTGCTGTACCACCCGTATCTTTGTGAGTTGGACCAGCTTTATTCGCTGCAATTCTAACAATTTCGTCTCCATAAGATCCATTTTGCTTTACGATCAATGGTTTTGGATCACACTTTATTTTTTTTCTCACCTGAGAACATACAAAATATGCGTCAAAATCTTTTCCTGTAGAACCCGCTATCAGTGCGATTGTTGTTACTTTATGCTGAGGGGTTAAACTTCCGATTTGCTTCGAATTAGGCATACAAAATGATAATGGAAGATTTTCACCGTTATTTATTACTTTTAGTTTTGTTATTCCACCATCTGTGTGAACCTCCTCCACTCTTAATAAGATATTTAATGCACTAATGCCAACAATGTCTCCTTTCTTATAATCTGTCCCACTTTTTTCTACAATTAAACAATGCTTACGTTCTAATACTCTATCAAGAGCAGCTTGTGATTTAAGAATCATCGAATTATTACTTGTCGAAAAATACCCACCAATATCCGCTGGAATAGTCAGAGTCAACATTTCGTAACGGTAAGGCAATAATTTCCCTGTTCGTCGCGGGTCTACATTCCAGTATGTTTCTAACATAATCGGTGGGTTTTTCATTGCACCTTCAGATGTTGCATCGGAAAAAATATAAGTTTCATCGTTTAATGTTACTGGTTGACATGTAGATCCCTCTGTATGAACATCTTTATATCTAGAAGGAATTTTAATGTCCACACCGCTAGCTTGTTGATAATTGTACTTGACACTATTTAAAATATTTCCGTCTGAGTCTTTTAAATTTTTAAAATCTTCTTGTAATAAATTTCTGATGTTTCTCGGATCAACCAAGCCTAAATCATTTACCTGAATACTGCCTGCTGCACCTCCACGATATACACCGTCAAGAAATTCTACACCCGGATTAAAGTGGTGAACAGCAAAATACCTTGGGTCATAAACAGTAGATGAAGAGTCGTGACCTTGATATATCCTCACACTCAAATCTATAATATGCGCCTGCTTGTAACTGTCCACTAAATTACCAACCCCCCAAGTCTTTGTTTGATCTTGGGCTAATACTATTCCTAGTACGTCACCAAAAGAAGTACTTCTTGGAGCAGGTCCGGCTGCGGCAGACATTCCGTATAAATTTTGAGTTGTAAATTTTATCGATTCGTTTGCTTTAACTTTGTTGCTTGTTGTTATAACTCCAAATGCTGCAGCACCCTCCCAATTGGATTGTGGAGATTTCTCATAAGCACCTGTCAGTTTGGTTGTCCAATTCATGCCTCCACCAACAGACGATGTATTCCAATATCCTGCTTCGTGAAGTCTACCACCATAGCTTGGTTTAGGTGAAATTGATGGATTTGGAACCCAACCTCCCCATTTTAAAGGTCCGCCAACCTCATAGACTACACGATTAGCGCTACAATTATGTTGTTCACGCTCTGGGGCATAATATGATATAGGAAACTTATAATTTGTCTGAGTTCTGGCTGCTTCGGCATAAAAACCACCCACGTCTTTTTGAACGCTACTCATGAATAAATTTTTGGCAAGTGTATCTTCAGTTCCATATTTAATTCCTATGGGCAAGCCAAACTGAAGATATGCTTCCAGTTTCAAGGGTCTAAACATTAAATTACCATTTTTCCTTGGTTTAAAGTCGAAGGCACTCTCATTGGGATTGGGAGTTCCCGGTCCCGTGTTCGGACGTTTACATAGCCACGCACCTCCCGTAACCAAGTCATAAATATAAGCGTTGCTCTTGACCCCTGCGGTATTCATTTCGTTAAAAAGACCAATTGGCTTTATTGGACTGCCGTATGTCCCGTCTGGAGATGCATTTAGCATAACATCTGCTGGTATTGTTTTTCTACCGTCATTAAGACCTAGTTCAAACAAACTAGCGTCAGGCTTATCGCTTCCTCTGGACCATCTAGGGCCTTCTTGAGGAGGAGTTAGAGGATTTCCAAATGTGGCGTCACATTTCGCATTAGACGTGTTTCTTTCTGGAATATTCTCAAAAGGACTTATATTTGCAGGGTTGCTTGTGTCAAAATAATCAGCTTGAGTTGATATTGAGCCTTTGCTTGCAGAAACAACGTCCCAAGCTCTCGCATTGTCATAAACATTTGTTCCATCATATCCTGCTGGAAATACACATCCAAAAAATGTACCAGTATGAGCAGAATTTCTACTTGAGCGATCCTTGTTAAAAATAGATTTGCCAGCAGCATTTATGGTTGCAGAAGTGCTTGAAATAGAACATTTATCATCATTATTTTTATCGCCAACGCCTCCTTTACCTCTGATTCCAAAAATTTGACTATCTAAATAATCAAAAGATGTTGTTTGAAACCATCCACGTTCATCGAACCACTCTTCGTGAGTGCTTGTGTTAAAAGGTACACCTGAATCATAACCTCCAGCAGTTCCATAATCTATTCCTGTTGTGCCATAGTTAAAAGGATGATCGTCACCGCCCCTGTGTTTATAATACAATTTATGAAAATTTAATTCTGCACTTCTTGGTGTTACATTTACTCTAGCATTACCATTTACTTTTTTCCCTTTAAAGAAAAATTCACTGGATGTTGCCATATATGTAAAAGAGCCCCATTTTCCAACAGAGGTTGTCACTACATCTGTTGTCGCGGCGTTCGGTTCACCCAATGAACTCACATACCATCTCCCATCTATTTCTGTAAGCAAAACCATATCTTCAGCCGAATATTCTTTTACAGAATTGATATTATATACTGTTACTGTTATTTTTTTATTTTTCTCCTCTGTAGCTGCCGTTGATGAGCATCTAGCTTCTCTTGTCATTTCGTAAGTAGGAGCCAATCGTAATCCCCCAAAGTTTTGATCGGTAATAGGCATCGCAAGACCAGTGGAAGGTATAAATGAATACGTATTTTTTTCATCTGCAAAATCTTCAGCAGTGTTACTGACTGCTAGATGCGCATTAGATGGTCCATTGGGAGCTTTATCTAAACGTGTTGTTAATCTAGCTAAAATGTTTTTATTTCCACTTTGCCATTTTCCTGTGACTGGATTGATTTGAACGTCTAGGGGAGCAGCGGTCTGAGCGGCAGTGTCAGTTGTGTTTGGAACGATGCTTTCACCATCACCATCTGGAATAGTTCCAATTGCATTAACCTTTGGACCGACGATAGTTAAATTTTTAATGGTAATAGCGTTGTTTCCAGATTTCATCATTGACTCATTGCCAAGATAAAGATTGAAAGATACATTTTCCGTTATGCTGCACCTATCGAAAACTCCATTGTCAACATAAAAGGTCACAGGTCCGCTCCATTGAAGGTATGGACCTGCCTTGCTGCATTTTATTTCAGTGAGCAGTGCCCAGTCTGGAATGAGAACATCTTGAGCCGCGCCCCACAGTTTTCTTGGAAAATAATTCTGATGAATAACCATCCATTTGTTTAATTGAATCAAACCATATAACGGCTTTATGACTTTTAAAAGTGTAGATGGGTTATTAACGCTGTTGTCTGGAACGTTGTAATGCTGCACCAAAGTGGTTCCATTTAAACCCATCGCATACAATATTTCTGAATCCTTTAAGGAATTCATCATCATCGCATCATTTATATTTTTTCCTTTATATTCCCATTTATCTGTATCCGATCCTCCAGCGTTATTCAAAGCTCCTTTTAAATTCTGTTTTTTAAATCTTCCAGCATTTGGTATTTCTCTGTTTGGTTTCCATCCGTCCCAAAAAAATTCAGTAGTTGGAGTTATACCTAAAAGTTTATCTAAGCCATTGGGCGCATAAGATAAAGGATCAGAAGGGCTTGCTTGGTTTATATGTCTTCTGTTGAGATATCTACCATCAGCAGTTTTTTGATTCCACCAGTCTATGAGCGTGCCTGTTGTGAAACTACTGAGTCCTATTTCTAAAAACCAAGGGTGATTTGTAGTAAATAAATGAATATCACCTTTATTTTGCTGTATCATATTTTCCTCCTTTTGAGTCCATCGTTACATTATAGAAAATTTAAGTCAGAAAAGTTTTGTTGAATTTCCATAGACGGCAAAGATGAGTTTGGTCCTTGTGAATACGCTTGAAGTATATCGCCCATAGATGATACTGCTGTTGAATTTAAAGCCTGCTGAGTACCATAAGTGCCTACTCTTGCCATCGCTGCCGCTGAAGAATAAGAAACACCTGTATCTTTTCCAACTGCTACAACCCCTTCTTTTATTTCTTCACCAAATACTCTATTTGATTCAACTTGATTTGTCACACTATTGACCAAGTTCATTATTTGTTTTCCCCCACCGTTCATCACGGTGTTCACCAAATCTGCGCTGGTGGCGCGTTTTCCTAAGCCTCTTCTTATAGCGCTATTTTGTTCATCTCTGAGTTTTTGTCTTTCTCTGGCTATTTGACTTATTGCCATCTCTTTTTGTTTCGCTAATTTTCCCCATTGAGCTGTGTATAAATCCAACTTGACGGTCGTTTTTACTCCTCCTTGAGAAACATTTATTCCTATAGACGTTATCAACGGTCCTTCTGCTTGTAAGGCTTTTGCTAACGCTATACCTGTTGGAGCATCTGGAAAAACAAAACCTCCTCGTTCACTAAACAAAAGTAAACTGTTTGAAAACTGAGCTTCTAAAGATCCTGCTTCGTTCATCAATTGATAACCAGCATAATTCCAAGGAGCTAAATTTTCATTCTTGATAAATTCTACCTTGCCGCCAATATCAGAATATTTAATTCTTGAATCCTCTTCAGGGTTTAATTGGCTCGCTGACATCCATGGACCATAACATCTTTCCATAGACATCAATGGCAAAGCTATCAAGTCTGGATAAACTGGTGACGGTTGAATATAATTGATAGCAGTATTTGGACTGTTTGCTATGCTTCCTTTTACTATTTTTTTAGCAATTGATCTTGCGGATGAAATTTCACCCAAAGATAGATTGAGCCAATCTGATTTTTTTCCGGGTATAAAGGCCATTTCCAACGGAGCCAATCCAAATACTCCTATCACAAATTCTGAACCAACTAAATTATATCTTTGTGCCTCTCTTATTGCTTTTTCTCTTTGTTGTAAGAAAACCGGAGAAAGTAGGTCTGAAGGATTGACCCTAAACAGAGTAGGTTCACATCTTAAATTTGGTGGTCCGGGAACTGGAATAGCTGGGAAATTAAACTCCGGAATTTGCACAGTATCTTGTGTCATAAGATGTTTAAGCTGCGCCGCTTGATATGTTTGATTTTGACCATCATTCCATCTTGTGTCCACTGAGCTTTTTATTCTTCCGGGAAGCGTTATCAAAGCATACACATGTTCATCGTCTAATTGTTCTGTATCTGTGTCTATGATCCAACCATCTAAATCTGCATTGTAGGTTCTGCTAAAATCAACCCAAGGAGAAGCTGTACCATCAACACCCCCGTTTTTAGGAAGGGAAAACAATGGAACGATTTCTTCAAAAATATATTTAGACGCCCTGCATCCGTTAGCACCAACGGTTTCTACTAATTTTTGTTCCGGAATAGACAAGTTAAACGAATAGTTTCTTGCAAATTGAGTCAACGAATAATCTTTGAGTCTCGGAGGCATGTATAGCTTTTCTTCAACACTACACTTTACAAAAGCCATTGATGGCGGTTGTAATATTTTTTTATTTCGATCCGCTTCTGTTGCCGCTAAACCTTCAAACCTTGTTTTTTGATCTATATTGTTGTTTGGCAATTCTTCGACAACATCCGCAATGAATTGACCGCCCTGAGTAACAACCTGTTGAACAATGTCGTTCTTACTAACGCCAGTAAAGTCTAACAATTCACTATGATTAAACCTAACATAGCATTGAACACGACTGGTATCGCTGAGTAAATTTGTGGTATCAACTGGACACAAACCTTGCTGAATAGCCGGAGGCAAAGCGCTCCAAGGAACGCCATTTTTCAGAGCTTGCAATGCAGATATATTGACTCCAAACATATTGAATCCAAAAAAACCGCCTTGTGATTCTGGTTTATAATTCCATTCCCAAGCTTCACTGAATGGATTAAAATTACCTTTCAAGGCTCCAAAATTATATGAAGCAGAAGCTCCACGTCTTTGAGATAGATTTTTATCTGAAACATAATCTTGTAAATAAGGATACCACAAGTTTGAAGGATTGCTGTTTGATAGTGCGTCCAATGCCCTCAGTTCATATCCTATGTTGCCAGAAAGTCTATTGATATCATAATAAACTCCTCCGATAGCAGCGGGATCTGAAGAAATAGGTTTCGGAGGAAATCCAAAAGGACCATTTTTAACATTGAATGGAGTTGTTCCAGTGAAAGTAGAGATCGTTGATGAATAGCCAAGGTTGCATGACTTTGGAAGTCTAACCAAAAACTTTTTACCAAGACATTCATCTGCTATAGCTTTTACAAATTCGTATACTTTTTTCGCATTTTCTTCATGTTTCTTTGCTGTTTTTTCGATATTAAATAAGAATTTTCCCAAAGGGCCATTTCCTATATTTTGAACATAAGCTACTGTGTCTCCAGCCGCTTTTAGTTGAGATTGTAATTTCAAATAATTATTGATGGTTTGCTGAGCCTTTGAAATTTCTTCTGTTAATGCTTTCTTTTCTTTGTCATCAGAATAATAAAGCTTATTTAAAGTATCTTGTAAATCAGCTACATGATCTATAGCTCTCGGCAATTGCAGCATCGGAGCTTCAACACTTTCAAGTCCTTTTTGTAGATGTTCTGTATCTTTTATCAATCTAGTTTTTGCATTCACAAGGCTACTGATTCCAGCTTCAAGTATTCCAATGTTGGTGGCTCTTCTGTAATAAAGAGGATAACCAAAAGGAGGAGAGCATGGACTAGCTGGATATCCATCCTCAGTAACGACAGGTTTGTCAGAATGCCAAACGCATCTTGGAACTGTGACTGCATATTGCCTGCCTTTTAATGCGTTTATAGCACTGGTGATTTCACCATCCTGTAAAGCTCCAGCTAATTCAGTAATTTTTGCAAACGATTGAGCTTGAATCGCTTCTGATCCAGCAGACAGAGTGCTTAAAAAAGCTCGGTGCTCTGAAATATCTTCAATGTAAGTATCGTTGTATGATAATAAAAAATCTTTCCATTTTTCGTATGAGATTAAAGCTGCTCGTAGCTCCATCTCTGTCGCCACGTAATAGCTTCCAACTCCATGAGCGTTTAGAGATGTGGCGTCCAGTAAAATCTGTTGGTAAGAACCAAAGCCTCTTGGTATTGATATAGCTTTGTTTCCAATCATACCATAATACGGCAAAAGTTGCTGTTGCTCTTGAACTCTGAGATCCCATTGGGATTGTTGAAGCCAAGTCATATTGGCGGTATTGTTCGCTTGATTCGAAGTCCAGAGAGTGTCTCTATCACGTTCAGTGGAAAAGAAATATGTTTCGACCTCTTGGGCACCAACAACAAACTTGTCGGTAACAACATTGGATAATTCATAACCAACATCTTGGTTTTCTACATTGATGCCTCTTGACTCTAAATTATCTAAGTATGATTTTATCGCGCCATATTTTGGCTGCTTTGTTTTATCTATAGCATCTAGTCTTATTATTCCTGTGATAATATTTGCGGATTTTCCTTGAGATATTTGGTCGTTGTTGTAATTATAGAAAAATTCACATGACGGATGATCTATAACCGGAAGCAATGTTACGTATAGTTCATGACTAATGATATCGCATAACTCTTGAGCTAGGCTCAGCAAGTCTATTTGGCTAAAATCCATGTAATACAATAGTGGGATTTTTCCTGTGGGGATTCCACCAAAATCAACCACATAATTAAATCCTCTAAAATTTATTGATCCGCCAAAACCAGCTTGAACATATTCTTGTGGCATGAACCCGTCGTATTGAAACAATGCGGACAAAGCTTGAGAAATGCGATAAAATGGCATTCCTTTGTCGCTTCTTCTTGAAAAACCTTGACCAGTGATTGGGAAAAATCTAGGTAGATTTTCTGGGTTAACAATAGAATTGTTTACTTCAAAAAAGTATTCATCCTTCAAGAGAACTGGCTTAGGGTTTATATCAGTTGTCAACGATCCATCAGATGAAACCCATTGTCTCGCTGAAGGTGTAACTTGAGCTATGTTATTAGTCTTTTCCCAACCAGTAACGTCATTCCAATTAGATAAAACTCCAACATAATCTACTCTTCCAGAATTATCAACAAGCTTAGTTACAATTGCGGCTGTGCCTTCTCTTTCAAATTTTGTCAGCAATTGAACCGATGGATCATATTCTAAAAACCCATAGACATTTATAAGGTTTTTATTGTTGAATGTTGTTCCTTGGTAGTCGTTTAATAGAACTGCTACATTGGATAGAATTTCCCTCGGATCTGTGAGCTGAACAGCATACGTTGGCTTGCCACCGTTGCCTTTATTTTGAGTGTAGCTTTGCAGTATCCCACCAAAATTAAAGTGAGAACGTCCTCGCCAGTATGTGTTTATATCCCATAAAGCGCTTCTGTTTTGAATGAGTTTCGCTTGACGGTCAACAAAATGATATGGTTTCAATTCGTCGAAATCATCTGGGTTCCAGCTTGACGTAGGAAATGGAACGCCCCAAGCATTATTGGCTATTTTTGGAGGAAGGGTTTCTATGCCATACAGATCATCGTACGTTTGACGGAAAGCCTGATCTATTGTTGCTGGATTTTTTCCAAACTTAAAAAATACTGGCGTGCCAACAACGGGAGGTCTGAAAGTATCATATTCTCCGTTGTGGTATGGATCGTCTCCGTAACCCAATGTTGTTGAGTCTGATTTATTGAATTCGTCATTTATTAAATTGACGCTCATTGTAGATGATGAAGATCCAAACCCTGCGCTTAAATCAAAGTCAATGATAGAAGCTCCAAGAAATGTTTGTTGTACAAACCCTTCATTGCCAAAGTTTCCACCGGTGAGATTATCTGCGGTCCAACCTCCAGTTGATATGCCTCCGCTGGCTCCTTGAGGTAGATTAAAATGAACAGGCCAATCTTTTCCGTATTCACCTGAAGGCGGAATTATTCCATATGCATTATCTAAATTTGACATTTATCCTCTCCAAATTATCCGTATGGGTTCCAATTGACAGAAGTCCTAAAGGTAGAAATATATGGTATTGATATTACTCCCACTGGAAGAACTAGTTCATGATGAATATAGTTGTTGAATATGGTAAAATCTTCTATTTGTTTAGACCTTACATCTTCGCCATTAGAAAATCTACTTCTCTCAAGATTATAATGAAAAATGCCACTTTGCCTATTCTGATCGCATAAAACCCCATCTTCTGATGGATATGTTTTTAATATTCCTGAAGCATCCCACCAAGCGTCACTATAATAGTTGTTTATATCGCTGGCTTTATACTTTGCTTCTGTTTGTTCGTTGGGATATGGAAACGGTACATTTATCCCAGAGCCTCTGAAAGACGGTGCTTCTGATCTCATTCTGTGAGATTGAGTAACGTCAAAACCGTTTGATTCTCCCGAAGGCAACAATCCAGAGACTGGCATTGCTTGTTGCTGTGAAGACAAAGGAAGGTTTGGACCTAACCCTGCGTCAAAAAAATCTGACCATTTAGGTTTATAAGCATGTGTCATGATTAACGATCCAACTCATATGTCCAAGAGATATTGAATGAATAAGTGCCTTCTTTAGGATTCCAACTTTCGCTAGGAGGAGATATGAAATACTTTCTGACTCCGGGTTCATTCTTTGGACTAAGTTCGTTTATTAATCCAGCTATTTGACTAGCGGTTGGTTCAACAAGACTGGGTTTTTTCAATATCAATGTATTTCTTTTGTCTCCATATGCTATTTTTGTATAGTCCATAGTCAAGCTTATAGAAACATCCCTTTTATACTCTGTTCTTCCGCCTATATATTGTAGCACTGGACCAGTTGCTCTGCCAAGAACTGGAATGATCGCAAAAATATCTCCGGGATAAGTATCGTTGACCTGAATACTTTCAGCGATAACCCCTGATATTATATTTGTTGGTCTGTTGTTGAAGCTAAGATTATAAGATATATCTCCAGTGTATTGATTTGAACTCAAGCTCATGGAGACTGGCTGAGAATTAAGGGCAACTGCAACTAAATTATTAGCACGTTTATATATTGGACTGATCAATCCAAACCTTCCGCTGTTTGATATTTCATTATATTTTGACAAAGCGTTTGCATACGCTCCGCTGACAGCGTTAAAATTTGCACTTCCAAGACCAGATCCATAAACTGGTGAAAAATTACGCAAACCCTTTATCGCTCCATCTATTTGGACCGTAATGAAAGGATCGGTGTTTGATGTGGATGTAGATAAATTATAAACTTCATTTGCTTTTCCACTGCTCAATATCCAGTTTTCTGACACTGAGTATGTACCTTCAGTGACATTGATTTGCTCAGTTCTTACATGATTATAACCACCGTAAGAATTCACTAAATTGATAGTACCAGAGCCTATTTGACCAATAATATTAGGATATTGTATGCCAGTTCCGCCACCGCTTAGTCTTTTCTGCACAAACCTTTTAGCTTGTTCCCAAGCTGGCACATTCAAGCTTCCAATGGCAGACGTTTGGTAATTGTAGCTTGTGCTTGCTGGTCCATAAACCGTTTTACCAGTAGCGCTCAGAGAATGAGATATTCTATAAGTTATGGGATTATCAACAGACTCACCAGTTTGGTCGTCTGCTTCGATACCCCAGTCTTCACTGTAAGTTTCGATAAACGCAGTATCTTGACTGCTGAGCAAGGCAGAAATGTTAGTGTCTGTGGCTCGAAGATCTCCATTAACAAATGTTCCTTCATAGTCTACATACTGGTCTGGATCGTCCCCTCGAAGTAGATAATCAGCTTCTAAAACTATCGTATACTCACACTTAGTGATATATTGACCTTCAGTAAAGTCAACACTAATAGTTCTTGGAAAACAAGTTATTGTAGCCCCAGCATTATCGAGAATATCTGTTATTTCTACTCGTTGTCCATCTTGGGCAAACAAAGCTCTTAAAGCTCGCTGTTTGCTAAAAATAGCAGACTCTGGTTTATGAACTTTTTGCTTGGGTGGTCTTGATCGTTGGGATGTAGGAACAGAGTCAAACTGGCCATACGGACCAACACCTGTAGGAGCAGCGTTTGCAAAAAAATCAAACAGCGTATTTGTATCTGGACTTAATGCGTACGGTGTTCCTTCATTTGGCAGTAAACTACCAGTAAGGGTAATTGTATAGGTAACCCCAAAATTTCCCTCTTTATTTTTTAGAATAGACTCAGAAATTTGAACTAACGGTGTTGGACGCACAGTACAAATGTCAGTATTTTTGTAATAAACTTTTATTGGCATTTAATATCCTCTTACTCTTAAATTAAGAGCATTCGTTGTCTGAGTACTCGTCAGTGATAAATTCAAGGATTCTGAACTCTGCCCACTTGGAGCAGAGATAAACAGAGATAATCCAGAAGGGTTCTCTCCGCTAGCAATCCCTAAAACACCAAAGTTATACAATCCTAATGTATTATACACATTTGCTCGATCTGGCCCCAACAACGATAGGTTCATATCTCCAGACATAGCGACTGGTCTTCCGGAGGTTATCAAGTTGAATGAATTGTTGATTTCTGTACCCGGAAACAGTTCAAACTTTATGTTATCGATGTATGGTCTATGAGCCACAAAACCCTTTGTTGATGGGTCAAAACCAGAAGCTTCTAAGAAAATGTCTCCATTTTTATTGCTAAACACTATGCCTGAAACTACATATTCTAATGAATCTCCAGATGAATTCTGGTACACCCTTAGGCCAACCCTGTCTGTTGATCCAGACTCTTGTTTGTTTCCAAACACATGAGCGTCTATCCAACCTCCGCTATTTTGTATAGAAGGAATCTGTTGTCTTAAAACACAGTCGAAGGTATAAGCAGCTCCAGCATTATTTAAACCTTTTGTTGGATGATCTCCACTCGTTGGCCAATCGTGATTTGGAGAACCAGCAATCAATGTATAATCACTATCTCCTCTAAGTGGCCTATCTATACAAACGGAGGCTCCAAAGTTGTCATTGTCTGAACCACTAGCCGCCAATATTCCGGTTGTTAATGCGGTTTGAACTCTAGACTTGTAACCTACGGCAAGCATCTTTTCAGCAAATATCCATCTTTGTGTTCTTTCATTGAAGTTGACCATTTCGTTTCTATAGTTATAAACAGCACCATTGTTTAGAGTCATTGTTCCGCTGTTGTTGCCAAATGTATTTACTCTGATTCCGGAATCGGCTAAATCGTAGAATGAATGTTTTGGAATATCAAACTTGGCGTCAAAACTCTTTCTCTGGAAGGCTGTAGATCCACTGTAGATATGGTGATGTAAAGTTTCAAACGAATGATTTGGAGCGCCCACAACGGCCATGTCGTAAGCTATATCAACTGAAAATCCAAATCTATCTCCACGGCGAGCGTATTCTGATATAAATGAAGAATCGTTTATTTGATGTGGACCTCTCAAACTTGTTAATTTCTGAGATGGAGTTGGAGAGAAATCGTAGATGCCAACATTTATGCTGTTTGGCTTTATCTTTTGTTTGAACTCCCAAGGTAGAAACTCTTCTATTACATTTTTACCATTGTTTGTTTTCTCGAATATGAATGCAGCTCCAGCGCCTCCGTCTGCGCCTATTCTTATTCCAGATCTAGTTGCATCGTTTTTGATTTCATGCCACTGAACAATTCCACTGACACCGCTTATAGCTCCTTCTGAATGAAATGCGTTGTATGGTGTTCCAACTATAATTTTTCCATTGTCTATAGCGACAGAGTATCCGAATAAATCTCCCGGACATCCAGAGTTGAATAAATCATAATCAAGATAGTCTGCGTTAGCTATCTTCATAAGCTCATTCAATCCGCCTCCGATACCGGCATCAACTATAAAGCTTCTGTTTGAATTTTTATCTAATCCTAACAGGATATCATAATCGGTATAAATACCTCCATTGTAGGTTACAATATCCAAGAAGTCTCCACTGAACCTAGGGTACATTCCATATTTAGTGATAACTTCATCGTTAAAGAAGCTTTTGGATCTTTGTTCCATTTCTTCTGAAGTTTTAAGTTCTGGTGGTCTAGATAGAGTTGTAGGATCGTACGTATCCTCGTTGTCAGAATAGTTGTTCAAATTACCAGCAACACCATTTCCTCCCCAAAGTCTAGAAGGAATCAAAGTAGCGCCAATAGCCTGACCGCTAACCGCAGCATATTTAGCCGGAGAGCCTCGTTCAGGAGCGCGTAATTTCTGAGAAAGTTCCCAGTTTCTGCCTTCTTTTATTAGGGCAGTATCGTAAACCCCTCCTGATTGTAGTCTTCCTGCCCCGTTACCAATGTTGATGGTTTCGCCAGTATCGTTTGGACTCGGAGGATATAGATTTCTAACAAAGCTTTGGTTGCCAGTTATAGTCGTTGATCTATAATGAGGGCATTGACCTTGAAGCAAAGTTGAGTCTGCTATTAAAATGATTTTTGATCTTCTCTTGCCATTCTGGAACGATGAGAAGTTTTCAAACTCTTCTGCCACAATGACTGGTCCATCTTCTATCAATTCTTCAGCCCAGCTTTCAGACGCAGAAATACACTCATCTGTTGTGAAATTGTTTTCATCACAGTAAATGGAACTCTTGTGTTTGACTGGTCTAGAAACACCCGGAACTACTCCGCTAGCTGCTGGATTCACAGCGTACCGGAAGTTGAATTGAACTGGAAGTCCATCGTTTATCAAACCGCTGGTTGTTATAGCATTGATTTCAGTAATGATTGGAAGCAACGCTCCAGAGATAGACAGCATTCTAGGAGTTTTAGGAGGCAATGAAATGCCTTCTAATTCTTTGACATCTATAAAACTAGACCATTTACTTGTTTGAAAAGTTATTCCAAACTCATCTATGTTGCTATTTGATTCTGTTCTAAATTCAAAAATGGTTTCCTGAGGAATATAGGTCGTTGTTTTGGTTAGCTCTCCAACGCTTCCACAGGCGAACGAAGGCAAACCTACGGGCGTATCAAATATTAGATTTCCACTATGATTCGCGCATATTTTAAATTTTTCATCTGGAGACTCAGAGACCCAATTTATCCATACTCTGTATCCAGATCCGGGTAAAATAGGGAAAGTAACAGCGCCTGCCCCGTTAATCTGCCAAGTGTTTTTAGCTCCATACACTTTATAGGTTTGTTTTATCTCTGGCAAGAAAGATAGTATTCTTTCAAAATCCTGCCCTCCTGATAATGGCACAAAGTTTGTTCTGCTTGCGTATGAAAACTCTTCACTTTGAGATGCAACGCTAATTGTAGCTGTGTTTGGATGGAAATCTATTCCACTGAGACTTGTAGAGGTTTTGTAACTAGGATATGTGAAGTGATACCCATCATCACAACCGCTGATGCTGTCTGTTGCATAGTTTATCAATTGTTTGTTGTCATTTTCTGTATATCTGCTCAACTTGTCTGACAAGTAATACTTGCCAAGTTTTGGTAAGTACATTGGCTTGCTTGTCATTCTCAGGCCACTGCAAAGATATGTAATATTATCAGATATTTCTTGAGCGGTACTATCTTTTACAGCACTGTAAGTTATAATTATCTTCTTGTTGCCAAAGTCAAGCCAGTCGTTTAGCGTCATTAAATCTTCACTCGAAGGTTTTCCAGACGGAAACGCCAACCACACAAAGTCTATGGAGCCGTTGACATATCTCATTTCACTGTTTTCTGTGAAAAATCCGCCATCAGGAAAAAATTCAACGTTTAATTTATTTGCTAAATTATGACCAGAGGCAGAATTTCCAGAAGAGTCATAAGCGTTCTTGAGAGATGTTCTTCCTGTAAAGCCATTTATCTGCAAACCCTTTGGGGCATACAAGCAATCTTTACGGATCATATTTATATAAAACTCTGTATTCTTATCTTTATTCAACGTGGCGTAACTAAGACCACGGCTAGCATCATCTTCACTCCACTGCGTAGCCAAGACATAAATGCGAGAATTATTAAATGATCCATCTGGTTTTCTTCCAGACTCCACAAGGGCTACTATCTGATCTGGGTAAACCGTTTCTGTGACATCAACAGCTTCAGATAAAATTTTACCAGCAGCTTGCATCAATCCGTCACGACCATTTTCAAGAGCAGGGTCGAACATATCTCCGTTATAATAAAATGAATTAAAGTTTCCACTAACAACCGATGGTCCATTTTCCATTATATGGAACGCAAGTTCATTTATGTTGTTGGCAGCAAAAGATATCTTTTCTTCAAACTGCTTGTTGACTTTATAAACCTGTGGCTGAAAAGTATCCCATATCAATCCAGATGTAGCTGGATCGTACCAAGATGTTGGAGGCAAGTGTTCAGCGGTCGTCAAGACTGGCACGGGTTCTTCATTGCTTTTGTTGAACAACGATTGTGGAGGGCTATCACAATCGATAGTAAAGTTCTGGAACTGCAAAGGCCAGTTTTTATAATATGACACTACGCTACAAGTCTTTGGAGTTGTTTTTACGCACTGCTCTTTCCATTGGGCTCGTAAATCACCTACAATCCCTTTTAATGGAAATTCACATTTTGAATTTATAATTGGAGCAGGACCGTCACCGCAAGTAGCTCCTTCTGGGCAATTTAGATTTTCAAAAAATTCATCAAGATTATCTCTAGACAAATCTATACGAATATCGCCAACACCCTTGATATAATATTCTCCATGATGCTCAATCGTTCTTCCAGTTGATCTATCTGGCAAGAAAGATTTAGTAGCATTGTATTTATTGCTAGAAACATCTTGTTGAGAAATGCATCCTTGAGCAGAATACTCAACATTACGCGCAGGATGTATTCTCATTCTGGAGCCTAATTTTTCCAGAATTTTGTTTACAATTTTATTTGAATCTTCATACAATCCATCTTCTTCCCATACTGGGTCGTTGCCAACGATAACAAGATTTCTATCACCCAAAGACAACCAATCTTTGATGTTTTGAATAATTTCATCGCTTGCAGCATCTAGTTCTGGAGTGACAATAAACGCAAGACCAGCGTCTCTAGGAATTTCAATTTCAGAGAAATCAGTTCTTCTCCAAGATTTACCTTGATATCCAATCGTTCCGTTTGACCCAGAAGCGAAGATCAAAGGCCAATTAGAATTATCATAATAACCCAAAGCTCTTTCTTCAGGATGAGAAGATCTGTCAAGATTGCCAAACCTTCCAAACTCAACAACTTTGTTGTGAGGATAATATTTTCTGTTTTGGAATACTCTCACCGCTCCAGCATTTGTATATGAAGCCCAAGAGAGAATGTTATCACCCCAAACGTTAGCGTCTTCAAATTCGTTAAAGCAGTCTGTGGGTGCTCCGAACGCTACGGTTTCTCCGTCTTGGTCTACAGCACAGCTCCATCCGAGCCTCGACGTTGAAGCGAACGTAGATGGCAAGAACTGTCTGGTTCCTAAGTATTGAATATCATTGTGCCCATACTGATATGTCATTTTATAAGGGGTTGGCAGAGTTCCCCAGAAGTTGATATCATTTCTATATTCAAATCTTTCTGAGGATTGTATAAAGTCGTATGTAGACACTTTGGCTATAGCTTGTCCAGATTGAGACGCTATAGAATCGTAATGACTGACAGCTTGCGGCTTGTTCGTGGAAACGCACCAGCTACGAATATTGTCGTAAACCTTCTGGGCTTCTTTTTCGTTTCGTTCAAAAATATTACAAGATTTATCGTTCCACGGAGAACCGACTGCTACAACTTCTCCATTTTTACTTATAGAAACGGCGTGTCCAAACCTATCGTTGTATGTCTTGCTGTATATCGAACCTAAACCATCCATACTGTCAAAGTTAAATTCTAACTTGTCGTTTGGAGACACAATGACTTGTATACAATTGAAAGTGTTTCTTTCTTTTTCAAATATATAAACTCTTCCGCCAGAGGCTGGTGGTACTTGAAATTCTGTTACAACAGACCCATGAGTAGAACCCCATTCTTGACCAACGCCACTTGCTATAAAGTTTCTGTTTAAAGTAGTGTTGGTGTATCCTGCGGACAATCTTCCGCTATCGAATGTATTTTCAAACAACTGCTTGCAAGTGGTATCCCATGTTTCAGACTCTCCAGTGATCTTATTCAGATGACCACTTTGCGCAATGTTTTGGACAAGATCTTTGACTCCACTCGCATAAGAGTGAGCTAAATAAAACTTTTCAAACTCATCATAGATGTTGATGACCACCCCATTGTTGCCGTATTGCAACGCTCCTTCAGTAGACCCTGTTTGTTCTTTGAAAAGACCAATGATAGCTGGTATTCCGCTATACACTGAGAATTCAGTAGAACCACTAGGAAACGCTTGGAAGAAAGCGGACTTTACTCCGCTGAGCATTTGATTGAACACAACTGGTCTTCCAGAAGCTATGAAATTTGCAGGAGATCCTAATCCACCAAGAACCCCTGAACCAGTATCAAGCAGTAATTCTAGGTCATCCAATCTAGGAATGTATTTGTGGACAAACCATGAAGACTCATCGGTTGGTATAACTGGATAATTTCTATTTGAATGAGTTAATTGTAGTACTATCAACTTAGGGTTGATTTGAGCGTACCATTCGTTTGGTCCGCTGTTCCAAGGTGCAGAGAAATATTTCCATAGTGTATTAAATTTTTGAGCTGTTGCAGCTACACTTTTCAGCTTTTCTTTTTCGTATTCAAATAAGTCTGTAAATATGATTCCTGCCGTTGGAATGCCAGACACAGCAATGTCAGAGAAGCTTCTTGACCACTTGGCTCTTGGGGCACCCACAACCACAATCTCACGTTCACCACTAGAGCAAATATCTAAGGATTCTCCGAATTTTCTGCCTTCCTGTCCAATCTGCCATTTGTTTCCAGATATAGAGAATTGATCAAATCTAATTATATTTTCTTCTGTTCTTTGTATGTAATCTTTTCTGAAACCAGATGGTAACATCAACTGTTCAGCGTAAGACCATCCAGCCTTTTTGCCAGCTTGATCAGAACCTCTTCTGTACAAGAATACAGATCCAGCTCCAGATACGTTCACTGTAGATTCGTCGTAAGGTGAATAATCTGAGATTGTAATGTTAGGAGCAGATATAGCCATCAAGTCATTGCTGACACGCACCTGTTGACCGTAATTATCATTTACGTTTCTGCCAGAAGCAGATATTAACTTCACACCTGAGAATACTATGTTTTGATCACAATCTTCAGTGCAGCAACCGCTATTGTTTGGATACCAAGCTGGTCCACACATTCCGTATTCCCATTCTTCGAATGTTCTTGGAACAGGAATAGATTGATTAGAACCAGTTTTAATAACTAGCGTGGTCTTATAAGCAAGCGATGGCAATAGCTGATCAAACTTTCTTATTCCATAGTAATTTCCGCTATATCCAAATCCACCTGCGAAATTAATTGCTCCAGAGTTTGTGTACGTATTCTTTGCTCTGAAGATGCCTCCATCATTGCATGTTTCTTGTCTCCACGTAATGCCGTCAGTAACCAAAGCTTTATCTATAGCTTTGCTTGGACTGTCTCCTGTGCATGATCCATAACCTATTAAATCTACACCTCTGATTTCATTGTTTGCAGGCAGAAATGCAACATGATTGTCTGCAAGTTCTATTGGAGATCCATAGCTACTGCTGTTCCATACAGCCAAAGAAGATCCAAAATTAGAGCTATAGTTTGCTGTTACAAAATTTAGAGATCCAGTCAACAAGGATTTAACCAAAGGATTATGCACATACAAAGGCATAGATTGATTTATAATGTTTGGAGCGTTTATGTACAAAGGCATAGAATGTGAGCGTCGTGTGGACACTCCTTGATTATGACCAACAATGGTCAATCCGATCACTCCACTGGCACTGCCTTTTTGTCTGTTCAATTGCTGGTTATGTAAAAATAATGGCAATGAAGATAAAACGCCCACGTTTCCAGAAGAAGCGAATAGATTAAGATTTAATACTGGACCTTCTGGTTTACCTGCCAACTCTATATTGACCAGAGTCAATGGCATACCAAAGAAACTACCAACAGATGTATTTGGGTTTCCGTCATCTGATGTATCGAGCATACCTAAAACTTTAGGCATAGATAAAGACAAGCCGCTACTCAGCGATGTTGGTAATTCTCCGCTGATATTTAAATTAAAATAGCTGTATCCAGATTGAGGAGGTATAAATAGATTCAATGAATTAGATTCAGTGAAAGCTCCACTTACATTCAAGAAAAATCCAGATGGATGATCTACTTCATTGAAGATATTATACGGTATAGGAACCTGAACTATCAACGGTAGTATTCCACTGTTTTCTCTTGGGAAACCGCCAATGTTAAGATTGATTTGGCTAGAAGCCGGGAAAGCTCCACTAACATTCATATTGAATGTGCCGGAAGAACCCAGTGCCAAAATATTAGCATCTACCATTCTCACATGAGAAGAGTGCATATCTATTCTAGATTCAAATGCTGGTCCAGAAGGATAAACCAGATCGTATTGAACGAACATTTGATTTACATCGTCTTTGAAATATCTTTCTGAAAAATCTTTTAACCTTGGTTCTTTTGGGAATACAGCCCAAGGCTCTGTTTCATCGATTAGATCTTCATAATCAAATGTAGATTCTAACTTAACAAAACAGCTAGACGGTTCGATGTAATGAATTTTTCTGTTTACCAATCCCCAATTCGGCTCTTCTGTTGTCCAATATGGGTCTTGTTTCTTTGTGTACAAGCTAACTATAAACTTTGGACCAGATGGAGCGATTGTTTCACAAGATGGCCACTTTATTCCATCTCCAAATTTATGCTCAACAATAGTTTCTACAACGAGGGCTCGTTCAGAAAATTTATATCCAACTGGTATGCTCTTGGTTATTCTTCTGTTGACTGCGTAAAAATTATCCACAACGTCAGATAAATGAAATCTTAAAAAGTCATTTTCTATCTGAGTATGGTAAGCTACAGTGTTATCCACAGATGTTGGCAGCGTTATATTTGTCTTGTCTGAATATCCAATGCCATCGCTTTTCAAATTAAAGGAAATCAGATCACGACCTGTGCGTTTTGTCAAGAAGTCAAACGAAGCGTCAAATTGGCAATATTTAAAGTCACCTACGTGCCAATCATTGTGCGTATCTTCGTCAACGTTTTGCCATAATGTAAATCTATCGTTGGTGTGTGATTCAGAAGGATTCCATAGTTTAACTCTTTGATTTGCTAAAAATACATCTGCACTAGTTTCTTTGAGTTGTAAATCTGGATCTGATTGGACTATTTTACAACCAGACGCAAGACCAAACTCACTAACAAACATATTCATGCCAACACCAGAACCAGTAGAAAACCCTACTGTAACATCGCTGTCTCCGACATAGATATCAAACGGAGTAGAAGTAGCACGCAATGTATTCCAAGGATAAGCAAATTCGTTGTCTGTATATAATTTTAATTCACTCAAATCCTTATCGTTATAAGTAAGAATAACTGCAAGTGGATATTGATATTCTGAATAATGAGCAGTGTCAGTTATTTTAATGATATTTCCAGTTGTGCTCCGAGCTAAACCGCAGAGATAACCGTTTTCGTAAGATATAGCAAACTCTAATTGTCTTCCTCCATGAGCATTGTGGAGACCCCATTTAGACACAAGTACTCCGCTATTAAATAAATTATAACCAACACCGCTTACATTTACGTCTGGTGTAAATTTAATATAAGAAACAAATCCATCGGAAGTATCTAAAGAATGATTAAAATCAATATAAGAGTTTTGTCCGCTAATTCTTACTATGTTGTTAAAAGCATCTGAAATCTGACCGTATAGCTGATCACTTGTAAAATTAGCCGCTCCATTGCTTAAAGACGTCCAGTCGGTAGTTTGGTAAGAGGTACTATAACCCGGCAACTGATTGTTGAATATTGTAGGGTTAGTAAATCTCCAACCAATGTTTTTATATCTATATTGACCATTACCATAAGTTGTGTGTAAAACACCGCCATTTCCGGTGTTATTGTGTGGATTTATTGTATGACCATCATCATAATCAAAATCATAAAAACCAAAATTAAATGGAGAATCTAACAATGGATTATAGAATGAAAAACCAAACATGTTGGGATGGAAATCCCCTTGTGTTAGACCTTCCATTCCTTTCCATCTTCGAGCGTAGTTGGTTCTTATTGTATTTGGTGAACCATAAGCATGGGGAATGTTTTGTATTCTAGATATTGGCCCATATCCAGATCCAGCGTTGAGTACGCTATCATAAGATTGCATACCAGAAGGATACAAAGCGGCTTCAGATCTTCCGTCTTGAGTTTTGCCAAACTTCTCTCCACCCTGAGTGTACAGATTTATAGCATTAGCAGGAGCATATCTCACGCACAATTCGGCGTATCCAATAGCTGCACCGCTTGGCAATGGGAATATATCAAGGTATACATTTTCTAAGAAAGAGCTAAGACTATAATCTCTAGACAACCCCAGCTTTACTTTATCGTCAAGTATAACCAAAGGTATTTCATAAAGTTGAAAACCCGTACTGTTAACAACTGGGTATTGAGACAATCTATAATGATCGTTTCCGCTTGATTCAAAGTAAGTGTCATTTTCAGACAATGAACCACCACCGATTGTTCTGTCTGAATCACCTCGGTAAAATCCAGACAGCACAGGGTAGTTGCCAATGTTAGAAACGAAAGTGTCATTCAAGAAAATTCCAGATGGATCTTGAATAAATCCGCCAGACGGAGGTGTTACAAACAATAAATCGTCGTTGCTGTACCCTACAACGTCCAAGATATAATCTCGGCTACCAACCTGTTTCTTAGCAAGAACTTTGAGTGTTAGAGATTCAACGTTATAAAAACAAATATCTTCTTGAATATTTTCAATACGTTTTTCTACACTGAATGCTCCAGTTGGTTTCCACCATGTTGTGTTTGTCCCTTGATCAAATGAGAAGTTAAAATCACCATTTGTAATTTCATCTACTTTGTTGTATCCGGTTTGAAACTTTAAAATCAACTTTCCAGAATTCGCTATGTTTCCACCGCTGGTTGATTGCAATTTGATGAATCTATCGGCATTTTTAACATTCAATATATTTATTAATTCTTTAGAGCCACAAACGTCTTGATTTGTTGCTCCTATTGGATATCCAGCAGTTATCGTTGTGTCATCTGCCCATACATTGTTGTTGACAGAAGGATAAATGGTTGTATCGTACGTATTGATAGCTATGAACGTTGGATTGATGCTTCTCTCTAGCCTTCGTCCAATTTCTCTCACAGGTATGCGGAATGGTAAATAATTCTCTAACCTTGGACCATACCCGCCACTGTTGCAAATTTCTACTGCTGATATTCTGAATCCTCTGGTAGGATTTATAAATCTTGTTTCATTGCTTGATAAAGGTTGTCCATCAATCGCCAAGTAGCTGTTGCCATTGTTGCTAAGTATCTCTGGAATAATATAATTTTCTTCAAAACCATCATCGAAACCCTTGTTGAAGGGATCGTCTAATGAGACAGCTCTTACGCTAAAAGACAATTGATATCCACTCACCTTATGCATATGAGGAATGGTTCGCTGCCAGTCGTATTTTTCATTTATAACATTTATTTGAGGAAGAGATGAATACGTAGTAAAGTTAGAGTATTCTTCTGTGGAATCGCCTCTCATCTGAATGTCATTGTATTTAACTATCAAATTTCCAGATGGGTCAGATAATTTAATGTTATATAATGTATACAGGGGTGGAAGTTTAGACTCATAATTATACAGAGGTGTTGCTACTCTTATTCTAAAAGAAGAGCGTTCAGGTCTGACATACATATCAGTAAGTTCGCACTTGTACTGAAAAAGACCCTCTGTATGAAAAGTGTTTGGTTCAATGTAGGAGTTTTTGTCATCAGACAATAAGTTGGAATCTCCACGATCTTTCAAGACGCCTTCATAAATACCTTCATCTATATTGGACCATAAGTTTGTTGACTCTAAAGACGGTCCAGCAAAAGTTCCAAACCCACTGTCTATCGGCAGATCGTTTGATGGATACAGTTTGCCTTGACAGTAAAAGTCCCCAAAATCACCCGCTACCTTGTCTGTTATTGTGTTTATGATATTAGCTTCGCCGGTTATCACTTGTGACAATACATAGCTAGCCTTGATGCTGTTGAGAATATCTGACGAACCTATGATTTCTGACACAAGGCTTATGTAAGAACTAAAAATAGTTGATATGTCAGCTACACCAACAATACTTGCTCCTCCAACAGACTTAGCGGTCACCATGTTCGGAGCGGTGGCGTTAGCGTATCCAAAAACACTTGGATCTACAGCAGGAGGATTGCTCAGCAAGCCAAGGTTTGGACCGTCATAAAAAAATAAAACTGATCCATTTTCGAATTTTTGGATCACATTGGATGAAATCTTGACAAACTGATTTGGAGAAACTTCATACGACAACTCTATATTCCAGCCTTCATCGATAAGATCTTTGTACTGACAGGTGTTTGCAGAACATCCAGATAGAGTGTATAATGGTCCACTTCCAGCCAATGAATTTTTATCGAAATAAACAATTATTTGCTGTGGAGGCGCTGCTATTTTAGAAAACGTATTGAATGAGGCTGATAAAGCAGCTTCATTGAGTGTCATTGTAGCAAGAAGCTCACCTCCTCCGGGACAGGTGGCTGAGGTTCCTTTTATACAACAACATTCCAAACTCTTCAAGAACGGTTCTGACATTTTGTTAACCTAATACAGAGTTAGTTTTCTTTAAATCACCGGATGTGTTTGTCTTAAACTGCGATATTTGTTTTCCTACTTCGGTCAACAATTCTTGCTTTATGTCTTCTTTCATTGTTTCTAAGAAAGAAGCTCCATTAAAGTTAACATTGATATTCGTTGTATCTAAAGCTACTTGGAATTTACTTCCTATAAGCTTGTCTACGGTCGCAGCGAAATTATTGAATATAGTTGTTAACTGTGGTATCGCTGCACTGAATGCGCTGCCTACACCATCTACCGCTCCTCCAACGTTATAATATCGAGCTTTACCTCCACCGCTCATTGCTCCGGGAGCACTCGCTCCACCACCTTTGTTCATAGCTTGTAGTATCTGTAAATTATTGCCACGTTGAACTGACGATCTGTTGACCACAAATTCTCCCGGAGTCAACATAGCCGGAACGGTATCTGTTCCACGCGGAACGAACATTCCTCTGTTCGCATAAACTGGACCTCCTCTGTAAAGACCCGGAGGAGCAGGTGCCGCAGCAGGTGCTTGAGCTGGAGCAGCAGCAGCGCCACCTAAAGCTTGGTTTAATTGTTTGCCAATGTCTCCAATTGTAAGTTCTTGAGCATAAACAATTGCTTGTTTAGTATTAACTTCTGCTCTTTCAAATTCGGCTGCTTGTTGACCAAGTTGACCAAGTGTTGTCGCTAATTCTCTACCTTCAGCTTTCTTAGCTTGCTCTTCGGTTGTTGTGCCAGATAGTACACCCGTTGATTGAACTCCGAAACGTTGCAGCGTTAAATCTTCTGCTCTTCTTTTTTTATCATCCGATAAGCCTTGTCCCTCAAGGGTTTTGAAACCAGCTCCCAACGCTGAACCACTAAACAAACTAGTCAAAGCAGAGCTTCCGCTCGCTAGTGCAGCACCAGCTCCAGCAGCCGCTTGTTTTTCTAAAAACCCTTCTATGTCACCGCTTATGAGTGATTCGAGAGAATCCTTTTCTGCTTGATTTTTTCTTTGAATTAATTGAAGTTCTTCTTTTCTAGCTTCAATTTCTTGTTTTGTTTGTGAGATTAAATCTTGTTGTAACGCTTTCAGTCTTTCTCTAGTGTCTTCTTCCGCTCCAGCGCCACCAGAAAAAGCTCTTTCTCCAGACACTGCGCCAGCTCTAGCTCTTTCTTCTAGTTGTAAGAATTGATTGCTAATATCAGCGGATACGCTTTGAATATCACCAGCGTTGCCAGTTTGAAGACCACGCACACCAACAGCCTCAGCGCCAACATTGAAGCTTGCAACTCTAGCTTGTTGTTTTTCGCCTGCTGTTAAAGCTTTACCACCAAACTCTTCAAAGATCTTGCCAGCCTCTAGTTGTAATTCTATAGCCCTTCTTTGTGCTGCTACATATTCTTGTTCAGATGCTATACGTTGTTGAATTCCCTTGATCAGTAATTGCTCTGCCTCTGAGCGTTTTTGAAGAACACCAAGAACTTCTTTGTTGAATGCATCACTAGTTTTTTGCAATGCTTCTCTTAATGGACCAAAATTTCCAGCTTGAATTTCAGCAAGATCTTCTCCGTTAAACTTAGAGCTTGCTTCGTCAAGACCAGCATTAATTCTTGTTGCCACTTCAGGATCTAATCCGGCGGTCAATTCTTCACTGAGTATCCTTGATATTTCTTGTGGAGTTGCTCCCGCCGGTCCTTTTTCCGTTAATTTCTTTTGTATGTTTGCAAAAGAATCTGAATCTTTATTTAGTCTAGAAAAGGCAGTGTTGAAACCTTTAGCTGCACCACTCGCGTTACCTATGGCAGCCTCACTAGCTCCAGCTTCACGCAAAGTACCTTCTAGTGTTGCAATGGCTCCATCTAATTCCTTTGCTGACAAAGTGCCAGCAGCGCTAGTCAATGCGGTCTGTAAGATATCTAATGAATCACCAAACTTATCTCCAACCTGATCTATAGTTAATAATTTCGATAATTTTTTGTTTGTAGCATCCAATGAATCAGAAAGTGTTCCAAGGCCAAAGTTAGTAGCTTTGATAAGAGCTAATTGTCTTATGGCTTGCTCTTTAGCGGCTTTCAAAGACTGTTTACCAGCTTCTTCTCTTTGTTTTTCAAATCCTCTAATTTTAATTTCTTGTTGTTCAAGATCTGAAAATACTCTGGCTCCCGGTCCTTGTGATTGCTGCACATTTGCGTCAATTCTAGCTTGCTCTGCTGGAGAAAATTGTGAAGTAGTAGCAGCTTTAAATGCTGAATTATCGGTAACAGTCCTTTCAGCTTCGTCCGCCGTTGCTCCTCTCATGATCTGATCCGCAAGAACATTACCAAACATTGGTAATTGTTCCATAAATGCAGTAGTAGCTTTTTCTTGGTCTGGAATTTGTTCTTTCAAAGCTTCGGCTCTTTTTTTGTCGTTAGACTTATCCAATTGCCCCTGAAGCATACTGCCAACCAAAGCACCCAAAGGACCAGCAATAGCTAATCCAGCCATAGTTGAGGCTCCTTCCAGAGCCCAGAATGAATTATTAACATCTTCAATTCTTGAATTGCTCAAAGCTATGGATTGTGCAAGAACACCAAACTCATTGTTTAAATTACCAGTTAAATTGCCTTTCGTAAATTCATCGGTTAAAGTGCTAGATCCAGACTCTACACGTTGCATAGCCATAGCGACATCGTTGGCGTTTTTAGAAGCTTCGTTTTCCTGTTTCTTTCTGGCGGCAGCTAATCTAGCTTCTTGTTTAACTGTATCTGTACTTGGACCTAATCCAAAGAATGCTAAAGTTTTTCTAAAGGCATTTAATGGTCCTTCTAACAGCCCAAACGCATCAGCTAATTTAAGACCAATCGCAACAATACCAATCGTAACACCAACTAGCACACCTAATGGTCCACTGACAGCAATTAAAACACCAGCTAAAATTCCAAGAGCTATAGTTACTTTATTTACTATGTTAGAATTTGCAGACGCTACAGCCGTTTCTCCAGCTTTTGCGACATTGCCTTGCTCAATAGCCTTTTTAGCTTTTTCATGCACGCCTGTTAAAGAATCAACAGCTTTAGTTAAAGCAAAAGCAGCTATACCGCCAGCAGCAAACCCAGCAATCAATGGACCAAGTACTGGACCAGAACGGGCAAGTACTTTACCTAGCTGTGGACCTAATTTAGTTAGTTGGGAGCCGAATTTACCTAATCGACCCGGAAATTTTTCTAATATCTCTCCTGCTTTTTTAACTCCGCTTTCCAAACCACTGTTCTTGGCTCCAACTTGTAAGCCAGCACCTACTCTGGAAGATTTACCACGGAAGAATTGACCAATGTCTTTCAGTCCTGCTGCGTTTAATTTTAGACCAAAAGCTTGAGCAGCAGCAGCAGCACCAAGTAATCCTGCAAGAAGTGTTTGCAAACCACCCACTAACCCATCGGCAAATTTTGCAAGAGCGCTGCTATTTTCATCAATTTGTGGTTTTAAATAACCTAAGCCGCCAATAACAGCAGACACCCCAACAGATAACTTCAGAAGGTAATCATCATCTTTTTTTCGTGTTTTACCTGTTGGTGGACTAGTTGGAGATGTTCCTGTGCCAGTTCCAGCGTTTGGACTAGTCGGACTAACTGGAGGACAAGGACACACCGGAGGAACTACTTGAGGAGTTGCTGCGGGTAGACTAGTTGGATACCCTAGCCCTCCCGGTTTTGGATTGGTAGTTGCTGCGGGTGGAATAATGACTGGAGGTTTTACCGTAGTCATTGCCGGGTTTCGTCTTTGCACTGAACTTGGCTTCTTGCCTAAGGCTAATTTAGCTGCATTTTCTTGAACTCCAGCAGCCTTGATAGCTTGAGCGTTTGTCTGTAATTCTGCTGTGACCTTATCTCTAATTTCCTTTCCTCTTTTTAAAGATTCTTCTTCTCGCTGTAAAGCAGCGTTTGTATCTTTTAGATTTTTATCCATCACTGTGGATTCTTTCAGAAGATCATTCAGCTTTTTCGCATGCTCATCTTGAGCCTTCCTGTGGGTTCGTAAAGCCTTTTTATATTCGTTTAAATCTTTCTCGACCGATTCTTTGCTATCACCAAAATCCTTGAAACCATTTGGACCAGATTTTTTTCTAAGAGCAAGTTTACGTTCTTCAATTTTTGCTTTAATTTCTGCTTCATTTAATGGTTTCGAGGAACCTCTAACATCAACAGTAGTTTTAAGATCTTTTACTGAAGTTAGATCGGCAAATTCCTTTGTTTTTAAATCTATAGCGGATTCTTGTTCAGCCTTCTTTGCTTTTAAAGAGCCGACAGTAATCTCTTTTTTGGATATGCTTGATGAGATACCAACCTGTTGTCTTTGTAAATTACCCCTATCTTTTTGCAAATTTTGTCTAGTTACTTTTGCTGCATCTCTCATAGCTTCAAGCTCTGCTTTAGTAGGAGACACTGGAAGAACTGCCGGAGTAGTAGCCACTGGAGGTGCTGCAGTAACTGGCGGAGTAGTAGCCACTGGAAGAACTGCCGGAGTAGTAGCCACTGGAGGTGCTGCAGTAACTGGCGGAGTAGTAGCCACTGGAGGAACTGCCGGAGTAGTATCCACTGGAGGTGCTGCAGTAACTGGCGGAGTAGTAGCCACTGGAGGTGCTGGTACAGCAGCTTCTGGTGCAGGAGGTTCTGGCTGTTTAGGAGTTGGAGTTCCTAAAAATTCAGCAGCTTTCTTTTCTTTTACGTTAGCCTCTTGTGTGAGTTTAGCGTTTTTCTCTAAGTTAGACTGAAGCTTATCTCTAATTCTAATCGAACTATTTAAACTATCCTGTTCTCGCTTTAAAGAATCTGCTGTCTTTTTTAACGAGTCTTTGAGATCTGTTTCTTGTTCTTCAAGCTTCTTGGTTTGTAAATGAGCAGAAGCCATATCTTTAGCCAAAGATTGAAGATTACCTTTTAATAGTTCTAAATCCTTTGTTACAAAATCTCTACCTCCAAGGAGTTCAAGCTCACCAGAATCTCCGTTAAGAGCAGATTCACGTTTCTTAATTTCACTTTTTATATTGACAGAGGTTTGTACGTCGGACTTTCTTTTCCTCTTATTCACATAAATGTCATCACTCACTGACGTCAGAGTAGATATTTGTTCATTCCTCTGAGCATCTAAAGCGTTTATATTACCTTGTTTTTCAGTTATGTCACCAGAAACATGAGCCTGACCGCTTTTTAACCCATCTCGTTTCTTTTCTAATTCTGCTCTAGTTTCGATTGCCGCTTTGTGAATAGCTTCAACGTCTGATGTTAAATCCTCTGCAGATAATCCAGCAAAACCTTCACCACTCTTTTTTAACTCCTCGGCCATCGCAATCATAGCTAATTCAGCGTCACCAGTACTTGCTAATATAGATTGTGCAGCAGTATTAGAGCCTGCAAACAAATTAGCAAAAACTTCTCTGTTTTGACCAGCATAGTTTTCAATAAAATTTAAACTAGCACCAGTCTTTTTCATAGACGTTACAAGAGCTTGAGTTATTTTATCTGTTATTTGCTTTTGAAAAGTACCTTCTTTTTCGCTAGCATAACCAGAACCTCCTCCACCAATCTTGTCTCCAGCAGCAACATCCACTAAATGACCAACCTCATGATCTATTGTTCCTGTTGTTGCTTTATCCTTGGCTGTCTTAACTTGAAATACACGCTCATTTTTGTCGTTTCCACCAGCTCTAAACTGACCGTAGGATGAACCACCATCAATATTGTCAACAATCCCACTTTTGTACTCTTCAGTACCTTGACCCTTTTCAATTCCGTCTAATATTGCTTTCTTTATATCTTCTGGTAGATGATTCGTTACTTTTTTGAATGCCTTACCGAAATCTTCGGCGGTCTTTACTTTATCTTTTCCACCAACCCGTGCTCGCACGATATCTTTAGCAGCTTCGTCAGTCGCTAGACCTCCAACTTCAAAACGATTCCAACCGCCTCCAACCGAACCGCCCTTGGCGAATTTAGCAACACCCTGCTTGTTCATTCGGTTAAGGTTTCCATAACCGATACGCTGTGCAGAGCTTTTGTTCACAACAAACTCACCGGGAGTCAGCAAAGCTGGAACCGTGTCTGTTCCAGCAGAACCTCCTTCAGCGAATTTAGCAACACGCGAACCAGATGTGGAACCTCCAGACGCTTTCTTTGAAGTATTTGTCGCTTTAGGTTGAATTTGTATATTTTTGAAAGTAGATTCATATAAATCTGAAGCTAATTGATTTTTTATCTTTTTGTGAAATTCTGCTGGTGCAATATTACTGTTACTTGAGCCAGCAGACACTTTAGCGTCAATATACTTGATATTTTTCAATGCCTTGAATAAATTCCCAGAGTTTATACCGCCGGTAAAGTCAAATGGTCTATTTTCTTCTTTAGCTTCAACAGCAATTGGCTGACCATTGAAAGCATCAACAACATCTTCAAATAAATTACCTTTTTGAGCTTGAGCTAACTTATATTGCGGAGAAAATCTAACTTCATCCCCTTTTAATTTAACGCCAGCGAAGTTTCCAAATTTATTTACTACAGATTTTATTAAAACTTTAGATTCTTCGTTTACGATATCATCGAAATTAATCTTTTGCTCATATCCAATACCTTCTGCTAATGTAGAATATGTTTTTTGTTCAAATTGAAGTTGTTTTCGTGCTATATTTTTTATGTCGTCGGTGGACATATTTCCAGAACTGCCGTATATGTCTTCGATTGATAATGATCTTAGTCCACCAAATCCAGTTCTTGTCTTTATAATATCATCAATAGATACTATAGCTTTTCCAACTTTTGGTTCGAGTTCTGGATTTATTATATCTGGAACTGCAATTCCGACAGAACTTTCTTGAGCTATTCCTCCAGTAGCATATCTATGCTCATTCATCGCCGCCAATTTATCAGCACCAATTTTATTGACGCTGCTCTTGCGGATTACGAATTCTCCGGGAGTGAGCATAGCCGGAACGGTGTCTTGATTTCCAACACCCGGAACAGAACCTCCTCGTGCAAAACCTAATATTCGTCCACCATCATTTTTACCCAACGTTCCCAATCCACGAATAGCAGCTCCAGCGCCAGAGGCGAAAGAACCTAGGCCCTTAGCGAATTTAAATGCAGCCATAGCAGCAATAAGAGGAACAAGCGGTTTAATAGCATCAGCGACTTTGATTAACGCACTAGCAACTTCTAAAGCTGTACGAGCAAAAAGCTGAAAAGATGTGCTTTCGGCAATACTACGAACTAAAGCTAAAAATTCTTCTTTGACTTTAGTGATTTGAACCGCTAAGGCTTGCTGTGCAGTAGCGGCATCCTTAGTCAATGAACCACTACCGGATTGCGCGACATTGAGAGCATTTTGAGCTACAGAAAACTGCTGTAGTAAAGGAATGACTTTACCAATTTGTCTAAAACCACCGAGTTCTTCAGCTACTCTAATAAATTTAATATCACCCTCTTCTAATCCAGATAATGCTTGTGCTAATCGTTTAGAAGCTTCGAATGGTCCAACAAATTTACCCTCCAAATCCAATAGTTCAACGCCATATTGACGTAAGAACTCAATTGTCTGGGGTCTTTGAATACGTGTAAAGATCGTTCTCAAGCCAGTGGCAATACTTTCAGCACTTTCACGAGTTGTGGCTCGAACCGATGTAAATAGAGCTAATAGTTCTTCTAAACTACCGCCAGAAGCTTTAAAAACACCACCAAATCTGCGAACAGCACTGATTAAGTCTTCAGCTTCAACGGCAAACGCTCCAGCAACAGCGTTAACAGAGCCAAGCTGTGCTTCTAAAGCACCAACACCTTGTCCAAACTGAGCTAAAATAGCAACAGCACCCTCGGCAGTTTCTGTGATGCTATCGAAGTTTGGAGCAAGAGTTGTTTTAGCAAGAGCCTCAAGGGCCACTTTTAAGTCGTCTGCACCAATACCAGCTTGTGCTAATATAGTTGCTGTACTTAATAAGTCTTTACTAGAAGTGCCAAGGCCGACAGATAGTCTAGTTATTGTGTCTGTTAGGTCTCTTAATTCACCTATTGACTTACCTGTAACTTGAGAAACTTTAATGACTTCCCTTTGGAAAGCGATAGATTCATCTATTGCGCCAGCTAAAGAATTTGTAAACAAACTGACTGCACGACTTGCAATCGTAAAAGCTGCAAATCTTTTTATAGCCAAACCAAAAGATCTACCCATAGCATCAGCGGCAGAAGAAGCTCTCTGTGTTGCCGCTGTTAATTGGTTTATCTGTTTGGTGGCAGATCCAGCGGCTTTGATAGACACTGGAATGTTAACGCCCTGAAGTTGTTGATTTATTTGCTGTACAACTTGAGAGGCGTTGTTTGGAGCTTGCAATTGAATTTGTGCAGTGAGTACAAATTTAGCCATGACTTGGTCTTACCTTTTTATGTAAATTTAGACTACACTTTCCGCTTCACTTTCCTCTTCACTTTCCGTATTCTTTTCTGTCGTTTTTTTACTCTTTGTTTTTGGTTTCTTTACACTTTCAGGTTCTACAGTCAGTTCTACGATCAGGTCGTTTTCATAGTCGGCTAATTCATAAGTTCCCTCTTGAGTTAACTTAGAACCTTCTCGATCTATTCTGTTGCCTTGATCGTCGATGTAATAACCGTCTTTGTCGATATTTTTACCCTTTGTATCAACCAACTGGCTTGGGTTTTGAGGATCAACCAAACTCAAATCTTCATTCACCAAACCAAACTTTGTAAGGAATTTATTTTCTGGTAAATTCTTCTCAAAATCACTGTCTAAATTATACAGTATCTTTCCCAGCAACCCTGCGCAAGCGTAGGCTATTTCGTCCGCACTTTTATTATTATACTCATTAAAGTCTTTATAAACGCGAGTTCCGTTTTTATAGAAAGAGCAACTAGCAACGAGATAATCGAATCTAGAGTTGTCGGCTAAATTATCAGCCGTATTTTCTTCCAGAGTGATTCTTTCTGTGATCAAGTCTCTCAACTCAAAGCGTTTTCTTCTGATTTGAATGGCAACGTCTCTGCCTTCAGATAACTTTGGCTTTGCTTTGCCAATTTTGCCTTGATAGAGTTCTCTTTCGAGCATCAATATTTCTTTGGTTATTTCTTCTTCTTCTCTGTCTTTGGATTCATCCCAAATGCCACGCTTTCTCATGAAAACTGCTAGTTCTTTTTTGGTCAAGATATCATCTTGAATACATTGATTCCAAACCTTGGATTTGTATCTTTCAGCCATCTTCAAAACTTCATTGCTTGGCTTTTGTACGTAAATTTCAACTTCCTTGATTTCACCGTCAACGTTAACGCTAACCTTGGTTTCCATCTTATTATTAATCATTCTGTTCCCCTTTTCCTTTTATTCTTGTATAAACTGGAAGAGTCGCCTGATATCTCAACCATTTGACATCATACTGGGCTAACTCGGCATCAACATTCCTGCATTGAGTGTTTCCCTTGTCGAGAATCTCAGATCTAACTTTTTGAAAAATTTCATACATAATTATTTGTTCAGGTGATAATTCCCCTTCCTTTGATAACCATAAAAATGAAAAATGATCTTCCATAGAGCTTAAAGCTCCAATCATTGTTGTTTCCACTTTTTTCTTTAAAATTTTACTCAATCTGTCCCGAGAGTCTTGCTTGTACTTGTCCTCTCTTACACTTTTATACTCTGATTGCTTTCTTATCAATTCTTCGAAATTGTCCATCTTTACCTCCTTTTATCCTTCATCATTTGATGTTGAGTAGCTTGAACTTCTATTTTCTTATCTTGAAAGTCAAGGTCTGTAACGTTACCAAGACGTTTAACTGTATCTAATCTTTGTTTTCTGACTATTTCAGCTCCAAACGAATTCATGCCATGGATATTTTCAGCCTCTTTGGCAGAGTCCGTCATGATCATGATCTCATCTGAATTTGCTATTTTTTGATTTGATGTTTTTGATTCTAATTCACTCTTGGCTTTTTCGCTTTTTTGTTTTCTTTTCTGTAAGATAAACCAACCGTCGAGCATGTCGTCGTCGGCTATAACTTCTTCTGTTGGACACTCCATAGACTCTTGAATGTTATCATACATACTTGACCAGAGTATCAATGACTTTTGATCATTTGATAATACTCTGTTTGTTTCGTTTCCAAAAAGAGCGGAGTAGCTTTTAGAATGCCAACAAACTCTCCAAGGGTCGTTTCTCGCTAGATCTCTGATTTGCTTTTCTGATAATTGTATTGAATTATATAGATAGTATAGTTCTGTCAAATCTACATTTCCGATGTCCAACAACTCATTGCCAACAAAACAACACTTGCCAAATAAAAACAGCGACTTTTCTTGAGTGGCAATACCTTCACACGTTTTACTGAAAAGGTCATCTTTTTCATTGTTGAGTTTGATCAAAGCTTTTTCAGCAGCCCTGATATAAAGTCTGATGGTTTCTCTTAGCTTTTCTTTGCTTCTGGAGTTGAAGATTTCTACTTTCAGCTTGTCTATATCTTTTTTACAACCTTCAATTTTTTCTTCTTTTTCTTTTGTCCACAATCCATGACCTTTCATCCATTCTAACATTTCTTCGTACGTAAGAATATCATCCGATCTAGCTGCATCAAAAGATTCCATGAAGACTTCGTTGGCTAAAAACTCATCTTCTATGGTTGGAGTTACAACCTTTACTCGAACATTTTCTAATTTTAGAATATAAAATCCAGATCTTATTCTTGATATGAAATACTCCCGTTCATAAGAGTTCATAAAAACCTCATGATACGGGAGTTTAGTGATTTCATAAAAAAGTCCTTCCTCACCCCATCGTCACTCGCTATCCTGTGTCGCTATCGCAGTTCAGGGGTGTGTCCATCAGTAACAAAAACTTACCGATAATTACATCAACCTATCAAGCCAGTTGGAAACGTTCCCTGACCAACGTCGTTCGCACGCTTTGAGGTTACACCAGCGTTTAGCGTCAAAGCTCCAAATCCAATATAACCGCTTGCTTGGGCAATGTCTTGTACGTCCAATGAATTGAAATTCTGGAAGCTATATGAGCAAGATACGTTTCCTCCACCAGCATCTCCTCCACCATAACTAACGCTCGTTAATTTATTCTTGTTTCCAAGATCGAACGCAACTCCGCATCTCAGAAGTAAAAATATAGGCTCATTTCTAAGGTTATTGCCAGAGTCAACTGTTCCGGTAAGAGATGCGGCTCCTGCTTCGAGAGCATCAACAAAATCTCCAGAAGTTGTGATAGCTTCAATCTCACAAGTTACTTCTACAGGAAAAGTAGCTGGTCGAAAGAAAGCTGCTTTTCTTCCAAGTTCAAGAATGTCCTCACGACCAAAGTCGGTGCTGCAAGTGAAATTCTGAATATGAACCCTTGGATTAGTGCCATTCAAACCATTGCCATAACCACTTGCGGCAGTTCCAATGTTCAAGACACCATCAATAACCCTTGGCAGAATCGATCCGGCCAACAGTACGTCTTCGCGTCTTTGAACGCCTCCGCTAGGTGATGAGTCAATACCAAGAGCTTTTGGAGAGTCGCTTCCGTTAAAAGAAGCCACATCAGCAGATGCGATCTGTTGACCTGTCACTAGCCATCTTTTGTTGTTGCCCACCAAGGTTACTGATTCTGTACAGTTTCCATCAACAGGAACTGTATAACTAATGGATGAAACCGCCATTCCAGAACAATAAACTTCTACTTCTGCATTTTGGCCAGCAACATTGTTTTTCTGAGCGTCAAAAATACCAAGTCTAAGATCGCACTTGGTGTCAGCTCGACCAACAATGCCGCTATTGCTTGTTCCAACAACACCAACAGTAGCCATGTGGTAAATCAATGGGTATCCATCTATTACTTTTTCTAGGGTAACCTCGATATCTGGAGTACCTTCAATGTTTTCATAAATTTCTACTTGACCAAGCTCAAAAACCTGTTCAAGGTTGAAACTTGTGTTGATACCTACGCTTTGTACGCCGTGAACCATGTCTGTAGCGTCAATACCGGCGTCACCCTCGTTGGTGATAGCCAAAGCTTGACAGGCGTAAAATATTCTCTTATTGTTTGACATTATATCTCTCCTGAGTTAAAATGAAAGATCGCTATTAAATAATACACAAAAATGCTAAATATTTGTCTTTATTCCCAATGTGCAGAACCTCACAATACCTCCAAATAAATTAGGACTCACCATGTCCATTTTCTCGACGACGGTGTTTTCCATACGAAAAGGACCAGCGTTATAATTCTCTATCAATTCTGGGTACAAAATAGCGCTTGGATTAGGATAACCTAAATGATTTATAGGGTATTTATTCTCACTGTTTAGCCTATCGCTATCAATAACATATACGCTTTTATCATTTTGAAGCGAAACTATATCCACCAGCATATTGCGTGTTTGTTCGTCTTCAGCTATGCAATGAGCTATAACATCTGTGTAAACCCATTGACCGCCACCAAGTTGGTACGGTTTGAACTTTCTGATTGGAACAATTTCAAAAGCTATAGCTGGTAATTGTAATCTATTTTCTGGAGGAATATCCCAAGCCCCAGTGCTCACGTCATAGAAATTATTATTTGGCTGGTTGCTGTTTGTTTGAATCTGCCTCAACCAAGGCACATTGTTTGCATAAACTATATTTATGTATTTGTATGAATATTCTACTTGAACCAAAGATCCACTTGGTACGGCAGAATTAAATATAACCCTACCGTTAAAATAATCAACATGGTGAGCGTATGTGCCCACTCCAGAATTTGGCTGAAACTGATTGTTCACATAAATGCCACTTATTCCGGGAAAGTTTGCATTTGATCCAACCTTTGGCGATGCCATTCCAATTCCAGACACTCCACTTTGCCAAACCCAGTTTTTTCTAAAACCCTCCCAAACTTGTCCAGAAGTATAAGAGTCGTTGGATGAGAGTCTAAGACGACTCATATCAAGACCATTTGGAGAAGTTTCACCTTTTGTTACATTGAAGTAATTGCCTTTTTCAAGCAATGCCCAGTCAAAATATTCGACCAAGGCGTCTTGAATATTGTTGTTTAAACTGTAATCATTTATGCTTGTGAAACCTTTTAAGCCGTCATAATTAGCCATAGAAAGCATCCTCCATTATCGAAGATAGCTCTTTGTCTCTGCCCTGTAGGGCTCTGGTGATAAAATTATTTTCTGCTGTACCCGCAAAATTAGGAGGAATTCTCCATAAATTTCCCGACACCATTGTTCCTCCTCCAGATCTTCCAGAATTATCTGGCTTGTATGTATATCCAGAAACGATAGTGTTTGAACCTTGAGTCAACAACCAATTCAACCAAGGCAATCGAGCGGACGTAGCCTGAATCACAGCTTCAGGCAAGCCCAGAATATTGGAAAAATTATCTGGTTGTAAGTAAAAAATTATTCCACCTTGAAGCTTGTCGTTTATTTCTTCAAATTCCACAGCAACGCTTTTCGCTACAGCCAAAGATATTGCCTCTATCGCCTGATTGGATGTTCCAGTTATAAAACCAAGTTGTGCGTTCAAGCTGTTTAAAACACCCTCATCTAATATACTGGAGATTTCCGGTTGTTCAAAAATCCAACCCTGAACCAAAGATCTGACTTGGTCTTCTGCTTTTTTATGGTTCTTTTTTAATTTCAAATTCAAATCCTTGGCCATTGCTGTGAACAAGGTTTTTTGTATTGAATTTTTAGAACCGGATAATTTTAATGAGATGCTCATGTTGCTCGCTGCCAAAAACAACCAAAATAGCGGTTTTGTCTTAAACCCATTGGAAAAGGTTCACCAAATTTAGTGAACTTAAACTCTCGTAAATCTTTGATATTGTTGTGAACCACGAGGTATTTTGCCCTCATGACTTTGTCTAAATCAGAAGCAAAGAATATAGTTTGAATACTGTTGTCTGGAGCAACAATGTCGCCACCAAGCTTGATCCAGCTTCTGCTGTCCCAGTACACCTTTAATCTGATGGTTTCAAGCTTTTCAACTTCTTTAAAAGTTTTATCAGCACGCTTGTAATTGTCAGATTGTAGTCTGTGGGCGTTTACGGATTTGTTGTACGGAATATTATCATAGGTATTGGATATTTCTTCTACCTTTTCTATAAACACCAGCGTACAATCAATACCAAATATATCTGTGATTGTAGAATCAATGATATCATAGTATTTTATAAAAACGCTCTCTGGAATATTGATAGGCATAATTTACTCCAATCAAGAAGCTCCACCACCGTAATGTTCATCGAATCTGCCGCTGGTTCTAACGTTCATAACACCAGAAGTGACGTACTGATTTACATCTGGCGATCTTTTTTCAACAGAAGCAGAGCCAGCTTCAGTTACAAAAGTAACCATGGAGCCATTTTGTATTCCGTTTGCAGGAATCACAGGCTGCACTGCGTAAGGATGACCCATTTTATTCTCCAATATAAGTTGATTGCTAGTTTAGAATGTAGTTATTGCATTAAATTTATACCACGTAAAACCAGTAGCAGTTGATCCAAGACACACGGCTATCCCACTCCCGTTATTAGTTCCTAGGTGTGGTATTTCATATAAGGCTACAACGCCTTGTCCTTTGGGTATAATCTGATTGCTATTACCTATTAATTCCGCAGCGGCTCCAGTTCCCTGAGTTCCACTTGCCAAAGGTAATCTCAATACTCCATATTGATTGATGATAGCGTTTGTTACGGGATAAGGAGCGCTTGACCCTCCAACTGAAGGAGCGCTTCTGTATTGTGTTTCAAATAAGTTTTTGGATTGATTGCTAACATTATAATTCTCTGGATACAACCATAACTTTAAAGCTGATCTGGTCGCTACTGTCGGAGTAAGATTCAGCGCTGAGTTTAAGATTCCAGTTGCCTTGATTGTAGCTGCACCTGCTGCGTCATGAGGGTCTAATTTTTTGCCTATGTGCAATGAAGCTCCGATGTTTGGAATATGACCCTGAATACAACCATTGATGTCAATGAGGTTAGGCTGGCCTGTAGGATGAGCCCAATAAAAATCTATGCCAGTGTTTGCTTGGAACGATATTGAGCTTCTTATTCCACTGGCGGTTCGTCCTGCGTAAGTTCCAATAAACAAAGAATGATCGCAATCATACGAGCGATCACCGGCTTGTGTTCCAATCATTACGGCATTACTAGATGCACCACCTGAGAATGCAGTAAAACTTCCAATAAGAACGCAACCATTCATTCCGCTAGATAGGTATCCAGCGTTCACGCCCATTGCTATGGTTCTGCTTGAATTGTATGATTTAAAACCCGCGTTGTACCCAACACACACGCCACTGCTAACTTCTACAGAGTTTCCATCCAAAGCATTCGCTCCAACGCTCACCATACTGAAACAGCCACTGGCAGTTCTCGCTGCATCATAACCAATGCTTACATTCAGATTATGACCAGAACCTGCATAAGCAGCCTGTGAACCGATATTTACATTGCTGCCTGCGATATCCACACCGTTACGTCCAGCCGAACTACCAATGTTGATATTTCCAGCTAATCTTGGATTTAAGTCAGTATCGACTCTTCCTGCCATCCAACCAATACTTACTGAATTATTTCCTTGAGCAAAAGAGCGGTCTCCCATTGATATGGAATCGGCTCCACTCACCATAGCGTTACCACTTATTGATCCAGCGTAACTTCCAATACATATACTGTCTACTACACTTCCTCCAGCAGGAGTCCCAAAGATTACCTGTCCAGCCCCTTTGCCTATATTGATGATAGTCGCATCCTTAACCAAATCGCTTCCGAAACCAGCTCCACTACCAATCAATATGCTTCCGGGTCCAGCGTTTATGTTCCTAAAACTTGGATTGCTTCGGTTTAGAGCAAAACTATCGATAACAATGGTGCCACTAGGAAAGTTTAATTGACGTATACTTCCACTTCCATCTGGATCTAATATAATTTTACTGTTTGCAGAAACCAAACCACTGGCTGCACTCAACGCTGTAAAACCAACAATCTGTCCAGAAGCAAAGGCCGCAATTCCACTGATGGCTAAACCGCTTGCGGTATTTTGTAGAATTTGACCACGCAGAAAATTACCTGAGTTTTGTATTGTATCAAACAATACTCCGGATAGTCCACTGGCTCCAATGGTAAACGTATTGGTTCCAGAATCATATTCAGCACTAACTCCAGAAATACCACTTATAGTTACTGTTTGACCATTGAGGATAGTGTCATTGGCAAATTTTCCATTCGTTACATTGAATGTATAAGTATTGTTATTGTCATAACCAATGACGAATACACCACTGCTGTTTGTTCCATCATCTAGGTCGCGATAATCAATGTTGATGCCGCTAACCCCAGAAATAACCAATCTAGATCCAGCAGATCTAAGGTCTGGCGTATTATTGCCGTAACCATTTCCACTGGCCAATGTGAAAAAGTTATAAGTTTGTGCAATTATTTGATTTTGTAAAACTCCGGACAAACCGCTTGCCGAAATTGTTAAACTGTTATTTGAAGGATCATATTGAACCTCTACTCCACTGACACCACTGACGGTCACGGTTTGTCCATCGGTGATTGGGTCATCGCTCACTTTACCGTTGGTTAATTTCCAGTTAGCATAAGATCCAGTTCCTCCAACAGTTCCTCCATTCCACACCAACGAGCCTCCATTGTTCCAAAGCATATAACCACCAACACCAGAGTTTAGCATTGGTTTATTATCGTGAGGCAGAAAAATGCCTCCGCTGGGAGCCATATAGCCGCTGGTGATAACAGATCCGCTGTTTGTTATTTGATAAAAAGTTGTTCCATCTCCGCTTTGCATTTGGAAGAACGGAGTGCTGCTGCCAGAACCTTGATGTTGAATGATAAATGCGGCGTCATCAGCAAATTTAGGTTTTACGTACAGTGTAGCGCTTGGGTTAACATTTTCCGGAGAACCAACGGTCACACGACCCTTGTAAATATCTCCAACAATTGTGTTTCCAACGTTGATCTTGCCGCTAGCTTGATGTGTCAAGAAACTTGAGCTAGAACCAGAAGCAATGATTTCTATATTTTCATTGCCAGAAACAGATATTCCAGCATTTGACCCCAAGTATACGTTGTGTACACCGCTGGCATTTTGTGCTGATTTGGTTCCTATTGCTATTGAGTTTGTTAAAACAAGACCAGACAAACCAACATCTCTGCCAATAGCTACGACGTCAGATGAATTTCTAGAGTATCGAAGTGCGTTTTTTCCAACGGCCACTGAGCTTGATAATAAAGAAGTTTCACCGACAACATCTTTGCCAATCGCAACAATTTCATTTAAATTAAATGATCCGCTGGCAGATGCATCACCGATCAAATAAGAAGAGTAAATTCCACTGGAACCCTTCACAGAGTTTTGGCCAATAGCAACTACATTTGATAAACCTGAAGCCACAGAAGCTGAGTCTAGGCCGATAGCCACGACAGATGTTGAGCTTCTCATTCCGCTGGCAGAATAATCTCCGATAGCAACAACATTATTCAACCCACTGGAGCTAAAGCCTGCGTTTCTACCCACAAAAACAAGACTATTTGAATTTTTTGCACCAGCACCAGCTTCAGTTCCAATGGCTACCGTGTGATTTGTACTGTTTGAATTTTGCAAGGCTTTTAGACCAACGCCAATGACACCCGAGGATGAAGCTACGTTTTCACCAGCATTACGACCCACAAAGATTGAATCAAAGGTTCCGCTAGCCCCAAAGCTTGCGCTTTTCCCAATACTTACCGTGTAATAATTATCGGATAGATTGCCAAGATTTGTATTGTTGTTGCCATCGCCAATTCTTATCAAATCATCTTTGAAGATCAATTGATTGAAATATCCAGATGCGGCGGAAATTGTACTGTCGCCTTTGACATCCAATGTGTAAGCTGGAATATCTAAAGAGGCATTTCCACCAACAAGAAGTCTATTGGTAGCATAGTCAAAACGTATTCCGCTGTCATGAGTGATAACTCCGTTAGCCTTATAGATAGGAATCATACCTGTAATAAGAACATTGGGATTCTGACCATCTAGACCTAAATTATCTTGAATAACCATTGACCATGCGTTTTTAAGCTCTGTCACTGTCGGAAGATCGCTAACAACCAACCTTCGGAAACTAGGAGGACCGTCTGGGCATGGGTTGCACACTCCGCTTATTGGTCCAGAGAACACCGTGGCAACTTGTTGATCCACAAAGTCTATGATTTGACTCACAACACCACTCAGTTCAATGACACCCTGCGCTGATGAACCTTTTATGTTTCTACGAAATGGTTCAAATTGTCTTCCACCAGAAGCTGTCTCAAGAGTGTCTGTGAGTTGTCCTCCGGCAAATAAAACTCCAGAACCACCATCAACAAAACCAGAAGCTCTGATTATTGAGTTGGGAAGTGAACCGCCCACATCTATTGAATATCCGGGGGTTTTGTTTATACCTAAAAATCCGTTTGAATTGTTCCACACAAGATTTGAAGTATAATTTAAGATTTGTTCATTTTCCCAAAACGCGATGCCGCTTTGCTTGGGCTCTTTGACGTTGTTGGAGATGCCAAATCCGTTGTATACAGATGTCTTTCCGGGATATGTAACAAAAACTTCTTTTACGCCTACACCAAAAGATACTGGCGTTCCAGATGCAGCGTAATCAGATCCGCTTGCAGCCAAAGAAGCAACACCAAGAGCAGCGTGTTCAGCGATATGATAAAAAGTAATTCCGGGATATCCGTTGAAATTAATTCCACTAACAGACGAAAATGGGCCAGTTGAAAAACCAACTCCTTTTTCAGCAGATGATCTGGACAACCAAAGAGGATAAAAATATCCAGTGTTGCCATTTGTTGGTCCACTGTTGCTGGTTCCGTTGATATACCAAGGTCCAACATTTATCTTGGAACTTCTGAACGGATTTCTAGTAACAGAATCTGTGGAACCGTCTTTCTTGAAGATTCCCGATCCGATCTCATACTGCACATTGTCTGTTATAGCATAGAATACTGCGTCTCCAGAAGCATAAAAATCTTTGAAAGCGCTAAAACTAGACACTGGACCATCCAAAGAGATGTTTCCGGTGCCTTGCACTCTGGACGTTTCTTTTATTCTATCTGCCAAGAAAAAATTTGACATTTATATTCCCTCAATTAAAACGTTGGTGCTGAACTTTCATCTATCATCGTTGGAGGTGTTCCAGAAGATTCTGAAGGGCTGTAGCCATAGGCGACGAATGAGCAAACTTTACCATCCACATATTGACCGCCTTCGTCTTGAATAACATATGTTACAGATCTCAAGAAAGTGCCATCATTGCCAGATCTTGCTATGCAAGAAACCGTATTGACATCCATATCCAAAAGATTAGAATTTGTGCTTGTGCCATTGGATGTTCCAATAGCTACAAAATTATTATTTTCAAATACGCCAGAAGAAAAAGTGATCTTCAACTTTCCAGCTTCTTTTCTTGATATGCTGTGAATATTATGCCAAGAGTATACAACGGGAGCATTGTTGGCTCCGCTGGCGCTAAAGTAGACCCAAGCTTTAGCTACGCCCTTGGCGTTGCTTATTGTCGAATTATCTCCCCATTTCATTGCTCCAGAAACGTATATTTCTTGGATTGTAGCATTGGCATTCAACTGTTGAAATCTGAATCCGACATCTGGGATGCCAGACTTATTGATCCAATTAGCTCCTGTTGACATATTTCCAGTCAATGGTCTAGCACCATCACGGTTATAATACTGGGTGTGAGTATCATTTGCTAGACCCGCTAAAGAGTCATGGTTTATACCACTATCGCCAAGCCAAGGCTCCGTTTGTCTTTTTGTTCGTTTGGCCACAGCATCACAATTAGGAAAAAATATACCAGATTCTATTATTAGATCGCCATGATCCGCTCCAGCGCTAGCTCCAGAAGAATCAGCCTTTGAAAATTTTACAGCGTTGAAAAACGGAAACTTAACTTCCGTATCGCCACTGGCTACGATTTTATTTATAGAAAACGCTATGTCTTCCAAGTTATGACGCACATCATAAGCAGAAATAAGACCTGCGTTATTATCAGCAAGTTCTGAACTTATATTAGCAATTAACTGACCAGAATTAAGTTGACTAGGCATTTAAGCTCTCCTTTAATATTCAAAATATCCGTTACCGGCCCTATGACCGCCAAAGTAGTTCCTAGATACACCGTCAGATCCGGGACTGTATGGACCAAGAATTGCTTGACCTCCGATACTGTTTCCGGCTCTGTATTCTAACAACTGTTGTTCAAATTTATCACACAGATCTTTGTAAAGAACCGTTAGTGTTTGCGTTACTCCGCGTAGATCGATTGCGGAAGGACCATCTTTTATGGAAATGGCATTTCCGGATTCACTGCGAATAGAGCCACCGACTATTATACACGCTGTGCGTAAACATATCAAAGTTATGAAAGCTTTGTCTTCATTGCTTGGATCTGTAGGATCTGGCAACAGAGTACAGTTTTCTACATTTATATTATAATCTTGATTAAAATCCACATTTATTTGCGTGAGTTGGCCAGCCACAAGAATAGCGGTTTCTATTCTATGGTCAGAATATTTATAGTTATCTGGATCTACGTCATCTATAAGATATCGAACAATAGTACCCATTTGACCTTGCCAAGACATATCGTCACCTCTATAAGTTGCGATGTACTTTAAAAGTTACAGTGCTAGTGTAAAAACTGCCATTTGCTAGGATGACACGCCCTTGAAGTTTATACAAACCAGCAGTATCTATATCTCCAGACACCGTCGTGTAATACATCTTGCCGTCTGTGCCGTTGGTTTCGAAAGTTCCAGATCTAGTCAATATAGATCCATCTGGCTTTTTAATAAAAATAGATAAGCTTGTAGCTGACGATATATTTACAATAGCATCATTGTCAGTTATTGTAACTAACAATTTAGTTCCTATGTCTCCCTCTTGGATTTGACTTGCCATATTGCACCCTTAAAACAAAAGAAAGGTTTTTTTTTAAAGAATAAATTCATTTATTTTTTTTAGTTGAGTATTCAATTCATTTATTTCTTTTATTCCAATTGTTATTTCAAACCCTCTGGAAATCTTCATGTCAAAGCTTTGCTGTTCATTCACATCCAAGTTTAACGGTAATATTTCATCAATAAACAATTGATAAGCGATAAGATCACCGTTCAGAGCTTGCTCTGTAGAGGATGATAATGGCACTTCTGACCAAGCTGAGGCGGAAAATATCATATGTTTTTTTTATTTATTTATATCAAACGAGTGTGTAGGTAGGTTTTCTTATAGATAATTGTGTGTGATGTAATCAAGGTGATGTTTTCCGTGAAACCCAAAAGAGCTATCGATACTTCCGACCAACTCAGTAGAAAAGGTCTTAGCTACTTCTTCTGTGGCAAATTTACAATCTGCGTCCTCGTATACTGACCTATTGTGGCAGCAGATGAACACGTCCTCATTAAAGAAGCCATAATTCGACTTCCAAGGAATATCTTTCTCCTTCGCGAGCTTAAGCAGCTTTTTGCTCCTCAATGAGAAGCCACCGTTGCCAACTCGAATAAGAGTGTTATCTGGCGTTCTGTAAGAAATTGGATCATTGGGGATCGGCCATATCGCACCAATGTAATCGTAGTTCAAAAAATCATCACGCCATAGGGAAGGATTAATGATAAAGCCATCATCTTGTATGATCAGAGCATGAGAAGTATGTATGTATTCTGCTAAGTCATAGACTATGAAACGATTATATTCTTCATAAGTTCTATTCTCATCTAAGAATATTGCTGAGTCAAAACTGCACAACTCATTCATCTTGTCAAAGATGACTCTAGCTTTAACCTGATTCACTCCGGCTACACAGACTAATGAAGCCGGAATCTTGATTTTTTGTGCTGTTTTCATACTGTCTCTTTCCGGATAGTAATTTCATGTTGTAATTCAAAATATAATACACTTTTTATCTAAAATAGACTCTCAATTACTCTGGGGGAGTTTCTGCTGGAGGAACTGCCCACTCCGTAGTAAGTTCGCTCAGAGTTAATCCAGATGGTTCAATAGTATAGTTGAATGCGGCCCATTTATAACGGTCTGCCAATACTCCCGGATAGGAAATGTCGATAAACTCGACAAGACCGGCTGCTGCTGTAAGGATCTGGATAGCTGTGTCTCCCAACACATCCAAGATTGACTGCATCTCCGACACAGAATGGCGACTACCGCCACTGACGAATGTGGTGACTTGCACCCCATCAACCTCATTTGTGGATTCTGATCCACTTACCCCCCAAAAATCCTCATAAGCAGCCTTGAATTGCTCAAGAATGGTTACTTCAAGTTGATTGGAACGTAGCACCTTGTTGGTGGCATGTTCCTCAGCATTGTGTGAAAACGTTGGTGTTGGTACTTCGAACGGCATAATCGACTCCTATTGAAAACTGTTAAAAAGAAGTTCCCATCATAAGGTTATTTAAATTCAGGTTGATTGGGGCGGAACTGCCTGTAAGCGTACCAGAGACAGTTGCAACTCCCGCACTACTCGCACTAATCTGAACGGAATTTTCTAGCAAGCCAGAGGCCGACGCAACTCCCGCAACCGATCCTGCTAAGGTTCCCGAACCTCTTACTGTTCCCGTAAGAGATGCAACACCGGCAGATGTGCCGACAAGTCTACCACTACCTTTTAGAACACCAACAGTTGATGCAGTACCAGAAGAATAGTTTCGTGCCGGTCGCAGAGCAATCGTAGTCGTCACCCAAGTTCCAGTGTTTGTGGATGTCGAGCCGCCGAATATAGCGGGGTTATAATTCCCAGAGGTCCATGTTGTTAGTAGGGCTGTTCCCGCATTTGCGTCGGACGTTGTTGTCGTGATGGTGACGCTGCGAAAATGGTTAGTTGTCGCTGACATCCCAGCAGGATTTGTGAACACCGCTCCAGCCGCAACACCAGCAGCCCCACATGCTAGAATCCACGAACCAGCAGTGACTGGCGTAATCGCAGCAGCATTAGCCAAACCTGAATTGACGCCTCCTGCGGTCGTCGGTGTGACGTCCGATGGAGTGGTCGTATCTACCCCACGAAACGCATGAATTACAACAGCAACACCAGCCGTCGTAGCATTGCTCGCTGGGATTGAAACCGTTGCGTCCGGTGTCACGCCCATGAACTTATACGAGACTAATTGATTCGCATTGTTGTCGTCGTCTCGATACAGGTCTGTTGCAGTAAACGCCGTGTACCCGGTTGGCGTCATTTGCGCGTTTGTGCGGTTGACGTTGTCGGTTGATATCACATAGTTTACAACAATGATGTCGTGCTGCAACAGGGTTGCAGACGCTCCGGCTGCATCAAGTAAGTCCGTGAGGGAGCAAGACTGTTCAGTCGTAGCATTATGTATGAATGTCTTGCTTCCAACGAACGTGATTGCCATAGATTAGTCCTCAGAGATTGACAATTGTCCGATAGCAAACGCTGGCGTGATTCCGTTAGAGACTACAAGCGATGAAGACAGAGAACCTTTGTAGAGCACCTTTCCTGTACCGCTGATGGCAGTGCCGACAGCAAAATGCGTAATCGTATTTGTTCCGCCCGTCGCTGCAGGAAAAGTAACGGCTCCAGCATTGGTCGCCGTGCCGGTCGTCACGGTCCACGTTGCACCAGATCTAGCGATTGCAACACGAGCATAGCTCGTATAAGTGGCTTCAGTGGTCGATTGGGTTCCTGTCTCACCAACGTCGGCTGTGTGAAGAGACACGTACAGTGATCCCGCTGTAGTTGAACCGCGTAGCCCAGTCGCGTCCCCAACCAACGCACAATCGATGTTGTTCAGGATTAGCGACAACAAATCAGATTCGAATGTATTTCCTTTTGACATTATTTTTTACCCTTAGTAAATAGTGAAAGTATCACCGCCAGTCGGTGCTGTTGTGAATGCGTACCCTACTGCGACAGTAATTGTCGTCGTATCGATATTTGATCCTTGGAATTTAGTGAGTGTCTCTGTAAATAAATACACAATTAGAACTCTTAATGCATTATACTGCAACGTCCGTTGAAGCTAGATATATGACAGATCCATTGTATCTCCAAGATACTATACGCACAGAATCTATCGCGTCCGCCGCCCAATCGGGTTCAGCTCCCATCCATTTGATCGTTCCAGCAGAAACCGCCCATACGATATCTTTCGCAGCAGAAGCATGTTGTCTCACTATTATACTTCCAGCGCTAGAACCTGTCGGAACAGTTAATGTAGCGGTGACAGTCCCTGTAGCAGATGTCAGAGCTAAGGTTTGATGATTGCCGCTGTCTAAAGTTATAGTCTGCGTTGTTCCAGATGGAGTGTTGGTTGTTTCGCTGTGACAGGCCAGCTTGTAGAATTTTGTTACTCCAGAAGACTCAATCTGAACACTTGTGGCAGAGATCGTAGATCCAATAGGTGTAGTAGCGAACTTAATTAAAGATCCGTGGCCTGTAGAGGTTATATCTTCAGCAGCGACGAATCCAATGTAGGCCCCAGCGAGAGTATGAAATGCTGATCCATTATGATAACCGTATGATCCGAAGACCCCAATTATATCTGCGCTAAGAGCTTGTGTGGGTGATCCACTTGTGCCCTGAGCTTTTCTAAATCTTACAGATGAAATACTCGCCCCGTATCTTTCGACGTGTATGTTTGCGTTGGTAACAGTTGTAGTGTTAGAACAGTTTAGTTCTTGGGCAAAAGTGGCGGCACCAGCATTCGTGAAACTCAGCCACGGTGCAATCGTTGTAGTACCTGCACTATACCCCCCAATCGTCAAGCCTCTCAGAGTGCCACCGGTACTACCGTTCTCTGGTCCGATTTCGAAGTTCGCAGAGGCTTTGCCTCGAACGTTGATTCGTTCGTAGCTCGTAGTAGATGTCCATGTGCCGTAGACTCCGAATGACTGAACATTCGCCGCATTTCTGAGTGCTAGTGTACCTGCAGCGTCTCTATATAAATATAAATCTTTAGTTCCGGCTGAGTCATCACTACTTGTCCAAGCGATATTATTATTAGCATTAAGTGTAATTCCACTATCGCTAAACTGCAGTCTGCCTGTACTCTCTCCCAATACTCTAAATCCAACAGTATAGTTAGTTGTCCATACAAGAGCCGCTCCGACATTTCCAACTAAGGAACTCGACCCAAATGTCAGTTTATTTGAGTTGAGTATTATTTCACCTCCAAAATTACTCGTTCCACTCTCCACATTCAACACATAAGCACTCGTGATCGTAGCATTCGTGCCAGCCACCGGAGGTCCACTAATTGACAACGTACTCGCAGTAGTGATCGTACTCGCCCCAACAAATCCATAAGTCGGAGCCTGAATTCGCATCGCCCGCTGAGTGGTCAAAGCTCCTGTTGCGAACTGAACAGTTCGTGCTAGGTTGAAGTTAAGGTCTGTTGCTTCAGTGGACGCTGTAAGCGTAGTGTGGGCGGCACCAGTTAGAGTCAGTGCAGTAGGCGATCCATCAGTAGATACCGTTTGGCTTAAAACTATACCACTAGCATTGAGACTTGTGAAATTTCCACTAGAAGCATAAATATTTCTAAATTGTAAATTCTGATCGCCAATATCATAGGTGTTATTAGTCATTGGCATGACATTTCCATTGTCCGTAATCTTAATCTTGCCAATAGCCCCTGCTGTAGAAGAGGCTGTGGCGAAGACTAAAGATGTTGGATTAGAAGCAGACTGAAAAGACCCTTCTGCCTGAGCTATAACTCTAGCGCCAACAGAGATAGCTGAAAGACCATCGATTTCAGAGGAGGCGGCAAAACTAAGTTTTCCCACTTCATCGCCAGATGCAACTATCGTACTGTTGCTTTGTAGAGTTAAGCTTCTCATGATACTCATAAAACGTTATGTCCTATTATAGAATGTGCCAGTTTGTTCCATCTGAAGCTACACTTAAAGATTCATACTGATGATACAACAAGACCGAAGTCGAACCGTCAATAGTTGCTGATCCTCCTCTTTCGACAGTAACCGTTCCTGCTGCGCTGTCAACTTTCTTCACATGCATAATCTTTCCTGTTGCAACCGCTGGCAGATTAACAGTGATACCACCCGCACCAGCCGTGCAAAGATTGATATCATTGCTCAGAATCACGTTTGTGCTAACAGCGGCTGCTGTTCTTGATCTTTTAACTTCAGCAACACCAGCGTCTTTAATTCTTAGAATATCAGCATTAACTTCTACCGTAGAATTATCAACATTTAAACTAAGGACACCACTACCATCTGTAATGAGACCAGTACCAGCAAGGTAACTGCCAACATCAGAAATGGTGCTACGCTGCTCTGTCGCTCCGTCAAAGTCAAGCATAGCGAAGCTGTCACCGCTAGCAAGTGCCACAACAGAAAACTCGTTAAAGTCAATGCTCAACACTTGGCTAGCCATTGCCAAACCGTTACCAGCAACCCCAGCATTCAATGTACCGCTAACGGTATCTGTTGCGCTAACGGTAAAGCTAATAGCAGTTCCGCCTTTAAACATTAATGTATTTGAATCTAACATTGTTTCAGTCGTCGCACCATCGCTGATGCTAAAACTGCTCATAGATCCAAGTCCAGTAATAAAAGTCTCTCTATTTACCTTGGTTAGACCTGTAGTAGAAGCGTCGTACAGCAAGATAAAATCGTTTGTTCCATCAACAGCTCCAGTGAGTGTTGGCTGTGAACTGATAGCGGTTTTATCTAACGCTGTTGTCAAAGTGACATTGCTACCGCCGTTAAAATTCTCAGCAGATGCTAACGTCTGACCAGAAACAGTAAAAGTCCTTGTTGTTGCAAGGGTAGTTGCGGTTGTTGCTGTTGTTGCGGTACTTGCATTGCCCGCCAATTCACCGGAAACACCTTGAACTTTCAACCAACCGAGCTGGCCGGTAAATACGTTGGAGGTCATATTTCCTGTCGAGTACAGAGCAAAACCTTGAGTGTCATCGTCCCAGCCAAAGAAACCAGATCTTGCTGCACCATTATAATAATTAAAAGCAATGCCGCGATCAAAATTATCATCAACAGTAGGAGAGCCACTCCCAAGAACAATAACTGGATCTTCAACAGTAACAGTTGTAGAGTTAACGGTTGTTGTCGTGCCATTAACAGTAAGATTACCGGCAATACTCAGACTTTGAGTAAGGCTAACATTACCATTAGACGCAATTGAGATTGAATCAGAATCATCCTGCGTGCCAATAAAGCCGCCATTTGGTAATCTTAAAGAATTATTTACAACGTCGTAAGTGAACGAAGAGACTGATTCGTAAAGTTTATCAGTAGCCGAGGTGCCAAAAAAAACTATACCACTAGGATTACGATCAAAGGGAGAAAATGACATATTAAAAACTCCAGCTAAAGTGTTTAAAAATAAATTATAAAACTAATCTACACCATTAAATTAGAAACCAATTTGAATTATCTGATATTAAAGTATAGCTTTCGTGCCTAAAAAGAATTCCTAATCCACTTTGTCCGTCTATAGTTTGAGATCCGCTAGGTATAAGTATTCCTGAATTAGACCCAGACTTAAACTTTACAGTGAAATGTTTCCCTCCATTTTCCACTGCTGTCGGTAAATATACTTTTACAGGATTATTAGTGGTATCTAAGAAAACAACATCAGAGTCATTTGATAAGCTAACATCTGAATTAATGTTAACAAAGTTTCTATAACCCGACAATGTAGCCTTGCTTGCCGGAAGAGTGCAAAATACAATGGAAATTCCTTCAAGGTTTACTTTTGCTCCACCGGCAGAGCTGTTAAAAATAGTATCTCTAGACAGAGAATTTGAAGAAGATGTATAAACACCCTTACCAACTTCCCACCTACTGTTGTTTTCTATAGCGTAATATGTTTCATTTCCATTGCCAATACCCTGATTGAAGCTTTGAAAAGCTCCATAAGCACCATTTAAAGCTACGGAGCCGCTGCCGACAGTTGAAGATGTTTCTTTTACTCTATCCGATAAAATAAACATTTTAAATCCCTAATAAACGTTTCTATCCGCAGCGTATTGGTGTACAATAATTTAGAAGTGAATTAACCGTAATATTAGTCGAATCTACCTAACTATCACTAGAGACCGCATAGACTCCGTAAAGTCTGACTAGCCTCACCTGTGTTGCACGAAGTTTGAACAAAAGGGCATATAATGTCTTCGTTGCGATTCGAAATACTTGATACTATGATTTTATGATCCGACCTAGCATCTTGCTTTAGTTTTTCCACAGTAGCTTCAACTTGGATTGCTGTCATACTGCCGGAATCATCAACAAAAATTGCAACCTCTCTGGAAGAATTGAAAGACTGTAATACATCTCCTCCGTAGTGATTTACTATTGTTTTTATTCTTTGCCAAGGGTCATTCTGATCTGCTGTATAGGTATTACCATAATCCCTTTTCATATACTTAATTAATCCTCCATAAAATTTATTGTATTCTAGTTTTAGAGAAAAAGCTTTTGGCCAAGATATAAATGTTGAAGGATAAGACACAGACCCTTCGTAAAGGCCAGCTTGAACGTCTAAAACAAACAGCAATCTATCTGGATATGCTAGTCTCCATAAATACATTTTCTGGTTAAAAGAATTAGCACCAACATCTGATCTAGCAGTGTCATCAATAATCGCTACGCAAATAACTTTTTCGCAATCTGAAATTTGCGGTTCTTCCGAGCCTCCAGAACCTCCAGAACCTGCGTTTCCGCAACAAGGATTGCATTGATTTGGTCTTCCCATGTTTGTTTCCTTAGCAACTAACCCATATAGGTCGATATTCGTTTCCTAACTTTATAGCAACAACGTATGTATTAACATTTAAAGTAAGTTTACTGTCCCTGTTGGTGACGTAAACACTTCGCCCAGCAGAAATTCCATTTTCATATACTGTCAACAATCCAGATTGTGGACTAACGATACCTGTCACTGGCGTAAAGTTCTGAGATAATATTCCTTCAACGAACAGTGGATTGATGCTAGAGGTTGTGCTTACAACATGCCCACTGCAACTCATGTAAGCAACCATATTGTTGTTGCAATACCACGATTGAAGAACCTTGTTTCCACTTATTATTGGATTGCCTGAATGACCAACTGTGTCTTCATACCTAACTTCCAAAGGAGCTGTAGGAGTTAACCTTGCATCACCTATAGATATATTTCTCAAGTCTGTGCGTCCAGCAATAGCCTTGTTGATGGCAAGTCTGTTGGATAATGCTAAATCGGCTGGGTCAGAGAACAATCTTTGGTTATCGCCTAACCCTGCTACAATCTCAATATTTCCTGTTCCGCCTTCTCCGGCAGTCGCAGTTCCTTTGAGCGCAAATTTTCCGATACCAACGGAGCTTGTCAAAGTGGAGTTTAAACCAGCGCTGTTTCCAATAAACACACAATCTACTGCTGAGTCTGAATTTTTACCAGCACTGGTTCCAATGCACACGGCGTAGGCCGTATTGTTAGAACCTTCACCAGCGGACGGTCCAATGAAAATATTATTGAATGGTGTTGAAAGCGTTGGGTTTGATACTGTAGCATTGGCTCCAGCGTAAGACCCAATGATAACTGAATTGTATTGACCGCTAGAACCAAAGGCAACGTCACAACCTATCATCACAGATCTTGCGTTTGCCGATGTGTTTACATTCAGTTCGTTTTCTGGGTTAGAAATCAAAACATTGCAGTTTTCTGCTATCGAAGATATTCCACTGGACACGTAGTCTGCTAAACCCTGCAAAGACATCTTGCCTATTTTAGAAGAATTTGTTCCGTCCAACTGAACAGCAACAAAAGTATTGTCTGTTCTGATGTTGTTGGATACTGAACCAGCAAGACCCAAAGATGAATAATTAAGACTAAAATAGTTTGAATTATTTGAAGCTTGAAATGCCTTGTTTACTCCAGATACTCCAAAAGTTGGAATCAATTCAAAAGAAGATAATCCATCCAATGAAGTTCCATCTCCGAAGAATATAGATCCTGTCACATCTAGGTTGCCGTATAACCTACAGTAAGAGCCAATAGGGTCTAATTCAAGTAAAGTCTTTTTATTTGAAAGATCGGTATTTAGGAAATTGAATCTTAATTTATCTCTAGCTGGATTGCCTGTGCCTGCAGGAGCATCATGGTCGATGACATCTAAGTTTATTACTTCTCTATCAGAGTTAGAACCAGTATTAATATATTCTGTTGATACTTTAAATTCTGAAGCTTGCGTTTGGCTTACAGAAAAATATCCACCAAGAATTGTTAAAAATTTACCTCCTTGCAACAGATTGCCTGTCACAAGAGGTGAGGTTCCAAATCCAATTGCCAAAGCTCCCGTTGGAGGCTCGTCGTTATTGCATAAGTTTCTTCCTATCAGTATTGTGTCTTTTACGACATATGGGTTGTACTCGTCCGCATTTATCAGGTTATTACTGCCAATGATAACGTTGCCTGTGGCACTGGAGTAAGTCGTGAGATTTTCAGCTCCGACGATTGTATTGTTTACTGATGATGTAAGACCGCTACCAGTTAAATATCCAATCATCGTGCTTCGTGAAGATTGAGAACTTTGACCGATATGAAAACCAGCAAAGTATCCGTAGCATGTATTTCTTATGCTATTTGCATTAACGGTTCTAACGTTGGGGGTATACCAACCTCCATGTGTATTTCCGTGGATGTTTCCGTATATCAGTCCGTGCAAGTTATTTTCTGGCACTAAATCTTGACTAAGCACAAGATTTGTTTCAGCTCCTCCATCATCTTTAAAGAACAAGGCTTGTGTTCTTCCTCCTCCAGAATATGGTTTTACGTAAATTTTACCAAAGTCTGCGTGATTTGCTGGCGATGAAGCTTGTTCATGCATGGATATTGTGCCGCTATCCTGATGACCAGCGCATGAATAGGATATTGTCAGAGGCGCGTTTGCTTCAAATGTTCTGACGGAACCAGATCTTGTGAGCCCTAGGCTGATATAACCTCTTTCTGAAATTGACAAGTGAGAAAATTCAACACCTTGAGTGCCACTCGCGCGAATGAGAGAAAAATCAACAACAGTTTTATCTCCAGTCACTCCCGGTCCCGGATCAACACATGGGTTATTCCCATAATATCCGCCAATTATCGAGGCATCATCAAGAGCTGGGTCATAACAGATATGCAATCCTGATGACCTTGAGTTTCCGTTTCCCAATAATTCCAGAGAACTTCTATAAGATTTTGATGGACCACTAGAAAATCTGATATTAGAATTTCCAGTAGATTGAACGTTCAGTATAGTCGCAGGAAGAAAAGGAGAGCCTGTCGATGGATTGTATTCGGCGTTTGTTATGCCAACGAGACCAGACTGAGATGCTGTTCCGCCATTTCTTAAAATTGTGACAGCTTCTCTTACGTTTGAGTTGCCGTTATCAATATGTACAGATAATCTATCTTTCATTGTTTATTCCTGATTCCGCTCGTCATGGTAAATGATACTGAATCCACGGGCTGTATTTACATTTCTTATTCTGCTGGCAAATCTTTGAGTGATTTTAACTCCTGAATCCACAGTTCCGTACATAACAGTATAATTGTATCCACTTGGGTTGTTGCTTATAATGTCGGTGCCAGATCGAGATATGAAGTTGATATCGTTCAGTGTCTGATAAGCATTGTTTACATGTGGCTCTTGACCAACAATCACTCTTTGACCAGATGCTTCAAACGGCTCTAAGAATATTCCCATGCATCCGCTTTGAGTAACTACAGATGCGGTGTTTCTTCCCAACAGTCTGTCTGAAATTAAAGATGCTCCAGCATCTATTTCGAGAGAGATGTTGGATTCAAATCTAGATCTGCTGTACGGATTGTCGTTTGGCAAGCCGTTTAAAGTTGGGTCTGGCTGTTTGTATATGAATTTGTAATCTCTTAAGTATGAATTTGCGGCACCACTAGAGTGAATTTCAAGACCAGCGCCATCCAGTGATACATCGTCTAGAAACCCGCAAACAGAAGAATTATGAAAACCGTCATCTTCAGCGTCACAAAACCCACTGGTAGCCAGATGCAGGGTTTTGCATTCATAAAGACAGTTGGTTATGGTGTTGTACTCTACATCGTTAGCTTTTAATTGACCGCTGATAACAACATCGTTGAAATAACCATCCCATCTCAACAATGGATGTCCGATAGCATATCTGTCGTTGATGTTTGGAACCAAGTCACCATAGACTGTGAGCCTTGCATCAGCTATATTGTGCATGGCTCCAGATGGTTTTCCGCCAATTCCAACAAGATTTCCAGAAAAATATACTGATTCATTTATTGAAGACCACGGTTTTTGACTTCTGCCTAAATTGAAACTACCACTGTTTGTTGGAGATATATCCCCAGAAACCTGAAGCATTCCAAAGTTATGAAGAGAGTTTGTTCCAATTGCTAATTTATGCTGAGCTGGATTAAGATTTCCAAATAACAATGGAGCTTGACCCGAAAAGACTGGATTGCCATTTTGATCACATACGGATTCTGACGATATGGGATTTGCCGAAACAACCAAAGTGTAGCTGTCGTTTGGACTCACGTACCAACCAGCTCCATGACCTATAGCAATATTGAAATCGCCAGTCTTGTTGTTGTAAAGCGTAAAGTTCCCAATGCCAATATTTCCAGAACCAATAGTATTTCCAGCTAACGACAGGTGACCCAAAGATGTGTTTGAACTTCCATATAAATTACATGAAAGTGAATAGCTGCCAACGGCAGTATTTCCGCTTCCATTATAATTATTTCTCAAGGAAGCATAACCAACCGCAGTATTGTCTACGCTGGTTCTTCCAGCAAGAAACATACTGGATAAAGCTAATTTTCCAGCAAATGTAGTTCTTGTTTCTGGGGTTGAAAAATTACTTGAAACAAGTTCATTTCCAGCAAAAAAGTTTGGAAATGAATCTATTAAATCAATCAAGCTTGTACGTAAGTCAAGCGGAGATATTTCCTGAGTTGCATTGTCTGGAAGCAACCCCTGAATGTAAGTAATGTATTCAGCCTTTGTGAACCTCATTGGTTATCTCTATTGTAGTTTAATTTGTAGTGTTGATAAGTCAAACTTTACAGAGTCGCCTTGATAAATAATTCTTGGGTTGTTTAATTGTGCATACATAAGCATGTTTCCAAGCCCGTACTGTCCTGAGTCAACAATAGCTATTCCGGAAATCCAGCCCCAATCAGTCAGAGCAGTTGGAAATAACACTGTGTTTGTATTTTTAATAAGTCCACTTCCAGCATTATGATCGGCAATGAAATATGACCAAACGGAATCTCCGTTTGTGGATGGATTGCCAAGATCATATCTCGCATAACCAGTTGATGCACCACCGGGAGTTCCAGATGGAATCTCTGGTAAAGTGCCGCCTTTTGCGTACTGAGATGATCCGGTGTTAGATTCTCTTGGAACCCCACTGCACAACGCTATAGCTATATTGGTTGGTTTTGGAAAAGAACCATTTCTAAAAAGATGATGGAGCAATCCAGATTCCAAGTAATCAGAAAAAGCAGTCATAAAATTATCCTCTTTACGAATCCTATCTATTGGAATACGATTTACAAATTATTATACACAAAAAAAGAGCCATCACCAAACAAATGGAGATGGCTCTTCTTGTAGATAAAAGCAGATTAAATACTATTAGTATGAACCAAGGATAATTCGACGATTGTCGAGAACGCCAAATCCAAGTTCAGCAAATCCATAGTAACCAACTCTCTGCTGACGATGAAGTGAAGGATCTTCAAACACCTGAAGAGCCTGCTTCATAGGCATGATAAAGCTATCGCTAGAACCCTGATCGAGACCAATAACCAACTCTAGGTCGCTAGCCTGAACAGCGCCGCCAAGACCATTTGTGAAGAAGTCTTGGTACTCTTGACCTTCGCCAAGTTCGTCTAGGTCATGCAGGTTAACACCAAAGATACGAGTGATAGGAGCGCCACCTTCACTCGCTGAATAGATTTCGCGACGGGTAACTTCATCAATCTGATCAAGACCCCAATTGCGAACATCTTCAAGAGATTCTGGAGATACGTAAAGATCAGTCAATCTACCTCGATTGGCTGAACCAGTGTTGCCACCAGCATTTCTACGCATAACAGTCTGCATAAGAGAAACGAATCTCTTTGTGAATAGACCGGCTGTAGCATCACCGTCATAAACCAAGATGTTGCGATCAACACCAGCAGCCAACAGCGTGTGAAAACCGTCATCGTTCATCTTCTTTACGAAGCCAGCTTCCATTACCTGTGCGGCACGAGCAGCAACATCCCAGCGAGCTTCACGAGCATAACGCAGCAAATAATCGATGCTGGACGTGATCGTGTAGGTAGGAATCGTTACATAATCACTTTCAACCGCACGTTCAGGAATACGACCGTGACCCGGATTTGTGTAAGCAACGTGCTCACCTTCAAGTCCCGGAGAAATCAAGTCGAGAGGATATTCAGTGCTTGCGCCCGGCTCAACACTGATTGTCTCGAAGATATCAGAAAGAATATTGCCAACAAGAACACCCTTACGCAAAGGAAGTTCAAGAGCTTTAGCAAACTCACGCTGAGATGCAAGAGCTACATTCTGATCATTATCACCAGTCTTTGAAAAAAGACTGATAAATTCATTACTAGGTCTCTCTGTATATGACATATTATATATCTCCTTTAAAATTAAAGATTAGTTTTAGCCGAAGTTAGGAAGGTTAACGTAAACTTTAGCATAACCATCAGCGTCCTTGCGGGACATGAAACGGCCAATAGCCAAGTTACCAGATGCTACTGCATTAGAAGCTACGGTTGAAATGTTACCAGCAGTAATATTGTCTGCATAAGCAACCGATCCCGGAACTGGAGTTCCAGTAACCAAGTTGGTTACAACCCAACCACGAGTTAGCACAGTTACCTTGCCACCCTTTTGTACTTCATCCTTGTACTGATTGATGTGAGTACGAGTAAGGTCTTTATCAACAACATCGTTCAGCAAAATACCAACTGGAACGCCAGTAACTGCAACCTGCTTGTAAGCTACGGTATTGTCTCCCTGATCCATCGCTGCGCCAGAAGCGCTTAAAACGTCCAAGCAAACAACGCCACCGCGACTTGCGGTTCCAGTCGTATAGAAAAAGCTGATATCTGTAGATTCTTCATATCTATCTGATTTAAGAGCCATAGTTATATTCTCCTGTTTTTTTTTATAATTACTTGTTGAGTACGTGATTTTCAAACCAGTTTGAAACACTCGCTCTGGTGGATTCAAGTTCATTGTGTTCTGGAACGATCAGTGTAGCTTCTGAACTTTCTATTTTTTCGAAAGTTTCTGGAGTTACTTCGGCTTCTGTGATCTTAGCCTTAGAATCCTTCTTCATAGATTCTTTATCTTCCGTTGACTTCTTTTCAAACATCATCTTCTTCTTGCCGTACATAGCAACTACGGCTTCAAAAGAAGCGTCATCAAGAGCATCAAAAGCAGCAAGAGTTGTTTCTACTTCTTCTTGCTCAAAACCAGCTTCTACCAAAGAAGCCATTCTCTTCTGCATCTTTTCTTTCTTCTTCATTTCTACCATGTTCATAGTTGCTTCGGCAAGCTGATTGCTCGATTGAGCCAAAGCGTCTTCGAGTTCAGCAACACGAGCCTGAGTAGACTTGATAACTTCATTAAGCTGATCAATCGTTGCGTGACTTTGTTCAGCGGCAGTCTTGAAGGAATCAACCTTGGAAGCAAATTCCTTGTCTTTAGCTTCTTCGATCTTTGCCTTGATAGCTTCGTTTTCAATCTTAGCTTTTGCTAGCTGATCACGAACCTCTCTTAGCTGCGTTTCGAACAATGTATCTTCAGCCATTTTAATTTCTCCTATTGAAAATTTAGAGTATGCATTAAAGTTTATAACATTTGCAACCGTATTATTAAATATAACACTTCTCGGGTTCGCAGGCTTTGAAACCAACCCTTTGCCAGAAAAAGAAATGTTTGACAAAGCACGACCTAATTTATAACCTTCATATACGCCAGTTCCACCGTAAGACTTTAGATGTTTGGTCAAAAACGCTGAAGCTTCATCGCGTTCCAATATTTTTGCCATACCCTTGTTGTCGATCATCGCATAATCAAATCCAGAAAAAAGACATTCCATAGAAACGTACCATTTTCCTTCTTCAATTTCAGCAATGATTTTGTCCATCCGCTCTTTGTTTGTTTCATCACTCCAACTGTTGTATAAAACAGCCTGAGTGATAATATCAAAATCTTCTGGACGGGCATCATCTTCGTCGGCTACAGATTTACCATCCTTGGTTAAAACGTAAGAACCTGTGATATGACCAATTATATCATTTTCATCATGCATGAAATTGAATTGTTTATCTTCTGGAGTTTTCCTCGCAGCCCAAGTGGCTTCAGGAGTAAAAACGTCATCATTTTTATTCCATCCAGTAGAAACAAGAACAGACTCTATGTAGTAGAGGTCTAGCTGATTTTTATTCTCAGCAAGTGCTATCTGAAGAGAATCTGGTATTTTAATATGATCGGATATTGATGGTAACCCTCTCTTGTGTAGATCATCTACGCGAGAGCAATAAGCTATAGATGCCTGAGTTTTAACTAACTCGGCTACTCCATCTTTAATTTCATGTTTAAAAATTTTTATTGTCATATTTTACCTCATGACATTATACACAAAAAAATAAAAAACACAAAGAAAGCATCTTTTTTTAGCTTAACAATAACTCCACATAATTTGCGATAACAAGCTTTCTGTAATTTTCTATACTGTTTGCTGAAACTTTTATTTCTTTTAATTCTGATGGAATAGGCTTAAATTTTTCGGAGATAGCTTTGTATATAGAACCGTCGTTTAGATCGCACATTGGAGTAAGATTCAACAACGTTGCCAATCTTAATTGCTCAAACTCTTGAGCTTCTGCTTTCGTTAGCTGTCTCATATTAGCTTTGCCTTTATTAGACAAATATCCATCTATCAATATGGAGGTGTGATCAAAGGCTGACGTGACCCACATAAACAACTCAGCAACTCCCGGAGTGCTCTTTGGTGTATCCACACGCTTTTTCCTTGGACCCTCATCTAATTTATTTGGAGGTCTTCCGTTGTCCTTTTTTGCAGCAGGGCTGCTTTTTAAACCAGTTTCAGGTTTAGATTCTTGTATGTCTTTATTGATTTCACCTTGCTTTTCTATTTTTTCCATATCAATCTGCTGATTTGCATTGTGGAAAGGGCTGGCTTTTGGAGGCAGCTTTTCATCTTCTCTGGATTTAGCTTCTCTTTGTAGTCTAACCTTTTCTACGTTTGGAACTTCCTTGAATCTTTCAAGCACAGTTTCGTGAGAAATAATATCTCTGTCAGCAAGTTGAATCAGCAAATTCTTTTCACTGGATTCGTCAGATAGACTCATTTGATCATAAATAACATGAGCTGATTTTCTGAAGCCCATAGATTTTCTTATGTCTTCAAGTTCTTTTTCCCAAAACTTAGTGAGCTGATCTCTTCCGTACTGTAATCTTTCGACCAAGGTTTTAAGAGAGATAAAATTGTTTGTGAAACCACCTCCCTGTCCAGACATTCCGGTCAACGTTGGAGGAACTCCAAGTCCAGCAAAAATACTGTTTAGTACATTTTGGTATTTTTCAGCTCCCAAGAACTTGTAAACTTGAGAGTTACTTTCTGTGAATTTTAACTCTGGTCCATAAACAAGCTCCATACATCCGCCTCCAGTATTGCTGGCTAGTATGTTTCTTAATTTATTTACACCTTCTTTTGTTGGTAAAACCTTGTGTTCAAAGCTTCCGAGTGTCCATAGTCTGATGTTTGAAATAGCACCATCCAACGCTGCCAAGTCTGCTAATTTCATTTTCTCCAACATTACAATGTCGTCAAGAATTGCGTAAACAAGTGGATTCGCCCATTGTTGCCAGTCGTCCTTTTTATAATAAAACACTGATAATTTTTCAGGATCTAAGTCTATCTTTCGATTATTGCTCTTTATACTGTTCTTGATGTTGGTTGGTAGAGTTTCAAGAACTTTTACCGGAATGGTGCCGTCTTTGAAGTTGTCAAAAAAAGAGTCTGAGCTTAACTGATAGTTTTGTTTGCCAAGAAAGAGACTAACGACACCGTCCTTCATGTCTATGGTCATTGGATTAAAGAAGTTGTACCTCCAAGGAATTACATTCTTTTTAATAGTTGGTATTTCTACCACTATGTCTTGAGCCAAAGATTTGATATAAGTAACTATGTCTTCACTGATATTAGCGTGACTTTTATATACAAAAACATTTCCAGTTCTGTACAGATTGTTTAAAAATCTTTCTGATCTCTCTTTGCCATCAACCTTTTTGAACCATTGCTGATAGAATTTTTCAACACTCTTGTTTTCATGAACAATGTTTATTCCTTGACAACCAAAATCACCCATTAAATCTATAATATTCCTTACAATCCCAACCTTATCATAAGCTTCCATGCACATTTTTATTATACTTTTAGAGCGCGTAGGAATTTGCTCTTCTGGTCTAAACGCATAATAATCATTGCGAGTAAATCCGGGTTTTACAGATCTGTTTGGTTCAATGTTTAAAAAATCTCTGTGATAAGCTTTGCTCACACCGGCATAAGACTCGGAAGCTTCAGAAAAATTTTTAAAAGCCAAGGCTTTTGAGTTTTGATCGTTTTCATTCCAAGTCGAAAGAGAGCCGTTGGTTTTTTCAGACATTTTATCGCCTTTATAATTGAACTGTAATCAGATTGTATTCCAAATGACTATACACATATTTCAATAAAGGTTATTATTCATATTGTCTGTGAACCAAGCTGGGCCATTATACAGTTTACCTTTTGGGTCTTTTTCTTTCTCAACTGTTGCAAATCCTCCATAAAAATTATATATTTCTGAGCTTGGAGTTCGGGCTATGGTTCTGGCGGACATATTGGCCATCAAAAGAGCTGAGTATCTGTCTTTTCTTAGCTTGCCCTTTTTGCCAGTTCCTATGACTGTTTCTGGCGTGTCCCATTTGTCTCTGCCAGAAGGTGTTTGTGATATTTGAATCATAGCCAACTCATCTTTTAGATCCTCTATTTCCATAACGCACTGTTCCAGTGTGTCAAAAGATCTGCCCTTCATTTCATCTTCGATTGCTGAAATATCCAGACTGAGCGTATCGAACATGGGGAATAAAAGAGCTTTATCCTCAAAGTCTTTTCTCATTCCGTGATTTGATTCAGACACCCAGTCATATCTAGAAAATTGGCACATTTCTAATATATGTAGACCTCTGTTGTCGTCTGAGTCTTTTGGTTTTTCTGGGTCGATTGTTTCCCAGATTGGAACTTCATTTTCTTGTATTTTATCTTTATCGTGTAAGCTTTCCATAACAGCGATACCGCCACCTCCAGCATCCATAGCTATTTGAACGCATGGAAAAACTATCATCAAATCTCTTATTTTTCTAGCGCAATAAGCGTAAAAATCAGATTCAGATGAAAATCCACTTTTAATTTTTTCTTTGTGCTGATCTCTGTTTGTTGTCCAACAGTGGACGACTCTTCTGTGATCTTCGTTTAGTTCTAAAATCACAATACTGAAATTGTCTACTTCTGAAGCTGGGTCAACTCCAAAGATGTATTTCTTTTGTATGTCGCCTCTGATTCTTGTTGAAAAACAAATATCAATTCCATTTTTGTCTTTTATAGGAGCTTTGTCCAAGTACTGATCGTTTGTGACGCACGCCTCTATCAGGGATCGCTTGAAAAAGCCCTGTGAGTCGCGTGTGAAGCAAGCTCCGAACTCCATCTGGTATATTCCAGCGTGAACGGTAGCCTTTGATCTAGCGACCTGTGAGGCGTCCATAAAGCCCTCTGGTAAAAGCTCGTAGGGTATTCTTATTATCGAATAATCTTTCCAGTTAAAACCTTCTGGGGGATCTTCATTGAAGATGTCTCGTAATCTACTTTCTTTGCCTTGGCTCTTTATTATCGATTTCCACTTTTTCCAATATTGAGCGAAATGGTTAAAATCGTAATAGGCTGTTCCTGAAAGAATTATTTGATTGTCACTCTTTTTAAGAATATTGCTATCTTCTTCAAAATAATCTAAATTATACTCTTTGGCCTTTTTTTTCGCTGCCATGCTTTTAACGTTTTCGATGGGATCTGAACTCACTGCAGCAAAACCAGCAACAACATTTTCGAAAATATCCCTTGGTATACTTGCAAATTCATCAGAGATAATATCATTTGCTCGTTGACCTCTTATCTTCTGGCCATCTCCTAAAGGTAGGCATGTCACGCGAGACTGATTTATTCTGAGTACGCATCTGTCAACGTCTCTTCTTGGTCCAGACTCAGCATCGCACATGCTTCTTAGGATTGGAGCTTTGTTCCATATTGTTTCCATGTATTCAAACAGCACTTTTGATTGTCTGAAAGCAGCACCAACAATAACAATCTTTCTTTCTGGAAGGATCAAAGCTCTGAGTATTGAATAAAGAGATAAAATAAAAGACTTGCCAAAACCTCGGCTAGCGATAAGCATCGGAAATTTACGATTCCACATCTCATGTAAAAACAAAGCTTGAGATGGCAGTATGTTGACGTTCAATATGTGTTTGCATAAAAACGAAAAATACTCTGGCCTTGTCATCAACCACAACAATCTATAGTGAGAATCGTTTGCAGATCCTATGAATTTCATTGGATTGAATATTAATTCATCATTGATGTCGTCAAGGTTCAGCCAAGCTTCATTTATAACTTTGATTTTGCCATCGTCTTTCATTTCAAACTCCCGATACTCTTCATTTTTCTTGTGTCAAGTACATGGTCTGCAAAACCATAATAAACGGATTCATTTGCTTCTAGATACCAATCTCCGTCTTTTAATTTTCTCTTTAAGAAATTTCTTACCTTGTCTATGTCTAGATTGGTGTAACTTTCCTTGAAGTATTTACCATAAATACATTTGTTGGCATAGATATCTATCATGATCTCAGCGTTGATCTTGTCTAACTTTGCCAAGTTGTGTGCGCTTAAATGATCGCTTGCGCAAGCAAAGCTTCCATAATGAAGCATGAAATGGGCGTTTGGAGTTAAAACTCTTTTGTCTGCTGCTTGCAGAATTATGCCGCTCATAGACTCAGCTTGACCATAAGCCACTATCGTAACGTAAGACTTAGTCAAAGCTATCGCGTCGTAGATGACCATACCGTCAGACCAATTGCCTCCGATACTGTGCATGTGAACAATTATCGGTTCTTCAGAGATGGTGTCTAAAAGCCTGATGTTCTTATAAAAGTTAACAGCCATTCTGTACTCGACACCGGGATCTTCATCAGTATTGAATACATGTCCATGAAGATATATTTCTCTGTTCTTTACGTCTAATCCATATTGATGTATGTCCGAAATAGTATCTGTTAGAATGTCCATTTTAATCTTTTCTCCCAATAGAGTAGTGTTCGTTTACCCTCTTCAAAATACTGTTTACTGCTAACTTTGCATTTTTCCTGTTGCCGCAAAAAATAACATGTATGCCATGATACATTTGGAATTCTATTAGCATTTTAAGGATGTACTTGTTGGTTACTTTTATCGAAGACCATTTTTCCTCAGGAATATCAGATCTATCTGGAAAATCCATTACATCTTCAAGAGAAAATTCTAATATCAGAAATTTAAAAGGAAAGGGTGTCATTCTTTCTATTTCTCTGATGAATCTATGTTTATCTTTTCCAAGATTTATAGCTAATTCAGAAATCCTACCTTTTCTTTCTATGCAGATTTTATCTTCAAGACCAACAATCGAATAATCTCCTGTGTCGAGTTTTTTAACAACCATTCCCTCACATGAGGTGTAGGTTCCAGAAAACTTTTCAAAAGTATATCCGTCTTGCTCCCTTGTGTCTTTTATGACCGTGTAAGGAGGTGATTTAATTGGCATTTTTTCTTATTATCTCCATAAAAAGCGAGCTATAGAAATGTTCCTTGTCTTTGATAGAGTCGTGACACGATCTACAAAGTGTTATTCCATTTTGAGTGTCGAACCTCAAAGACGGAGCACTGGACCATTTATTGATATGATGTGCTTGTAATTTACTTTTACGCTTACAATTTGGCATTTGACACATGAATTTATCTCGTTTGTAAACTCTTGTTCGCCATTCTTTGTAAACTGGATCATCATAATTTCTTTTCATCTTTACACACAACCTTTATTATTCTGATATCGTTTTCGATGTCTTTTATAAAAAGAGCGATCTTGTCAGAAGGCTTTTGTTTGAGCAGAGTTTCAGAAAATTTACAGTAAGCCAAGTAACAAGCTTCGTCTGGATCTGCAGCTTCAATAAAGATATCTGGATACCCATGGTTAAATTCATTCAATCTGAATTGCACAAGTCTTTGTAAGACAGCAGTAAGATTAAAAGTTATTACATAAATCTTCATGGCAATGTGTCATGATCAATCATTAGTTTCACCAAGTCTGTAAATGTATGTTTTGGTTTCCAGCCAAGAACATTGAGTGCCTTGCTGGATTCTCCACATAAATAGTCAACTTCTGCTGGTCTATAGAATTCTGGATCTTGAACAACCAATCCAGACCAATCTACGATACCAACATGGTTGAATGCTACGTCTAGGAACTCACGAATAGTGTGAGTCTCGCCGCTGCAGATGACGTAATCATCAGGATAATCCTGCTGAAGCATCGTCCACATCGCTTCCACGTAATCTCCTGCATACCCCCAATCTCTGAATGCTTCTAAGTTGCCCAGACGTAGTTTTGGAAACTTTTCAACAATTGAGCCATCCCCACTGAGTATAAGTGGAGAAATTTTAAGAAAATAGTTTGGATCAGAGTCATAATCAATAGCAAGACTATCTACATGGTTTTTCCATTTCACGAATTCTCCAATCCACTTTGTGATTTTTCTGGTGACGAAATCTTCACCTCTTCTTGGACCCTCATGATTAAAAAGGATTCCAGAGCTAGCATGAAAAGAATAAGCTTCACGAAAAAGGCTAACCATATGATGAGCGGCGCATTTCGCTATCGCGTATGGGCTTTGCGGCATGAATTTAGTTTCTTCGTCTTGATATTTTACTGTTAATCCAGACGTTGTGTCAGTATACTGATCATAATTTTTACCAAACATCTCGCTTGAGCTAGCCTGATAAAACCTAGCTTTTGTTATTTGTAGATCAACCAATGCTTGTAAAATATTAAGGCACCCCTTGCCTGTAATATCCCAAGTCAAGGCTGGCTGTTTGAACGATACGGCAACATGACTTTGTGCCGCTAAATTATAGACTTCATCTACATCCGCGTGTTTTTTAAGGATATTGCTGACAGAATGTACATCAGTGATGTCTCCGTGCATCAGTTCGAAACTCTGATTGCAAAGCACATGTTTGATTCTTTGTGTGTTGTCGGTACTTGAGCGTCGTGCAACACCAACAACGTGATAACCTTTTGAGAGTAGCAGGTCTGCCAAGTGACTACCATCTTGTCCTGTTATTCCAAATACGATAGCTTTTTTCATAAGTTTTCCTTTTTGCTTCCAATTAATCTTTGACGGTTTCGGGTGTCAAGAAAGGTTGATCTACTGTTCCGTCATTGTACTTGTGGTATTGAGCAAGCCTGTCTTGTTCTTTGTACATTGAAAGTCGCATTTTTTCCATTTCGAGGCCGTAAGACCTTGCAACCTCTTGGTTGGTTATCAAATATGTCATCCATCCGGTAAAACTTGACTTGCTGTCCTGAAAGCGCTGTACGCGCTGTTCGCGCGTTGCTTTCATGTCCTTTAGCATTGAACTCTTTTTGGTTTGAAGCTCTCGGTAGTCCTTGTTGAGCGATTCCTGAGAGGCTTTGAGCGAGGCGATCTGACTTGCCATGTTGAACAACACGTCTTTGTCGATTTGATCCGGGTCTCGTTGACGCTCAGCAAAGATCAGGGTTTCTAAAACAGATATTTGTTCTAGGTTTTCTTTGTTGCCCTTCAAAGAGCGGTTCATTAGTAATTCTAATTTTATAAGGTCAACAACCTGCAGCTCTTCGGTTGGAATAACATCATCTTGAAATTGAGATATAATTCTGGACCAATGATATTGAAATAGCTTCAATTCATCTTCAGTGAATTGTTGTTTTAGCTCAACGAAGTATGGTCTAAAAGCAAGGTCATATTTTGCTTGGTCTTCAGTTGATATAGAGTCAAACCAACTGGGTTTTTCTATTTCGTTTTTTGCAACTTTGCGTTTTATGAAGTCTAGAACGCTATCTGGATTTCTGTCTAGAGACAGAGCTAATTTTTGATAACCAAAGTTAACGTTTTCTTTTATGAACGTTTCTTCTGGTTTACTGATGCGTCCCGTCTTCATAGTAACCGTGCTCCTGTAGTATATTTTTAATAATTTCAACGACCTCTTCGCGGCGTTGTTTTGATATATAAATATCATTGGATATTTTAAGATAATCCATTCGAACACTCGCCGGAATATGACGGTCGAGGGCAACTATCATGTCCTTTACGTCAAGATCGTCATACGACTCACCATCAGTATGGTCCACAAGCTTTTCTTCATGATCCAACTGAGCTGGCTGAGCTAGTTTTTTTCGTTGCTCATTTGAGTTTCCTATAAAGTAATTGTCACGCATAAAGGTTTTTAGTCTGTTGGATAGGTTTACACTCAGAAAATTCTCAAGGGGTCTGCCTTCTTCGTAACGATTCATGGCTTCGAGACAAATAATAAAAGACTCTTGGACAATATCATCTTTTGCGTAACCGTAAAACACGTATTTAGGGGCTATGCGTTCGCAAACAATGTTTATTTGTTCTACGACCTCTTCCTCTGTCATTCCATTTGGTACTCTCATAGTTCAATCCAGTCCTTCCCGTTGTACGCTTCGATCTTGTTGTTGTTTTTATTATAGATTATTGTGCCTGTTCGCGGACGAACGGGTCTTTTTGATACGGGTTTTAATCTTAGTGATGAAAACAGGGGCGAAGTTTCAGTTTCACCCTTTGAGATTATATCCAAAACCTCCTGAACGTCCAATTCTTCAATGAGACCGTCACGCACACCTATGAATTGATCTTGATCCAGAGTGATCACACCGTCAGATGTCAAGATCGACCGTGAAAATTCCCCTGTGAAAAATAATTTATCTGGAATAAATGGGCTGATCAAGAATCTGTGGTGAAGCTCTGGGTACAGTTTGTTTCCACCGATAATTTTTTCTATATTTAATACGAAAACGTCTTGATCTTTGGACAAAAACCCTATACAATCACATCGTTCTTGAAAGCTTCCCTTGAAAAATCGACTCAACGAGAAGAAAAATTTTTCTTGAAGATCAACAACCGTTGACAAGCATCTTCCAGCTTCAGAAAGTTGCTGAACGTATTGTGCAACGTCGTGATCAAAGCCGCATTCATCGATGCAAACGTCGCTGATTTCATATCGGTTGTTGTTGAATTGAGCCAAACAACAAACATTATTCTTTATGGTTCGGATTCTCATCGTTTTTTTCCGATTTCAAGGATTCTATAAATTCATCGAGTGATGCACTGAGGGTTTTTTGTGGGTCGGCTACGGTTTTTTCAGCGGCCACTTGCTGTTGCAGTTCAGCGGTTGCTCGGCAACACATTGTGGCTTGGCATGTTTTTGGGGTTTGTTTATCGTTTTGCATGTTTTCTCCTAATTTTAAATTGCGTACACAGTATTATACTCAGTTGTGGTGTTTTTCGCAAAAAGCTTTTTGTTTTTTTACGCAAAATGACTATAATACAGAGTGATAATGGCTGTAAAGTATCACAAATTCAGCGAATATTTGTATAAAGTGGTTAAATGGGCTGTAGTCGAAGAGTTTCTTCACGCCACCTAAGTCCTGCTGAAGCGAAGAGTCACATGCGAGTGAACAAGCACTCCGAGGTTGGGCAAAAAATAAATCTGGGCAATGTCTCACCATGACAACCCAGTACCTGTGAAGCAGCGAAAGCTGAAAAAGTACTAGATTTCCATCAGCAAACAAGCCCCAACTGCTCTTCAACACCGCCAAGTACCTGTCTTCACAGGTATAAATGGTCTTGTTGCGCCCTGAGCTTGGCATCGAGCTGTTTGTTTGTTTGCGTTGTGCTTCGATTGCAGGCTTGTGAGGCTGCTCTGAATCGAATTGCTGTTATCTACGTGGATTGGGTAAGACATTACAGAATATTTTCTGAATTGCTTGTGAACCACCCAGCGTTTTTTCCAATAAAATTAACACAAAATTAATGAAGATAAAACACCCACCCCATGCTTTGTGTAGATTGTTAAGATTGTGAAGTCAGCGGTTTTCATCCCGATAAAAAATACTTTCAGAATATTATTCAAAAACGAACGCCACAGTATTGCAACAATTCGAATGCGTCGATATAATACGTAGATACAGTGACGAACAAAACATCTCAAGGAAAAGTTATCATGGAAATCAACGGCTTCACATTCAGTTCACGTCTCATCGGCACTTCAGCTTGTTACCATATCGCCAAGCGTGGTGACACTGTGTTCACCTCAAAAGAAATGAGTTATTTGATTCGAAAAGTAAAAAGTTATGGAATTTCACAAATAACAGGTGAAAACTTCTTGAAAACAAAATGAAATGACGATAAGATACTGTCTCACAAGTGTTTCACTCCTGACGAAAGATACCACGATGCGATACGATGACCGAGTTACCAGTGTTGAGCTTTCAGCCCAGTACGAAAATAAGCAGGCACTGTTCGCCCTGCTGAACGAGCAAGACGCTCAGGCCGACGAGTCATACGCTCAGGCCGATCAGTCACGCGAATCATACCAGTGTGAATCAGAGTATGATGATCAGGAATGGTGTGATAAAAACAATTACTAGGCTTCACACAGTTCGGGGAATCTGATAAAATCCCCTTCTCACCTTCTTTTTGGATAAAAAAATGAATCACTACGCTGCACTCAAAGTTGCCATTGCATCAATCGAGGCCATTCTGTCGAATCAGACATTGAGCAAAGATGTTCGAATCGAATTTGAATCAAATAAGAAAAATTTAATTAATCTTTTGCGTTTTCTATAATAGGTGAATTAGGATGAGCCAGATGAACGACCTAGCAATTCAGTTTTGCGAAGAACAAACCACTAAGGGTGCCGACTTTGACACCACTATGAATGATCTCATTTGTGGTGCTAATCCAACCGCTGACGCATTCACGGCATGGATATTCCTACGCCAAAAAAATGATCGCAGGGAAACGGATTTGCTACGAGTTGCGAAAAAATCCTGATTTGTACGTTTATCCCTTTGCGTAAAAAATAAAAAAGGGCCCCCCCTTTTTATTTTGTTGTATTGCAATGCGTATTAAAATAATTATTTGTGTCCTTTTTATTGATTGTTGCGTTGACGATTGCCGATATATATGGTATGATCCGCGTGTCAATTCAAAACACTCTAAGGACAACAGTCATGGAAATCAACGGATTCACTTTCTCATCTCGTCTCATCGGAACCGCAGCCTGCTACCATATCGCTAAACGTGGTGACGTGGTTTTCACTTCGAAAGAAATGAGTTATTTGATTCGCAAAGTTAAAAATTATGGAACATCTACTGTTGCAATCAAAACGAAATGACGATAATATACTGTCTGACAGATGTTTCACCCCGACGAAAGATACGACAATGCGATACGATGACCGAATCACCAGCGTTGAAATGAACGACACGATCAACCATACTGAATGTTGGAACGAAATCAACATGCAAGACATTGCCGAAAGCTGTGAATTCTGTAAGGTGGTTACACTCAATCCCTTTACTGGTGTGAAAGAAAGCCACATCATGGTGCCTTCAGACAAAGTACTCGAAGGTTTGAAAAATGGCGGTTTGAAGCGTTATTCAGAACGTTCACAGATTGTCAGTGTTGACGCAGACGACATCAACCGCCTTTGGTAGTATTCATCATTTTATGGAAAAACACAATGAAGACCATTGACAAGGTTTGCATAATTTATTATTATACCATTGGCCCTGTTGTGTTGTTGTGGTTGGCGTTTGTTGTTCACACAATCTTCTTTATGGAATAATCGTCATGGAAAATTTCAATTTTGAAAAAACAATCGGCGGACGTTTGGTTGCCGAACTTCGCAGAGAAATGATGGAATGCATTGTTGTTCCAAACAGTATGCTTCCTGAAAAGTTTCACGATAAAAGTCGTGGCGGTCGCTCTTTGGCTAGACTTGAAGAATTGTGTGCAAAACGTGACGGAGAATATACCGCACACCAAAAGGCAAAAGCCGCAAAAGCACGAAACATTGAAAGACTAACAAAACAGGCTGAAGCCCTTTCAGTGTACAGTAAGGGTGGAGATTTCATCGACCTTAAACACGGCTTTGATTATAGCGAATGTGAAATTGATGAACATGCACTGTACAGAAACGAGTGTGTGATGGTAAACGGTATGGTCAATGGCGGTTTGATAGAAATTGACGATTTGTTGGAAGATTAGGGTTTGTCTTTGCCTATTCAGGCGAATGGCCGCTGCCATCGCTAAGGTTCTCACTCTTTATTTTTGGAAAAACAAATGATTTATACGTTATTGTGTGCATGGATTGCTATCGTTGATCTGATTGACTATCTGCGATACCCTGAGTATTTCACTTAAAGAATGCGTTTCTCTGGGCTAGGGCTTGACGGTGTAAATGGGATTTGATACAATCCACGCCTGCCGGTGGATAGTTAAACACAAACAATGGAGCGAAGCATGTTCATTACCCTCACGATCAAGTCTCTGTCACCAACCAAGTCTGAGATCCATGTACGCACGACCAGTATCATGAGCGTCTCACCCTGCTTGGGCAATGGCTCACTTCTCTCAGTACTGGGAATTGGTGATCTTGCCGTTACTGAGAAACCTCTACATATTCTGAATTGGATCTGTGATAAAGAATGCGTTTCTCGGGGCTAGGGCTTGACGGTGTAATGGGATTTGATACAATGGGGCCTTGCGGCCCCTAAACCCTAAAGGAAATATTCGATGACGATCCAGAGACTAAGTGTAGACGGAGAAGCTGGAGAAGCCACATGGACAGAACCAAATAGGGATGGAGAGTATGTTTATTGGGAAGATGTCTCCGATCTGATCATTAAAGTGTCTGGACTGATTTCGAGGATCGAATTGGCAAACGATCTGCATGCCGTATTCACGATCAAAGATTCGGAAGAATTCGCAAAAGTAAAAGCTGTAGTTTCTGAAACATTAAAGGCGTAACGGAGAAAATCATGCTAGTTCTTGAAATTGCTCAGAATTCAGTCGAAAGCAAAGTAATCGCCGCCAGCATCAAAACGGACGGCGGCTGGACCTTCCTCGACCGTAAAACCAACAAAATGGTAGAATCCCCAAAAGTGACAAAATGCGTCCTTTTGTTTGACCGGATGCTTGACATGTGGCCGAATTGCTCGGTTGAAGTCGAAGGGCCGGGACAGCAGACGAGTCCCCCATGGGGGTACTGCTGGTACTCTGCTGAGTCGTGGCCGAATGTATACAAGGAGAACTGGGACACGAGCGACTAGGCACTAAGGGGGGTGACAGGCCTCTGCCTTGCGGTTGCATCTTACAATTTTCAACAACTCAAAATAAAAAGGGGGGGCCCTTTTTTAATGCCATTCCTTGCACACGAACGTAAATAAAAAAAACCTCAAAAATCTAGTAAAGACCATTGACATGAAACGCCGATAAGATATAATAGACAAACGAGAAGTGAACGAAACACCAAATGGAAATCAAGATGAAAACGTACCAAGTAACTTTCAATTGTTCTGACAAAGTTGTTGTTCTGTATGTTGATTCAATCACAGCAGTGACGGCGATCAAGTTGGCTCACCAGCGTTCAAATGAAACCGGGGTTCTTCAGAATATTGAAGAAATCACTTGCAAACTTTTGAAATAGTGGTATAATTCACCTGTCTCAACAAATTCTCTAAAAGGGTTTTTATGGTAAATTCTTCTGATATTTTCGATCAACTGACCGACGACACCGTAACGGCTTGGCTGTCTGACTCTTCAATGAGTAAAATTGTTTTTGGTCGATTGTCAACAATCTGGAAAAGTCCCAAGGGTATAACCCTCTATCTCACAAGTCGTCGAACTGTGAGTTGGAGAATGTCAAGTGTAATTGCCGACGAAGTTTTATCACAGTACAGAAGTCACAGCGACCTTTAAAGAAAGAATTTTTCGATGCATAGTTTGAGTCAAGAGCAGCTTCTCATCATCGTTCGCGGCCTTTCTTTGTATATTATTGATCAAATCAAAGACGGTGACGTTGACAACGCAGAAAAAACTGCTAAAATTATCTCTGAAGCGTCTCATTCTTTACATGTTTTTGAAGGGTTAAAATGAACATTCGTACAGCGATCGATAAGATTCTCAGACATGGTTGTCGCTCAGATAGAAAACTGCCATTCTCGGCAGATGCAACATTCATAGCAAGAGCAAAAGCGGCATACAGGAGGAATCTGGAAAATCCGGGCGATTGTGCTGGTGATAAATTCCTGCTTTTGGGGCTTTCAATCGCAGAAGCCCACGTTGGAACTGGTCCGGGTTGGATTCCAGAAGTCCAGAGATACGGCGTAAATTATGCCGAAATTCTGGAAAATAAAGTATAAACAAAAACCATTATTTTAAATCAAATGTGATATGGAGGAACAAAAAAGGGGGGCCCTTTTTTATTTCCATTTGTTGCAGGATCTTTTTTAAAAGATTGTTTCCCTTTTACTCAAGTCGGCCATTGATTTTGGTCGATAAATAGAGTACAAAGGGAGACTAGCAATGAAGAGTTTTTTTGTTGTAGCGTTGTTTTGTTGTGGTTGTGTTGTGCCGAGCGGTTCACAGGTAAAGGTGAAAGCGACATGTTTCAACGTGCTGAGCCCATACCCTACGGTTGAAGTTGAGGTCACCATAACAAATCAAACCGTGAAAACTGAAAAGAAAAAATCATTTTCGCTCTTGACATTTGCCGACAAAGAGCTATAATACACATGTAACGTCAGACGTGATTTGGTCAATAACTTGTTTTTTTTTGGAAGAAGTACACATGAAGACGCACACTACGCATTCAGCAAGGTTGCAGAGTTCTTACATCTCATATTCAGGAAGCCTAGAGCTTCGTCTGAGTGATTCTGAAGAAATTCAGATCGAAGCCACTATTGATCAGCTTCGTTCTCTGCAGCGTCAGATTGAAGACCGTGTCAAGTCTCTTGATCTGAGAGCTATTGAAAATCTCAAAGAACGAATGGGGGTTGTAGATGAATAATATTCAACAGGCGGTTGTCAAGGCTGGAACGGTCTTGACAGTTGGCAAGGTCATCGCCATCAAGAATGACCATGTTTTGGTTGATTCAAACGGTAGTGTTCAAAGGTTTACATTTAGTCAAATTGAAGGGTTTTTAGCATGATGGTTGATCTGTACAACAAGCGTAATGAACGCAACGTTACTTTCCTGTATCCTGTCCATGGAACGAAGAATATTCTTCGAAATGTAATTGGCAAGAAAATTGCTAGTTTCACAGGGCCGAATGGAAAAGGCATTACAGTGCAAGAAGCAAACGGAGATTGTCGGTCCTTCTCGCTGAAAAAGTGTGTGGCCTCACTATAAACTGGCCAGTTCAATTTGAACGGAAGAAAGCGACCCTGAAAATGGGTCGCTTCTTCTTTTCTCACAAATAATATATATTGAGTTGCAAACACGCACACAATAAAAAAGGGCCCCCCTTTTTTATTTCGCATTGTTGCACAACAAAATAAATTTTGCAATCTCCAAAAAAAAACAATTAATCACACTCTTGCCATTGACTAAAAGAGTCGATATGTTATAATACGGAAGTGAAGTGTGGATGTGACGAATGGTTTGGTTTTCTTCTTGTTCGGGATTTTTGATCATGCAGATTCTAGTTGGTTCATCGTATCCGGGAAATTTCATCACTCGTCCAGAGCCTGTAAACTCGGCCACTTGTGAGACAATCGCTCACCATGTCACCGAGGGTGTTGGTGATCATGAGCAGTTCATGACACGCAAACAGAAAACCATCCGAGATCTGATGTTGGCAGGATTCTAGAAAAAATGGTTTTTGTCCCTTGACATCGTCCTTCAGTATGATAGAATACACTCATGAGAACAAGCATCAAAACCATGGTTAAAACGAACACAACAACGGGCCAGCGTCACGCATCGCTGACTTTCTGGACACGCGATGAAAAGGGAAACCTACGTGGAATTTGGGTATCTGGCAGCACATTCTCGAACTCTGGAGACTCGATTCTTGGAATTCGGATGACTGGTCATCAGGGGGTTTCAAGCGAAATCTTCAATAGTCTTGACAATTCTGTCGAATTCGGCACAATCCATGGAATGGTCAAAGCACGGATTTCCGGAAATCGGATTTTTGTCAAAATTCCCCACGGAGTGGCTATGGATCACGAGCCACTTCCTGTATAATACCAACACAGCCGGACGATCTCCGGCAAAACCACTCCTCACTTCCTCGCAAGGACCTGCACTATGATCGTTCACCCCGGCATGTCTGGCTACGCTACTGGCTTTGGCTTCATTGGCAACCCGTACTTCCATGGTGACATCCACTGGCGTCTCAAGGACGGGGACACCGTAATGGAGTGCGAGAGTACTCACCCTAGGGCTATGCCTGTGCAGGAAGCGTATGACGAGCTGCGTCGTAGGTTTGACGAGGAGAATGCCGCATGGGAGTGTGAGGCGGCTCGCCTAGACGACATGTATGAGTCTGCCCGATATGAGGCGATGCTGGAGGCCGAATGGGCTCCCATCGAGCGGCTCTATGCCATTCAGGATTCCCTCTCGTAGGGTGGCCTGATTGGTTCCGCTAGGGAGGGGGCTGAAAGGCCCCTATCCTCCTGTTGTATTTTTGTTTCTTGCCGATCACGCCGCGAGCATTTTTTTAAAAAAAGGGGGGCCCTTTTTTATTTCGCATTGTTGAACAACAAAATAAATTTTGCAATCTCCGAAAAAAAACAATTAATCACACTGTTGCAGTTGACTAAAAGTGTCGATATATTATAATGAGGGTGTGAGGTATGAACGGGGCTGGTAGCTTAACGGTCAAAGCAGCGAACTCATAATTCGTTGATTGCGAGTTCGAATCTCGCCCGGCCCATTCTGGAAAATTCGAATAATCTTCTGATCAGCTCTTGACATCGTCCTTCTATCTGATATAATACACTCATGAGAACAGCCGGACGATCTCCGGCAAAACCGGCCATATAGACGGAAGCCATGTGCGACCGCGTGACCGGCGTTATCTCTCGGGACTATGGAAGACCGAGACACCTAGCAAAAGAAAATCTTCGGGAGTCGATGCCTTTGGGCTAATTTGCTGAGCTTCCCAGTCTCAAGACTTGACATGGGAATAGGCAGGCTTAAAGTCTCTATTTAGCGGACTTACCTAGCGGTCCAACAGGGCTGACGCGAAGGGTTTGGCTTAGTGGTTCGATTCCACAGTCCGCTTTCTTGCAAGACGGTTTATGGTCATTGGTTTCTCATTCTAAGAGTTGCACCGTAAGCAACATAAAGAAGCGACGTCAACAGGTTTCGGAAACTCACTGACGAAAACTTGAGTTTGTCCCGTAGAATTGTTTGGTTCAGCAGGTTCAGTTCTTCAACGTTGTAAGAAATGAGAACCGCCGGTTTCGAAGAAATAAAGTGTCACGTCCGAACGGTCAACAGCCGATTCCTCCAGCGATTGGAGTGGACCTAGGGGGAAACCTGTGAACACGCCGAACGCCATAATTATTTTGTTTCCAGCTCTTGACAATCAAAATGAGTCTGCTATAATCTGTGAACAAGGCCCCATAGTTGTACGGTTATGACGCCGCACTTTCACTGCGGAGGAGTGGGATCGTCCCCCACTGGGGTCAATACTGATCAGATCAATCTCAATTGATCAGGTCTGTCATCTCTGTGATGTAAGGCAAACATGCCCGCACTCAGTATTCGTCCTGAGAAAACGAAGAAAAGCAGGGAAATGAGGGTTTCGAAGTCCCTCCAGAGATCTTTAAAAAAGCCAGCCTATTACATTGGTTCGAATCCAATACGTTAGAACGATATATCGTTCGTCGCAAGATGACCGGATGATTCCGGTTGGGCGTTCGTCTAGTGGTCAGGACGATAGGCATTTTTTTAAAAAAAAGGGGGGGGCCTTTTTTATTTCGAGTTATTTAACGTTAACGATTCACGATAAAAATAAATAAAAAATTCCCTGACCAGCTCTTGACATTCAATTGCCTTGTGATACAATACACACATGAGAACAATCAAAGTGCATTTTTCAAATGGTTACCATCTGTTCACCAACATCAATGGTACGAACGATCACATACTCGCGTATTACATTGGGAAAGAATTCAATCTTGGTAATGGTGAGCATGATCTGATGGCAGTGGCCACAAAAGTTGAGTTTGTCGATTGACTTTCCTTTTACTGATGGTATAATCACCCTATGAAAACAAAACCGACAACAGAATCAAAAGCTAACAAAATTAATTTTTCAATGGTGTTCGTCCCTCCTGAAAAGGACTCTATTGAATACGGATCGGAACTGACAGAATACAACGAAGCTAGAGAGTGGCTGGATCAATTTTACCCGTGTACGCAGCGGACAATTGCAACGGGGCGGAAAATCCTGCTGATTGTCGGGACGGAATCATACGTTGAAGAAGTATGGTCAATGAAAAAAAACAACTATCAAGGTGTCTGTTATCTAGAGTGGATACTGTAACACCCTGTGTTTCCTGAGCAGGGTCTTGACTTTCCTTTTACTGATGGTATAATTCAGCCATGACTATAACACACGCCGAAACAAGATACTACCAAACGCCACCAGAAGAAAAAACGGTACAGCAATGTGCCTCACATGGTGATGATCATGCCGCCTATGGCTGGAGCAAACAGATCGACCCACGTTGGTCTGAAGAACAGATTGCCGCATATCGAGAGGCTTATGCGAAAGGTATTGAGGCCAAGAAGTCTAGAAGTCTAGAATTCTAGACCATAAATAACCCGGCGTCAGTCGGGTGACACACAGGGGGCTTTAGGCCTAGGGCCATCACGGTTAAATCTCGAACTGTCGCGGCGGAACGAGCACCTAGCACGGGGAAACCCTAATACCCTGTGTTTCTTTCAGAAACACTATGCCCACTTAGTTTATGCCAGCGAAAACACAAGAGCGGACTCGGAAGCACGGATCGATACGTGTGGAAGGCGACAGCCTAATTACCTGTCAGCAAACCAATCTTGAAAATGGGGTGCGAAGCCCTGAGTGGGAGCTTATGAATTAGCTAAACCATGCGATTCGCCCGAAATGGCGGCGGCATTCGCACAATAAAAAAAAGGGGGGGCCCTTTTTTTTGCAATTGCAACGCGAACAAAGGATTTTAAATATATAAAAATAAATAAAAAAATCCCTCAAAAATCTGGAGAATGATCTTGACAGTGGTTTTTTAAAATAACTTTCAAAATTATACGGTATCACTTGACAATCACAATGAGCATGGTATAATTCACATGTGGAGTTTGTGTTCATTCAACCAATCGAGAGAATTATGAAATATTCACCTGCCAACGTCAAAATCAAAGCACTTGCCAACGTTCCCGCAATTGCGAAGTATCTTCCCAAAGGCAAGAAAGTTTACAGTTTTGATATTCTTTCTGGACATTCTTGTCCGTTTGCGAATGAGTGCCTTTCCAAGGTGGTCGAGACTCCATCGGGTTTCCGCATTCAAGACGGTCCAAACACAGAATTCCGTTGTTTTTCTGCTTCTCAGGAAGTCATTTTCACAAATGTGAGAAAGCTACGTTCTTCGAATTTTTCAGAATTGAAGGGATTGACATCGGCGGAAATGGCCGCTAAGCTTTCCGAAGCCATGCCAAAAAATCTTGGCGTTTGTCGCGTTCACGTTGCCGGTGACTTTTTCAACCAGAATTATTTCAACGCATGGTTGACTGTTGCTGTTGCGAATCCTGACAAATTGTTTTACGCATACACGAAAAGTCTACCATATTGGGTTAATATGATCGGTATGATTCCAGAGAATTTTGTGCTGACCGCTTCTCGCGGCGGACGAAAAGACGATATGATCGAGACTTACAATCTTCGCTCTGTCAAGGTGGTTTTTCATCCATCCGAAACAATTCTCGAAATCGACCATACGGACGAACACGCTGCAAACCCTGACACTCGAAATCAGGATTTTGCCCTTTTGATCCACGGAGTTCAACCGAAGGGTTCCGCAGCAGGAAACGCGGTAAAAATCCTAAAATCCGAAAATGTCCAGTTTTCCTATTCTTGATGGTACGGTTTTTCTCATGGTTTTTAAATAGGGTCGCAAGAATGACGCAGTTTCTTGTTATGGTGTTTTTCTTTGTTATCGTTCAATCAGTCTCTGAAAAATGGTCAAAGGAATAATTATGCCCGTTTCAATTGCCAAAAAGCCCTTTGCGGAAAATAGCCGCCAGATTTTGGAACTGGATTATATAAATCCCGAAAAAAAGGTTCGGGTATACCGTAATTTGCACAAAAAATGTTTGAGTGTAAAACAGGACGGTATTGTAAGGTGTCACGCAAGCTATGTTTCTTTGAAGGATTGTAGTTTTATTGTAAACGCGGCGGGACAAAACCGCGTTCGGACAGAAAAACGAAAAAATGTTCATAGTTACATTGAGGGTCTTATAATAGACTCAAAAGAATATAAGAACAATCTGCCCTATGAATGGCAACCCTTATATTATAACCCTTATAAAACTGATCATTGGGTCGAGGTTGAATCGGGAAAATATGTAGCGTTTGCACGATTGGTCGAGCTGAATACGATTTCCGTTATAGGTTTCGATATAGTTTATAAATAGGTTTATTTCGAAGCTTCGCACAAAATTCAACGCCGAAAGGGTTCACAAAAAATAAAAAAGGGGGGGCCCTTTTTTTTGTGCAACAATTTGCCGCCCGTCGTTTTAAAAAAAAATGTCAGAAAAAATAAAGTCGAACGCTTGACATTGACGATACATACTGTATACTACACGTATGGAGACTACGATGAAAATTGATGTTTGTTGCAAATGGTGTGAAAAATCCTACGAACTGGAAGTGCCCGACAAGGGTTTCCGTCTTTGGAAAAAAGGAGAATTGATTCAAGATGCGATGCCAGAACTTTCTGCCGATGAGCGAGAACTTCTCATTTCTGGGACTTGCGGAAAATGTTGGAATGTGATGTTTGGCATTTCTGAAAATGATGATCGAAAATAATTCGGGATGAGTGTTGACAACGGTGAATTTTGTGGTATAATTATCGAAGTGAGTTGGTTACAGTTTTTTTCTTTGATAGGGTTTTCAAGATGAGCAATGTACAGGTTTCCGAAGTTTGTGGTTCAGTCAACGCAGCTTTCAACTTCAGTGTTGACAAGTTTCCATTGTTTGGGCCAGAGAACATGAGAACTGATCAGTACGGTCTTTTTCGTAGTGACACTGGTTACATCAAAGGAGTGAAGTCCGTTTCTCCACGTTACGTGCCTCACACGACTGACGATGTTTGTGCTCTGGTGGAAGCCGCGAGCGATGCCTTCGAAGGTGAAGTTGAGTGCAAGACTCATTGGAGTCAGGGTCACTACGTAAGTGTGGCTCCGAGTCGTGACCTGCGAAAGTCAATTTTTGGAAGTGCTGACAACATCTTTCCTCGAATTGTTATTCGTGCGGGTTATGATGGACAGGCGTTCTCTGGCACAATGGGGTACTATCGTGACGCTTGTAGAAATCTGGCGATCATGCGTCAGGTTTCCGGAACGAGCGTTTCGATTCGTCACACAAGTGGTTTGCGTAGTTCGATGGACGAATTGATCTCGACGTTTGGCAAGCTGTCTCTGGGATGGGAAAAGCTTGTTGAGATTGCGGTTGAAATGCAAAGCCGCGAAGTTCGAATGGTGGAATTTTTGGATCAGATCTACGGTCGTCCCAGCGATGATCAGTTGACGCTGAGTGCTTCGGGTCTTGCTGTTCGAGCGGTCACGGTTCACAAAAACCGTACTGAATCGATTTGGAATCGTCTGAATCGTGAACGTGTTGCGACTGGTCGTCCTTCACTTGTTGGCGATAAAGTTTCCGTGTGGGAAGCTTACAACGCTATTCAAGGCTTTGTTCAGCACGATGCACAAAGCAAAGAAGGGTTCAAGAGCGAATTCGCTAGAATTCTTCGGGCGTCAAACGACACTTCTGTTCGTCAAGCGGAATCGCTGGCTCTGTCATTGATCGCAGC